TTAGCACTTCATCCGCACTAACTAATGTAATTTCAATAAAATCTGTCATGCGTCATCTTCCCTGCTTTTAATGACTAGAATCTTTTCTTGTTTTAGGTAAGTTGTAAAGATTTTAGCCAGATGCTTATTGACTGCATCCTTCCAAACTTGACTGAGAGGCTCTAGCCCCTTGGGGTTGCCCCGCTGAGCGTTATAAGCAACTGCTTGAGCCAACTTTACCAAGTCTTGAGAATGAACAACAAGGTGGTAATTGCCCGTTTCTTCATGTTCTGCAAGGTTATTAATTTCTTCTCTAGAGTAAACTTTCATCTCAAGTCCTTATTTTTGTTGGCTTTTGTTTTAATTTTATTTTTCACTTCAGCCCACTTGGCAGCAGAAATCCTCATCTCCCTTTCAGATAGGCCCACCACGTCCCATTTGCCGTCTACACTAGACAGAGATACTCTTCCAAACTTAAGGATTTCATCTCCTTCTGTCAATACAAATATAGCCATCTTTGTCAAAGAGACAATTAAGCCAACTTGTGTCTTATCTTCTTCATTTGCCATCTCGATAGTGTCGCCTAGCTCAGCCCCTATAAGCTGTAGCTCGTCATGCGCCCATGGCGTTGCTGATGTGTCTAAGTTCATAAATTCCTCTCACGGAGCTGGTTCAAATTTCCAAAGTGGTTTGTTGCTTGAGCTGTTGTAAATTAAAATTTTTTTGTAGTACCAACCATCGGGGCGTTCCACCCTAAGATTGTCAATATATTCTGCTGAATAGCCATCTAGTTCGTCTGCTTTTCTCAAAGCCTCAATCACTTCATCTCTTGATGGCATAGAAGACATCATTGCGTCTGCCCTGTAGTCATCCTGACCATCTACCCAATAAGCAGGAATCATTAGCTTATAGCGATGTGGCTGTGAAAAGCTCATAACTGACCTCACCAAATCTTTAATTGGTTTAAAGCATCTATAAACTTTTTACTAGTCATTTTTGTAACACACTCTGCAAGCTCCATTTTGCGAGGACAGTTTGCAAAATTCCAGTAATTTAGTGACCAGTCTGACTCACAAAAACCGCAGGCAATATTGGGAGTAATTGAAATGGTGGGAACTCGTCCTCTGTATGGAATCCGGAGCTCAGGTTTAATAGTCGTAAATCCGCAAACAACGGGAGTTTGGGTTGTCCAAGCAATGTGCATAGGGCCGCCGTCCATTCCCACGATGGCTTTAGACTGATTCATAATAGTTGCAAGCTCCCTAAAAGACGTATCGTCTCTTAAGTCTACTCCAAAGCCCGGATACTCAAAATCACTTACAGCGAGACTGCTTTTCCAAATAGAAATAGCTCCTCTTTTGCCTACGTATACAGGAGTTAGCCCTTTTGAATAAACATATTCGGCAATTTTAGTAATTTCGTCTGATAGAATTGTACGCTGCTTGTCTCTGTAAGTAGTAATAATAATTACAGATTTACTAAAATCTACGCCGTAACGGCTTACGTCCGTTGGTAAAAGCGGAACGTACTGGGCGTCGATGTCATCTAGTACGCGCCCCAGTAAACCAATAGAGGCGTATTGGGTCAGTTTCATGCGAGACGGAGTTAGCTTACAAACATGGTTACCAACTCCGAGCATATTTAAATGCCTAATTGAATATCCCTTAGGGTACTGAGCCGTAACTTCGGTAAATTTACTTTCAGGAATAAAATGAAAAAAATCTTTAAAATCCGGATAAACTCCTACAAGGTAATCGTCCGTTCTTTTGTGAAAATTTTCGGTAGCGTATTTTAAAGAAGGAGCGGCAGCTATTAGATCACCCACTGCAGCAGAGTTCAAACAATATACGACTTTATCTGCAATCATCTTAAATGTCCTTATAAACAATGTCTTCGGTTATCGTCTCATAAACACTATATCTTGACTTAGCATACTGTTTAAAAATATCAAAGAACTTTTCGCTATCGCTATTCCAAACCCCATAGCCAGCGGTTGTAATGTCGATAAAGATTAGTTTCTTGCCTTTTTTATACCGAAGGCCACGGCCAATAACCTGCCGAGTTAAGGCTTCTGCCGAGTTTTGAACACAACTAATCATAAAGTCAACGTCGGGCAAGTCGATACCTTCTCCCAACAGACTGCTATTAGACACTAGGAGATTCGTCTTACCATCTTTAAATTGATAAAAAGGATTGCGGTATCCGCTATGAGCAGGCTCGCAGGCGACCCCCATTTCAGACGCATACTCACAAAACTCGGCTGACGGCTCGACTGTCTTAAACAACACTAAGACCTTAAGTCCCTTGTTTAGTCCGCTCTTAACTAGGTTAAGCACCGTATGGAGCGACTTTTCGTGAGTAGAAAGCATCTTGTAGGCTGTCTGCTGATGAGTCGTCTCTCTAATGCGGCCTAAACCAGTAATCGTTAGGCAGGTAATGGCTACGGGGCAAAGGAACTCATTGTCAATTGCCCACTTACTGTCTTTTTGAAAGACAATAGGCCCGACAATCCCATGGAAGCCAAGTTCCAAGTTGTCTGCTCTGACTGGAGTTGCCGTAAAGCCATAGATATACTTGGCTCGACTTCCAAAGATAGCCAATTCTTTATACATGTTAGAAGAGGAGTGGTGAGCTTCGTCAATAATAATAGCATCAAAGATGTCTGAGTAGTTACGGCCACTGTTGACAGTGGCAATAGCAACATCAACACCCTCTTTGAATTTGTGCTTGCCACCGATGCCGCAGCTCTTGGGGGCAATCTGTTTAATGTCTTTAAGCATCTGAGAGATAAGTTCGATAGTAGGGACAACAATGAGGACTCTGAGGCCACGCTCGACGAGGGCACGACTCAGTAGGCTGATACACATTGACTTGCCTGTTCCTGTCGGCAAAACAATACAGCCCCTCTTATAGCCAAGAGCAGTCTTGACGGCTTCAGCCTGATAGTCTCTTGGAACTTTAGGACCTACGGGAGACAGATTGAGTTCTCTATCTTTTTCTTTATGGCCTTCCATGTTAGGAACGAGCCACCAGAACCCAGGGGGTACACTGAGAGTCCCATCATCATTTTCGCCGTAATATTCTACTTTAGTCTCTAGTTCTAGTTGGGCAAGCTCAAGCTTAATCTTGATGGCGTGCTTTTCGTTGTAGGGCTTTTGACGCTTAAGGAGCTTAATTTTTGAAATTACACCCTTATTTTCAACTGTTAGGAGATTTCTAACAGTTGCGAGTACGTCTGAAGTGCCTGACAGAGTGATTTCATTGTTCTTATACTCGCCCCTAAGGCCGCGTATGGGTTCAAAAGTATTATCTTTAGCCATAAGTTCTCCGTTTTGTTATCTATAACAAAGACAAATGTGTGAGTCAATGTTAAAATACAACGAGTATGTCATAGGGGTTAAGACATGGGACTCAAAGTCTTTGGATTGGGCGCAGTACAATCAGTCGATAAACAAGGCGAACTGATTGAAATTGCTAATATTGATACATCCAATCTACGCATGATTACAGACGAACACAACTCCGACCAAAAGGGAGCTTGGTGTATTGTTGGCGGAATTACTGCCCACAAAAAGATTATGTCTGAAAAAGACTGCGAGACTCCCCGCCAGAAGAAATGTTGGGACTTAGTCAAAGTTCCTTACCTTTATGTCGAAGGAGAACTTGCCGATGGACACCCAAATGCTGATGCTGCTGCTGCTCTTATTAGGTATACTGCCGCTAATCCTGATTTACCCCTAAGAATTGGGATGTCAATTGAAGGTCTTATCCTAAAGCGTGGCGGACCGGAAGGTTCAGCAGAACACAAAGTCATCAAGCAGTCTTCGGCAGATGCTATTGCTATTACGGCTAAACCCTGCAACCCACAGGCTCAGATGTTCCCCATGAATGACCTCATGAAGTCATCTGCAGAGCCGCCCCCCGCTGAGTATCTACAAAAGTTTATGAAATCCGAGAGCGCAACTCAGTCTTTTAAGCACCGTCCAGAGATTCGCCTCAAACAAAAGCTCGAAGAGTTGAAAAAGTCTTTGGAAGATGTTTTAAAGGGTGGAGTGTGTTCTGTTAAGTGCTGGAACTGCGGCGACACTGAGAGAATGTTCAAAGCGTCGCGCGAGTGGAGTAATCGCTGCAAGAAGTGCGGAGATGCTCGAAGTATGCAAGATATCTGGAAAGCTTTAAACCAATAAGAGGTTGATATGCCAAACATTTTTTCTGATAACGGCGTGGGTGGATTAAAATTAGATTACGGCGAAGCGACAAAAGTTGCTTTGGCCGCCGCTACAGAGCTTGCGCCAGCAATGTTAATTACATTGGCAGATCAGTCTCATAAAATTATTTTTCACAACGACTCGGATCAAGAAGTACAAGTTTTAATTGCAAATCCTTCTAGCTTAGAAGGAGCTTGGCAAAAAATACTTTGTCTTGCCCCCGGACAAAGCTTACCGATTGAAAACTATGCTGGGCCTATGTGTTTATTTCCGCCTCGCACCAAGTTTGCGGCGTATTCATTGGCCACTCACATAGGAATTGGCAACCCAGATGGAAAGTGTAGAGTTTACTGCTGGTTAGCGTAAATATCTAGGGGGCTTGAAGCCCCCTTTTTTTTATTTCTTAACAAGTCTCGCCACTTCATGAACAATAACATTAAAGACAGTTGTCTGCCTTTCGTCAGCCAGCTCAACTAGATAATTAAGAATTAAGTCAAGAGTTTTTTGCGCTAATTGCTTGTTAAGGGCTGCCTCATCAATTCCCTTGACTGTCAATTCTCCTGTGGGTGTTCCTACGGCGGATTTTGAAGAAGACTTAATCTTTGATGGTTTTTTGGTTGTTACGTGTGATTTATTATTAAGTACGAACACATCGGGCTTAGGGGTAGATTTAGCCACAGATACTTTCTTTTTATTAGACTTTTTGGTAGGAGCAAACTGCGCTCTAATAGAGTTCAAGATAGGGGTATTACTGTCTTGTGTTTGCTCTGGTTCTTCATGTGCCCTAAGAGCAGCTTGAGCTTCTTCTAAAGAACTAAACCGTCCCAAGTAGACCGTCTTAGAATCTTTGTAAGTTCTAACCAAATACTTGCGCTCAGTCTTGCTATAAGAAATACCGTTAATGCCAATTTTCATAACTTCTCCTTTTTAATAAAATCTCTTAACTCTGGATTCCACTCACCAAGCATTCCATCTTCTGCAAAACGTCTATTATTAGTTACAGGGTCTCCTGCGTGTAAATGAGACAGTTCTAAGCTGTCTAGCTTATGGACGGCCAGATTGAACATACTGGGCGCATACGTAGACCGCCCGTCTACGTACCTAAAGGCCATCCACATAGTGTCCTGAATGATTTGTTTTAAAACTTCATTCTCCTCTTTGAGTTTTTTCATCGTCACGAGAAACCTCTCTGTCATTAATCGTCATAAGCAGCATTAATGAAGATACCAAAATAACCCCCAACATTGCAAGAAGAATATTTTGCATGACTTGTCCTCCTTATACCCTTCTATTCGGAAATTGCTTGAGAAACTTTAGTCATTATTGTAAAATAATCCTATATCGTTCTACCTAAATTTCCCTAAGAGGGCGAAATGGCTGAAATTTTACATAAAGACCTAATCGGCGAAGACATTCACGAATTGCGTATTACAATTGGGTCAACCGCCCCCTCTTCCGTTCCACTGTTTGTGGGACAAGGGTATTATGATATTGTCGCTAAAAAGCTTTATATATCCCAGGGAACGTCTACCGTTGCAGATTGGGTCACAACTGAAATCCCAGCATTTGTAAATCTCATAGACACTCGAACCGTTTCGTGGACTTCCACCGTTATTGGGAGTCAAATCGCATATAGAGCAAACGTTGAAGAGGCTGAGTTAATATTGACCTCTTCAAATGTTACGGATTTCGCCACCGCCGTTTTAACAATTCCTCAAATTGTTTCTCTTTTGGCCGACCAGCATACTCGTTTAGTTATGAGAACCGGGGCAGAACCTCAGCCAAGCGTTTGGAATCCATCTTTTTTTAATGGTCTGGAGTTAGATGCCGATTCTCAAAAAATTAAATTATCGCAAAATTTATCTGACACCGGAAATCCAACTTTTGACGAAATCACGTTAACCGTCAAAACAAAAACACCGATTTTAACGCTTACCCCGGGCGGCACTCCTACTTCCGCTTCGCTCTATCTAGATCCCGTAAAAGGTATGGTTTCAAGTGGGTACGCCGGCTCTACGTCTAGTTTTGTTTTGGAAAATGAATTAGGCGCGACCGTTCTTTCTAATCCAATCGGCACCGATCAGCTGGTGGTGCCTTCTCTGGGAGCCGGAATTAACACTCCCGGAGTTGTACACACAAATAGTAATGGATTACTTAGCTCTTCAAAAATAATTGATGTCGATGTGGGAGTTAATGCCGCCATTCAGGGAACAAAAATTATCCCTGACTTTGGTTCACAGAACGTTCAGACAACCGGCGCCCTTTTTGTTGATACAATCGAGTCGGATACCGATGATATTAGTGTTTTGGCGGGCAACACAAATAAAAACATTTCAATTGGTACGGGTATTGGATACAATACAATTACAATCGGTGGACTTAATTCTACCGTAAATATCTCGGGAGCCACATATACAACCCCGGTTGAATATGTCTCCGAAGATAAAAATATTGTTGTAAATTTCAACGCTTCTGGACAAGATTCTCAGGAATCTGGACTGTACGTTCAAGAAGAATATGCCGGTGCGCATATTGATTTGTTAGATGCTATTTGGCAATCTGGAAATACAGTTAGATATATAGTCGATGGTGCCGGAAGTGGCGTTGATGGATTAGCTGCTGGCGAATATATTCGCGTGACAAATTTTTTAAATAACCAAAACAACGGTACTTTTAAGGTAACTACGGTCAACGTTGGTTATGTGGACGTAGTTAACCCTCAAAGAACAAACGCTTCTTTGGATGAAACGGGCGTTTCTGGAGCAAGTGGCGCTCGTTTGTTATTAAATGGATATGTTCACGTTGGCGCTACGCGCATGAGTTGGGAGGTTAGGGCACCTGCTCATTCAGGCATAATTGATTTAAAGCCACAAGCTTTGGCAAAAACCCTGCTTTTAACCAGCGAATCGACAGATAATGTAACAGTTAAGTTTAATACGAACTTAACTATTGATCAGGATTTGCAAAAAACATCGTCGGCTGAGTTTTCAAATTTAAAGCTTTCTAGCTTTGGAACCGGCATAGTGCGATCAGATGTTGACGGACAGCTATCATCTTCTTTAATTCAAAATTCAGACATTGACGGCGCTGCCGGAATTTCAGGAACAAAAATTATCCCTAACTTTGGTTCACAGAACATTCAGACAACCGGAGACTTATCGGCTGGTTCTGTAAAAATTACAGGATTTGAACCAATTTCTGGAGCAAATCTTTTTAAATCAACAACAAATGGTTTGGTTTTAAGGGGAATTGCGGGCACAGCTGCATCATTTAAACTAATTAGCGAACTCGGAGTAAATTTAGTAACAATTACCGATAACGGAACTGTTACTTTTCATGAACTAACAAATGGAATCGTGAAGGCTTCTGCCGCTGGAGTTTTAAGTTCAAGTTTAATAACAGACGCTGACGTTGGTGCCGCCGCGAACATACAGGGTAGCAAAATTCAGGAAGCCAGTACCACTGAGCCTGGAATAGTTACAATATCTTCTCAGTCTTTTTCGGGGAACAAGACATTTACAGGAAATGTTGCTGTTTCCGGTTTATCTACGGTCGGTGTTGTTCATAATGATGTCGCCGGCTTGCTTTCAACGTCTCTAATTATGGATGCTGATGTTAACCCATCTGCGGCAATTTCTGCCTTCAAAATTTCAATTCAACCGGGCGGAAACATCACGTCAATAGACGCTCAGGCTGCAATCGATGAGCTAGATGAGAAAAAAGTCGCAAAAACGGGCGACAGTATGTCCGGATCTTTAACTTTTTCAAGCGGATTTGGCATAGAATCAACAGCGCCGTCCGCTGCACTAAATGTCGGAGCAACCTCAAATACGTCTGTTTTGAATCTTGGAACAGGCAGCTCTACCAAAACTATTAACTTGGGTACTGGCTCGGGCGCAACAACAATTAATATTGGTGGCTCTGGCGATACTATTAATATTGTTGGAACCTTAAATAGCGTTAATGTTACCGATATGGAGGTTACCGACAAAAATATTACCCTCAATAAACAAGGTGCATCCTCTTCTGGAGACGGAGCTGGTCTTGGTATTGAGGAAAATGCAAGTATTGTCGGCTATGCAAAAATTGGTAATAGCAGAACTAGTTGGGAATTTAAGGCTCCCGCAGGTTCTGGCAACATTAGGTTAACTCCCTCCACCGAAGCTTATGCCGCAGAGTTTAAAATTCCTAGCCTGACCTCTTCGGTTGTTTATAGCTTTCCCGCAATTACAGAAACTTTGGTGGGCAGAAGCACAACGGACAATCTTTCTAATAAAACGTTGTTTAATCCAATTATTGATCAGATCACGCCCTATAACGTCGACAAAACAATTGCGATTAGTAGTACCGCTGCTTTAAAAATTCCAGTTGGTACAAACACAGAACGGTCTGCCTTTACGGCGACAGACGGAATGGTAAGATACAACTCAACGGATTCTTTTTATGAGGGGTATTCCGACGGAAATTGGTCTTCATTGAGTGCTATCAAGATTCTTACAATTTCTTCCGCTACCGTTTTGTCCAAACAAACTAAATATTTAGCTAATACTTTTGCAGGCTCTTTTTCTGTTACTCTTCCCCTCGGCAGCGCAAACTCTAGAATTGAGATTAAAGACGCTAACTTTACCTGGCAAACAAACAACCTAACGATCATTCCAGCCTCTGGACAAAGAATCCATAATCTAGCTATTAACGAACCCCTCGTGTGCGATGTTAATGGCGGTTGGGTTGGTTTGGACTGGGATTCTGTAAATTCTCGGTGGGTTTTAGCCACAAGCGCAATTGTAGACCTAAACGATACGTATGCGACTGAACTATACGCAGGGGTTGTTAGTACAGGAACTCAAACGTTTTCGGGCACAAAAACATTTAGTGACGGAATTGTATTAAAAACTAACGCAACGCCTGCAATTGCTCCGGCAGACGGGATTCAGGTTTATGCTAAAGCAGACAGTAAACTTTACACCTTAAACTCATCGGGCACCGAACAAGCCGTTGGTTCGGGCGGTTCAGTTTTATCGATTACGCAAGCATCCCACGGATTTACTTCGGCTGATGTTGGTCGTCCGTTGTATCTTAACGGTTCCGCATATGCATTTGCAAAAGCCGATATTGAGGCTACTGCCGAAGTTTCTGCGCTTATTAGCAGGGTAATCGATTCAAATAAGTTCGAGGTTTGTCTCGGCGGCGAAGTATCGTCGGTTGGAGCTAACCTTATTGTTGGCGGCGGGTTTCTCACGCCCGGAGAAGTGTATTTCCTCTCCGCATCCGAAGCTGGTAAAATTTCAACCACTCCACCTTCCGTTGTGGGTCAAATTTCCAAGCCCGTTGGTATTGCCCGTACTACGACTGCGCTTGATTTCTTCAATATGACCGGTTCTACAATTGGTGGAACAAATGCATATACGCAGATTGGTCTTACCAATAACGCAGTTACGACTATTCAGAATGCTTCGGCATATGATAATGTAGAGTTGACTGGTTGGGTTTATATTAACGCAACTACCCCGCTGCGTTTTGGTATCAAAGTTCAGGTTACTAAGAATGGTGCTGGAACAAACTATCTTGTCAGTAACCAAACTACGGGCGATACTCCGCCACTTGGGTTTGACGTTGACGCCACAGCGGCTGGTCTTGTTCAGATTACTTTACCTTCGATTGCGGGATTTACGTCTGCGGTTGTGCAGTTTAGCTTGAATGGACCTGCGGTTGGTGCGAGTTTGCCGTTGCAGATTGAGTCAACAAACGTAAGTTTTAGTACAGTTCAGGCTAAAGATACAAATGGTATCGCTTTCCGAAATTCAGCTGGTACAGGAATTGGTTCCCTAACGAATGCGGGATATCTATTAACACCAAATATTCCCGCATTTTATGCGTGGCAAACAGGGGGGATAGCTAGCACACTAACCGGTGCATTTGGTACTATTGCCCCTAAATTTGGAAACACTAGATTAAATGTAAATGGCTGCTATGACACATCAACTGGTCGTTTTACCGCTCCTGTATCCGGGATATACGAATTTCATTTTGGTATAACTCATCGATATTCTTCTGCAGCTGGTCAACTTGAGCCTACTTTTTATTTAAATGGATCGAATATTTCACCTCGTGGTTGTGCCTATAGTTGGGTAACCCAAAGTAATGATCATGATTGGGTGCTTGCACATATGATGTTATCGCTAACTGCGGGTCAGTATGTGCAATGCGGAATACATGCGTGTGCCGCAGGTGTTGATTATTATTACGGAGAAAATTTAGGGTATTTTTCAGGCAAACTAATAGGTTAACGGAGAAAAACATGGCAAAAGTACCATTAATACAAAGCAGTTACCCTGTTTTTCCTGAACGCCCTTCTTTTTTTATAGGGTGGCCTGGGGCAATGTCTTTAACAGGAACCGCTGCTCTTCCTCCTACAGGAGGAACGGTAAAATTTAATAATGGCTCTCATTTTAATACGTCAACAATGCGATTTACTTGCCCTGTTGCTGGACTGTATTTAATAGGTGCAAGCTATTTGCGACAAAATGCAAACAATGTTGTAGTTCGTATGAATGCTTATAAAAACGGAACTAATGAAAACCAACAGCTGCGCTCTACCGAAGCATATACTGGTTTTAATTATACAGCCGGACAATGGTGGTTATTAAAAGCAAATGTTGGCGATATTTTAGATGTTAGGATTTCGGCAGATGCTGCAACCTCGTTGTACGCGGACGGAGGAAACGGTGAATATAATTGGATTTGTGGATATTTAGTGGGGTAACATATGTCATCATCAGTAATTAAACAGCAATCTTCGGGTATTGCGACAGAAACGCAAAGTGGACTGGTTAGCACAGGGACACAATCGTTTGCGGGTAATAAGACTTTTAGTGGCACAACTATTGCATTTACTGGTACAGCAGTAAACGTTAGCGGAAACGTGTTTACTCCGAATAGACCAATGTTTAGTGGTTCATTCTCAACATACACATCGAACACTTCTAATTATAATCCCAACCTAGTGACTTCTTTTAATGTTGGATTTGCTGTAAATGCTGGGCAATCTAGGATTACGGTTCCGGTTGCAGGAAAATATTTTATTCAGGCTCAACAGCTTGTAGACACCGTTGGAACAGCTGTTTATTTACATATAAGGAAAAACTCAAACACAGTAAGATATGCGTATAGCAATAATGACAATACATACGACATGAACGTGTCTGCTATGGTAGATTGCGCAGCAAACGATTATATTGATTTTTATTATTCCGGAACGACAACATATTCGTGGGCAGAACCTCACACTGGTGTTATTTGCTATTTAATAGGATAAAAAGGAGAATAATATGCAGGACATAACAATAAACCTCACGGAAACCGAGCTCAAAGCGTTGAGTGTGGCGGCTCTTTCGCCCCAAGAGTGGGCTAAAAACGCCGTCAAGAGCCGTGCCCAAATCGCAATTGATGAAATTGTTCAATTGTGTGTCGCAAAATGTCTTGAAACTCAAACACAAATCCCAAATTCAAAAGAGGAAATGGTTGATCTTGCCATTTTAAATGGCTGGGTTGTAATTGCTGCAGTTGTTCAATCACCTGCTCCGGAATAATATTTATGCCATTAGTAACTGTACAAATTAGTGAACTAGATGAAGAAGCTATGAGAGTTGTGTGTGAATCATCACAAGCATGGCTGGCAAATACATTTAAAGAAAGAGCTCAAATAGCAATTCAACAAATTGTTGCAGTTTGCCAAGCAAAATGTTTAGAACAAGGCGTGCAGATTCCAGCAACTCAGCAAGAAATGGTCACCTTAGCAATCAAAAATAATTGGGTTAAAACTGCATCTCCGGCAAAAACATAATTGTGATACAATTAAATATTACTGGCGCAAGCCACTTATAAGTTTTAGCCTCGGCTAAAAATAACTAAAGGCACAGCATGAGCAGCGCTGTTATATTTAATGGCGATTATGTTAAATCGCTTAAATCTAAAATTAAATTGGGCGAAGCCGCCTATATTGAAACTGGATCGGCTGATCCAACAACATTATTTATCACGGCTCCACTTGGATCTCTTTACCTAAGATCAAACGGTTCTTTATATGTAAAATTTGGCTCTAATGCTTCCGATTGGGCACCTACTGCTTTATCAAATGTTGGCGGCACATTAACAAATACTGCACTATTAGATAGTTCTGTTTATTTTGTTAATGACACAGATAATACTAAAAAATTATATTTTCAACTATCTGGCATCACCACCGGTGTTTCTAGAACACTAACAATTCCAAATACAAACGGAACTATAGCTCTTGGTTCTGGCACTACAAACCATGTTGCCTATTGGAGCTCTGGAGCATTAACTAGCGAAGCTCAATTAGCTTCTACTCGCGGTGGTACTGGAGTCGATAACGCAGGTTCTTTTACTTACGGTAGTAATAACATTACGTTAACTACTACAGGCGTTACTAGCATTACATTACCAACTTCTGGTACGCTAGCGACACTAGCTGGTTCTGAAGCCTTAACTAACAAAACCATTGATTCTTCATCAATTGGTGCAACAACAGCAAGCTCTGGTGCATTTACATTCCTATCTGTAAAAGGTACTGGAGTTGCAGGGACAGCGTATGTTGATTTTAAACAAGAGTCTTCAGCGCCATCCTCTCCGTCTTCTGGTTTTGCCAGAATGTTTTTTACTACTGATATATTCAGCGTCATAAATAACGCCGGAAGGGTTTTCTCCGTCAATTATTCAAATTTATCTACTAATCATTCATTATCCGCACCAGATAGAACATCTACTATAGCAACTCTAGATGGCGACCAAACATTTACTGGAAATATTGCAATCGATTCTGCCGGTTCAATTAGGTTTAATGAATTGCCAGCAAATGGTTCGAATTACGTTGCACTAAAAAGCCCAGTAAATATTGCATCTAATGTTACATGGACTTTACCAGCAGCAGAAGGTTCAAGCGGTCAATTTTTAAGCACAGATGGTCTTGGAACATTAAGCTGGGCAAGTGTTCCATTAGCAACCGCCTCTGTGGATGGATTAGTTAGCACTACTACGCAGACATTTGCAGGAACAAAAACATTTTCTGCAGTTTCTTCTGGTGGTTATGGACTAACATCTTCTGCAATTAATGCTCAAACAAATTCTTATACTCTGCAATCTACTGATAATGGAAAAATTATTACTGTTAACAATGGTGGTGGAACTACAATTATAGTTCCCGCAGGACTTGGATTAGGGTTTAACTGTTCTGTTATTCAAATTGGTTCTGGACAAGTAACTATTGCAGCAAGTAGCACAACATTAAATTCATCTAGTGGATTGAAAATTGCTGCTCAACATGGAGCAGTTTCAATTATTAGTTATTCAACAGATGTTTATAACGTCTCAGGCAATACGGTGGTGTAAAAAATGTTTGCTCTTCCGAGCCTTCGGGCTTTATCTAAAAAACCGCCACCACCGCCACCACCTCCAACACCAAACGTTACACCAGGTTTTGAGGGAATTTACGGCACCGCTGGTTTAACTTTGATTTATTCTGGTAATATTGACGATTCATATTTTGCTGCTACTATACCATTTACGTTCAATTTTTTTGGCACAAATTATGGAAATAATAATAATGGCGGTATTTATATTGGTAGCAATGGTTATATAACATTTGGTGTTGCCTCAAGCCAATTTTCTAGTTATTCTCCATCATCCCCAGGTCGCGCTCTGCACTTTTTATCGGCAGATCGTCGTTTATATGAGTTTCAAGCGGGAAGTATGTCGCGGTTAAAAGGTGTAGATCGATATAGAATTTATTGGCGCGGAACTTCTTACTCTAATAACGCAGACAATTTTACTGTCGAGATTATTTTTTATTCTAATAATAATATCCAATTAAATTATGGAACAGTCTCTGGTATTAGTTCAACAATTCAAGGATTGAGCAACGGCAGTTCATACACAAATACATGGTCTGTGACTTCTTCTTCCGTTAGCCTAGCTTTAGGATCAAACGCAAGCGGAACGGCATGGACTGTGTCTAATGGATATTGGGCGTAATAGAGGTTAATATGGCTACTTATACATCTAAATTTAAACCCACTCCAGTATTTATGCGAGATTTTTATTTACAATATTATGTTGTTGAATTAACTACAACAACTACGCTATCAACATTACCAGTAAATAACATCTATGTTTGTAATTCAGCTTCAGCAATTACTATAAATTTACCTACGGCTCTCAATAAAGACGGTTGCGTTTTATTTTTTAAAAACATAAATACTGGTAATGTTACAGTTGATGGATTTAGTACGCAAACTATTGATGGACAATTAACTCAAATCTTGCCACAATATTCATCATTTGAGTTAGTTGCGTATAATGGAAATTGGTTTATCAAATGACATTATTTAACTTCGTACCACCTGGAACTATTTTGCCGTATGGCGGTGCTACTGCTCCAGCCGGTTGGCTTGTTTGCGATGGTTCTGCAATAAGCAGAACAGTTTATCCTAATTTATTTTCGGCTTTAAGCACCGCATGGGGGAATGGTGATGGTTCTACCACTTTCCATTTACCAGATTTACGCGGTCGATTTATTAGAGGTCGTGACGCAGGTATAGCTCGAGATCCAGATAGAACAACCAGAGCAGCATCTAATGCGGGTGGTAATACTGGAGATGCTGTTGGCTCTGTGCAAGGAAATGCTACTGCTAAGAATGGGCTTTCTGCTTCTTCTGGTAATCAAAGCGCAGACCATTCGCATGGAGGCCAATCTGGAGGCGTTAGTGCTAACCATTATCACGGAATTAGTGGTGATGGTTATAACACATTACCCCGCGCAAATGATTATAACTGGAATAGCATGTATAATGCCGGTGGTGTCGTACCAATTGACGATTCATGGACAACTGTTCAAACAGCCCCAAACCATTCCCATGGCGGTGGCACGGGCTGGATTAGTGAGAACCACTCTCACTACACTACAACTGGTGGTATGTCAGCTAGCCATAATCACGGGATAACTGTTAATGCTGGCGACACCGAAACGCGCCCATTAAACGCAAACGTAAATTACATTATTAAAATATAGGAGGAGTCATGAAAATTATTATCAAAAAAGGCGAGCCCCTTTGGTCACCAGAAGGCTTTCATATTTTAGATCAAAATGGGTTTGCAGTAGTTTCTGATGAATTACATCAAGAAATACATATAAAAAATCCAGAAGCCGCGGAGCGCATAAAAAAATGTCTTCCAAGAGAACGTTGGGATGATATTTATTTAAATATTTTAAATAGTCAAGAACAGTTTTTAAAAGAAAAACAAGAACAGCTTGTATTATTTGAAGAATCTTTTATTAAAATCGATACACCAGCCCCCTCCGCTTCAATCAATGTAATTGAAGAATTTCAAAAATATAAATTAGAACAAAAAGAACAAGAATTGCAAGATGAAGAAAATTCAAAAAACAAAAAATAAATTGGATGAATTATGAAACTTCAAAAATTAGTAATTAAAGAAATTGCAGATATTACTCCGACTATGGAAATTGATATTTCAGAAAATTTCATTATTCAAGATAATAAAATTATTACATATAAAATTGAATCTAAGCTCTTAACAGAAGAAACAATTGATTCGGAAAATGATAAAGAAAAACAAAAATTAGAAGAAGCAAAACGTAAAAAAGAAGAAGCTTTGGAAGAGTTTAAAGAAAAACATCAAATCCGATGTGGTTCGCATTATCTTCATTCTGAACACGGAATGCTAGCTCTTCCAAAATCTCAAGAAAAATTTTTTGAAACTAATACAAGTAAATATCTCAAAAAACTTTTTGCAAATTTTTTTGAAAAAAGCGCAATTCTTGAAGATAAGTTTAAAAAATCTAAACGTGCATATCTTTTATATTCAGAGCCTGGAATGGGAAAATCTGCATTGATTCGTAATTTCTCTGAATTTGCTCTTCAAACAGAAGGCACTGCAGTAGTTTCTGTTGATGGTGATATTAATTTTAATATGCTCACGCATATTTTTCTTAAACCATATGCTGAAGATGTTAAACGAATTATTCTTGTTATTGAAGATTTTGGTAAAAAAGATTCAGTACAAAATTCAACTGTATTTAATCCATCGTGTTTAAATTTTCTTGATGGTGTTGCTGGGTTGTTTCGTGTCCCAACAATGATTCTATGCACTACAAATTTTGCAAAACAGCTTGGGCCACAACTTACAAATCGTCCTGGAAGATTTAATAAATTAATCAAAGTTCTTCCCCCAACGGACGAAGAAGTGTTCGAATTAGTAGAAGGTGTTGGCCAACTGAAAATGACTGAATCACAAAAAGATGCATTTCGTGGTAAAGGCATGACACCTGACCATGTAATTGAAGCAATCATCCGACATGAATTAGAAGAAATTTCTCTGCAACAATCTGTTCATGAAGTATTATATGAACGAGAAGGCATGACGCAATGGAACTAATTGAATGATTTTACAAAGAGCCAGTGTTCAATCACTGAGATATTCTGCGATCATTACCAATCCGGTATCATTTGATCCGAATACTGGTTCTTTATTTATTAATTATACTAATTCTGGTGTTTATTATATTGTTGATATTTTGAATCCATCAGACTCTCCGTTTATTCTTGCTGCTAATCAAGTCCATTTATGCAATAATCTTCAAATAAATGCAGACTATAATATTATTGGTTCAATTTTTACCGAAGCCACTGATATTTATGGCACAGGCAGTTTATTTGGCACTGGAGATGTTTTGTAATGGCTAATTTATACGGAGCTACAAAAACAGATCCTGTTAACGCACCAGTTGGTATAGTTAAAGAGCCTGGTGTTGCAATTGATTTACCACAAGGATTTACCGTTCCATTATTAAAAAATGGTTCTATCGGTGGTAACTTATCAATTGGCGGTACATTAAACGTAACCGGTATTACTACTTTATCTAATACATTAAATACCACAGGAATAATGAACCTGAGCACTTTAAATGTCTCAGGAGTTACAACATTTAGTAGCACTGTTGCAATAAATGGTAGTATTAATTCTTCTATTGTTCCCCAAACTACTACGACATACAATCTAGGAAGTTCTTCATATCGTTGGGCAAATGGTTATTTTGCATCTTTAGACGCAACTGCAATTTCTGCCGCTAATATTTCTGCATCAAGCACAATTACAGCCGGATCGGGAATAAACGTTACAGGCACTGCAACATTAACTGGAAATTTAACCAGCACAGGAACGTTACTTCCTAAAGAAATAAAATTCAATAACACCTCTTTTGTACATAATGCTCAAAATACAGCTTTATCTTTTTTTGTAGAAGGTTCATTCACAGGAATTTTGACTGGCTGTGCAACAAGTCCTTCTGCAACATTCAGATACGTGAGAGTTGGAGATTTAGTTGTATTTTCTGCAGGGTCTTTTTTAGAAGCAACTAGCAATGCAACGACAATGACAATAACTGGCCTCCCTGCGTGGCTGACACCTTCTGTTACTAAAACAATCAATCATATTGTGAAAGATAATGGAACGCTAACGCATGGTAAATTAGTTATTAGTAGCGATGGCGTTTTAACTTTTTATAAAGACGTAAACAGCACTGCATTTACTGCATCAGGCACAAAAGGCATAGTTGGATTATCTGGTTGTTATACAATTCAATAACGTACTAAATATCTGTACTATAATGTATTAGAACTTATTAGGAGCTGTCATGGCTGGTCAATTACCAACATTTTTATCTGGCGCAAATTTAATCATACGCATTGGTGAAATTCGCGTAGCATTTGCTCAAAGTTTAAGTTTTCAGCGTAACGTTTCTCATACTGCGGTTATGGGAATTGGCGCTTACGATGTTCTTGCCTTAGAACCAACTGGATTTGCAGCTAGCGGCTCTGTGCAAATTACCCGTTGGACAGACGAAATGCTTGATAAAAGATTAGATAAAAATACTAGACCAGACGCAATGGAAAAAACGGAAAAAAGAAATGGCCTCGCTGGTAACTCAGTTGTTGATACAAAAGCAATGAATCCAGCTCAATTATTGCTTTCTTCTACCTTTGACATTGAAGTATATGAAAAAGATCCTAAAACAGCAGTGGCGGAAAGGCTAGAAGGTAAGCTTCTTTTTGTTTTAAGAGACTGTAGGATTGCAAATTATAACTTTAACTTTGTCCCAGGCGAACTTCTAATTGAAAATATTTCTTTCCAATGCAGAAGAATTGAAGATAAAGTTGCAGATGAAGGTCTATCGGGCTTAATTTAAAATAAGGATTTAAGAAAATGGCTGGTAAATTACCATTATTTGCATCTGCGCCACTCTGTAAAATAGATATTGACACTGGTTCAGGAGCAAAAACAATTGCTTATGCAGTTGGATTAAGCGTAAATGTTAGCGTCAATTTACAAGAAGTAAGAGTTCTTGGTCAATACGAAGTCGAAGCAATTGAGCCTCTTGCAATGATGCCAGTCACGGGCTCATTTCAAGTTATTCGTTTAATGACTGATACAACCCGCGGAGCTTTGTTAGCTACAGCTAAAGCTGACCCAGAAAAATATCCATTAGTAAGAACAGAAGGCGACACGTTATCTGCAAATACACCTTCTGGAATTAAAAATGATTCAGATATTAAAAATGGTAAATTAGCAACTGATTTAGGCGCAGGAGCTTTGACTGGTAGCGATGAATTAGCTAAACATCTAGACCCTCGCACTATTCTTTTATCTAAATCTTTTGACATTACCGTAAAAATGAAAACTCCTGCCGCTAAAAACGAACAAGGTAATTGGACAGAAGGTGCATTGACTACGTTTATGGTATTAAAAGATTGCCGTTTATCTGGCGCTAGTGCTAGTCTTACACCAGGCGCTCTTCTTACAGAATCAGTTGAATTTCAAGGACTTTTGGCCGTAAGATATTCAACAGAAGGAGCGACTGCTGCTCCTATTGAAGAAAAGGGTATTTCTGTAAACGACTTATGATTTTTAAGTTAAAGCTTTTTCCGCTTTATTAAAGTCTCGCTCATATAAATGTAAACTACCGGCATTACAAATAATTTTGCCGGTTTTTACATTTAATCTATCTGCAATATTTTTTTGTAAATGGGCAATAAACTCAATATCATATGGTACCCCTAAGAAAATATCCCAGCTTCTAAAATTAACAACACAAATCAGTTCTTTATTTCTGATAAAAAACTGATTATTAGCGCAACACGGCGTGTCTTTATTTCCTTCCCAAAAGTTTTTAGATTCACCATAATGTAATATTGCTCGACGACTATCTGAATCTTCTTTTAAAGTTTTAATTATATATTCAAAGCCAGTAATAAAACTGCCGTCTGCGAGTTTGTATTTTGCATCATATAGTGTTAAATATCCATAATTACTAGTAATTAAACCAGTGTCGTCGGCTAATGTCAACCAAAATTTAGCCGGTGCGCTATCGGCTCGTAAATTACCACTTAAATACCAATCAAGCTCTTTTTTGCAATAATTATCATAAATAGGTTGTCGTTCTGGCAATCCTGTTTTAGTCCAGTCTAATCTAGTGCCATCAATAGGGTCTATTACAAACTGAGCACCGATTTTCTCATGGATTTTTTGTCCACGAGGTGCTGAGACATAGTCAGGACTCACTAAAAGTTTTGCTAAAAGAGTAAAATATACATTGTGAAAATGCAGAGAATTCATGTTTTTCCCTCACATATTTATGTTACGATTTTATTATTAGGGAGACTATACAGCAATGGCGATAGATGAAAAATGGAAAACTGCGCAAAACACCGTTCTGGGTGATTTATATATTGCCAAAGAAAGAACTGCGCAAGAATATGATGCATTAAACAGCGGTCGTAAATCACCAGTATTTCCAGAATATTCATCAGGAGCGAGAGCCAAATTATTAGTAAATGGAAAAACAATCGGAGCAGCTTTACAAGTTAGTTATTCAGTTTCCGCTAATTTTACAGAAATTCGAACAATCGACCAATTTTTACCTTGGGAAATTGTGCCTGGACAAATGTCAATCAAGGCTAATCTAAAACGAATTGTTTCTCCCAATCGTACTCTTGGTGGTGATGGTTTATACACAACTATGCAAGCTTACTTACATCAACCATATGCATCAATTGAAATCCGTGATCGATTAGGAAATTTACAATTTTACGCAAAAGGCATGTTTACAGACATGCAATGTGATATTCAATCCGGACAGCTTTCGGTAGAAGGTGCAACATTTATTGGTTATTATTGGCGAGAAAATGTTAAACAAGATTTTTCTCCCGAAGCTTTAACAGAAGCAGAAAAATTAAAGAAAAAAATTTCTCAAAATTCTTTAGTGAAAAAAATTTCATCAATTAAAGATTCTTTTTCTTAAGGTTTAAAATGGTTGATATAAATTTACCAAAAATAATAAACACTAATACAAACGGTAAGTGGCAACCGAGTTTGTTTTATAACATAAATCCATCCACATGGTATGAAACCTTCCCATTTTTATTTGAAATTAGAGAGGGAGAAAAAAGTAATCTAAAGTGTAAATTCTTTCTTCCCATTCCACCACAAAATTACACTATTCAAGATATGTCTACTGCAGAAGCTCACGCTACTATTGGCGGAGTTGTAGAAGAAGTTAACGCTCCTGTTTTTTCTATGATCACTTTAGTTGGCACGACAGGCATGGCGTTGAACAGCCCTAATCTCGGCGATGGTGTAAGTGCAGATCTTTTAACAAAGGGAAGAAAATACATAGACGAAGTTAACGGATCTCAATTAGCTAAAATAGTAAGAAAGATAACATCTGGTGCTTTAATTCAAGGCGCAATAGCAGATATTATTTTGCCAGAAACCGAAGATTCCCTTCAATACCAAGAAGGGCCTAGCGCCGTAAACACTCCGACATCAGAAGCTGAAATTTCAAAATTATTTTCTCCAGCAGATAACAGCACTACATCTTTTCTTGAACAATTTAAAGAAAACTTTAAACAAAATATTCCCAAAAATGAATTTTCTAATGGATGGGCATGGTCACAAGCATTAAGACAATTCTTTTTAATATTTCAAAGAGAGCGTCAAGCTAATGAAAATTTAAGTTTATATTTTGTAGATCACAAATCAAGAACTCATTACAGATGTGTTCCTAGATCAGTTCAATTTCAACAAAATGCAAATGCGCCGTATTTAATAAACTATACAATTATTTTAAAGTGTTGGGAATTAAAAGATGTACAAAAAATGAGCTCAAAAGCGAAGAGTGTCAACAGATTTAGCGGAGATTTAAAAGAAGTAACTAGTACAAGTATTACATCTATTGTTTCAAAAGTAGGAAAAACATGTAATACTCTTAATAGATTTCCTTCTGTTGCCGGTTCATTTGTCAGAAACTCTACGGGCTCATTTTTATGATGTATGGCAGTGATTTTATCATTGATGATAATATTGATAAAATCAAACAATCTGCAATTAATTTGAAAAATAGAGAACTCAAATCTTTTGAAGACTCTATTAAATTTGTTAAATTTTGGCTCGCTGATTATTACAAAATTCCCAGTAAATCTGCTGTTTTTGAAGAATATACAGTAGAAGATTTATTTTTTGAGTATTACTTTTTATCTTCCGTAGAAACCCAAAAAGATTCTGCAGCAGTTGTTAGAGATTCTGCGAAAGAGTTAATAGAAATGATGGCAAAAGAGTTTTCTCCTGATGAAAATGCAGCTATGGACAAAATATTTGAAAATGATGTAAATTGGTCATTAGACGATATAAAATAAGGAGAAATATATGGCTCTTGTAAATGGAAAAGCAATTTTTGATGTAAGCGCAAAAGGTGAACTTTCGGGCAAAATTTTTGAAGGTAAGTTTGTTCTTAAACTATTTCCTTCATTAAAAGATCGACAAAATATTGCGGTAGAATTTAGTAAGAAGAATTTAGGAAACGATTCAGACTTTGATACTGAACAAATGACTAAAGCTGTTTGCGAATTGGTTGTTTTAAGCGAACAAAGTCCAGAATGGTTTACTAGCAATACAGTTTGGGATCTAGTTGATTTAAGCCCGATTGTAGCGGTAAGAGAAGGTTTAGAGGCAGCTCAAAAAGAGCATATGGAATCATTAAATAAATGAAGTTCTGTTAAATGAGCAAAAAACGGCCCCCTAAAAAATCTATAGAAGATACTAAAATAGAGACTCGCCAAACGGCAAACGCGCTTGGTGCAAATTATTCTGTTTTAGGTTTGCAAGAAGCTTCTATGATAAATTTATCTAGAACACCTGCAACGCCTTCTTGGGAAGGGGCAATTTCAAAAAGAATATCAGGAGTTAATACTCCATTTATCGAAGGAAAACTGCATCGATTTAATCCTTCCCCGTATTTTGAAGGGCGAGTTTCTGCCCCTCCTCCATCTTCAGTTCCAGTTGCACATTTACAAACTAGATTACCAAATTTTCATCTAGAAAATCTAAAACAACAACAATCTGAAATTACAAGAAAATCAGTATCTTCTTTAAGATCCGACGATTGTTGTGAAAAGCTAACTAAAAGTATTGATCGATTATCAGATAGAATTGATAGATTTCTTCAGAAAGCTTCTGGTGGTGGTGGAGCAGGTGGTGCTGGTGGTGGAGGCGGCGATGCTGGTGGCGGAGGTGGTGATGGACCACTGTTGACAAGGCAAGGAAGAGAAGAATCTCGAAGGGCCAGTGCATTTAGAAGAAATATAGTCGCAGACGTTTTAGGCGGTGTTGCAAGTTATAATCTTGCTGCAAATTTAAAAGAATCAACCGCTCCTATTTCTACATATTCAAATATAGCTAAATTACAAGGCTATCAACAAGGCCGTTTTATACGAGATTTTGGCAATTTTGATGCAGAATCTTTAGTGTTACGCCATTCGTTCATGCGCTATGCTGGGCAAGACAGCCTTGCTAGAAGAATTGACCCTATTGCTAAAGAAGCAGCTAAAAAGCAAGATAGAGCTGAAACAAATCAGGCTTTTTATAATTCTTTAAAAAACATTGCCAACGAAACTACTAAAGGCGGTGTGGCTGGTTCAGTATTACCAGGCATAGGAACAAAAGCAGGTATTTTAGGAGGCGCTGTTTCTGGTATAGCGGGAGAAATAGGAAATTTACCTAATAATCCGACTTTATTAAGAAATCAAACTTTTAATCAAGATTTGCGAATGCAAGCTAGAACACAGTTTGACACCAGCACAATCATAGCGAATACTTCAGCCTTAGAAGAAGCCGAAAAAGAAAAAAATAAGATATCAATTTATACTTTGCAAAAATATCAAGAAACCATCAATCCACGAATGGCTGCACAAGAGCAAGGAAGATTTTTAGATATTACTTCTCAAAATATTAATAAAGCAGTTTCTAGTGGTCTTTCAATTCAAACTGAAAACGAAAGAAAGCAAGTCCAAAATGCCGTACGAAAAAGCGCACAGCTTGCAAAAGAAGAAAATGCGTATTCTTCTAGATTGAAAGAAGATTTTCTGGGCGCAATAAATCAAGGAAAAGATGAGATTGATTCTTATACGGGATCAACGACTCCCGAAGGCGCGGCAACGCAACTTCTAGGGCAATTTTTTGCAGGTTCTAAAGCTGCATTAAAAGCAATTGCTTCTCCAATAACAGCCTTCACATCTACTTCAAGCAAGAGTGGCAGATTAGGCCAACTTGCAAATGGAGATGTTGTCTATCGAAACGCTGCAGATGATGCACAATTTAAAAATGTACAAGAGGCAAATAAATTAAATAAAATTAAAGAAATGCAAGCAGAAGAAGGTGGTTTGCAGGGTGTTTTGCATGGAATGGGATATGCAGCATCAAGCCAAGAAGGCATAAAAATTATTTCACAATTTGGAAATATCGGTGGCGCCGGCTCAAAAGGTATTTCAGGAACAGCAAACGAAGTTCGAGCTTTAAATCAAATAAAGGGCATGTCCCAAAGTGGGCTTGGCAGTGCTGAACAATTGTTAGGCCAAGCAGGTATTCTTGGAAGATTATCTGGTGGAGTATCTGAAGCTGGTAATGTTAAAAAATTAGAAGAGGTCATGAGCAGAGCAGTTGCCTCTGGTATGAATAATAGTGATCTAACTTCTGCATTTATGCAAAATATTACTTCAAAAGCTTCTGAAATGGGAACAACAGATGTTGAAGGAGTTGCACGGCTAGTACAAAAGATGCAGATGACTGGCGGCGGTCAATTAGCTGATTACGAACGTATGAATAGAAGTTTAACGGGTGCTGATGCAGCTTCAAAACAAAATTTATATGTTAAGTCAAATATTCGCGCTAATATGATGAATACGATTGAATCCGGTACAAATATCAGAGGGGAACGTGCGGCGATTTTAACTCAAGGGTTAGATGAAATGTCTACTGCGCAACTTTCTGAATTAGCGCAAAATGCTCAACAATATGCTAAAACCGGAAAATTAAAAAAAGGATCAATTGGCTATAATCTTCTTTCAACTATGCAAAGAGGTGAAGCTAAACAAATTACAAAAGATTTAGTCAAAAACATTAAAGGTGATAGAATTTCTGGCATGCTTGGCATGTCAAGAGAAGATTTTAAATCAAAATATGGTATGTATCCGTCTGATTATGATAAATTGCCAGACCAAGTAAAAACACAAATCAGAGGCGAAGCATCAATGATGCAAGGCTTTGATGCTACTATGTTTGATGATTCTGCTACTTTTAGTGGTGGAAAAGATGATTATGGTAAAAAATCTGCAGTAGATAAAAATAAAGTTTCAGAGGCAGAAAAGAAATTAGCTATTCGAAAAGCTCAAGCGCAAGCAAATGAGGCTGCTGTGGCAATGGGTGGCGCATCAGGAGTTTCTGCAAAGGTTACATTTAAAAAATTTTTAGATGAAAAAGCTGGTGGTAAAACTTTAGAACAATTATCACGAGATACACAGTTTGGTTCTGTCGTCAGAGGTCTTGGACTAAAAAGTTCAATACAATATGATGTTGCAGAGAAAATGATTAGAGGAAAGGAGCTTTCAAAAGATGAACAACAAGTTGCAAAAGAAGCAGGATTAGAAAAAAAATTACAACAAGATGTATTTAGTCTTGGAGCAGCCAATCAACAACCACAAATGTCTACTGAGCAAGGCCAAATTAATGAAGCAACTGCGACTTTATTAGGAGCCGCTTTTGCAGAGGCATTTTTCCAGAGAGTAGATCCAAAAAGCATTAAATTTAATCAAGGTAAAAAATGATAAATTGAGAAAGATATGCAAACAATAAATGTATCACATAACTTTGCTTTAGTTCATTACGGATGGAAAGATTTTTTTCCAATTTCTAATGAAATGAAGCCAAGAAAAGTCATCAATAAAGGCATAACATATCTTTCATATGCGCGTTCAAAAAAACTTGGCAATTCATTAAATATTACATATATGGGTTACATGCCTGATTTATACATTGGAGACTGGCTCGTTCTTGTTACTTCAAATAAAGGCTCGCTTGATACTTATGAAGAACAAGAAAACTCACAAAATTTTTATCTAAACAAAGGAATTGTAAAATTCATTGGTCAAGTACAATCAATAACTTCACAATATAATGCAGATGCCGATGGTATTTTGAAAAAATCATATAACATTCAAGTTAGAGAATGGTCTCATTGTCTTAATATACCGCTAAGATATAGCGATGAAATGGCTGTTTTAAGTACAAAGGAACTTGGCCAAACAACAAAACTTTTCAATCAATTAAAAGAGACTGGCGCTGCAGGTGAATCTGGATTTGTTGGAAGTAACGCTAAAGAAGATAATTGGCGTACTTTTACGTCTAACCGCCTTCCTGCTTTTCAAATAATTAAAAATGTAACAACGATGATGGGATTACGATCAGCGTTATCTAACAAGAAAGATAAAAATTTAAAAATCAGCCTTACTACTAGTGATCTTCCATCTATTCCAAAAAGTATTTACGAAGACCATATTTTAAAATATGAAGATGAAAAATATGAACAAAAATTTCCATTTAATACTGGGTTTTTATTTGAATTAATTGGAATTCAAACCTGGGAAAATATGAAATTAGAAAACAATTTATTTAATCCAGAATACATAGAATATATTGTTAACGAAGAAGCAGTTAGGCCCCCAGCATTTGTCACACCAGCTATGTATGCACAAGGTCTTTTATTTTCTGCTGTTGTAGAAAAAGTATTAGAATCTGGTGGTGAGTATGAGACTTTTTCTGATTTATTATATTTTAAAAATGAAGATAATTTAGTTTTATGCAAACCGATTTTAGTCGTACGAGATAAACCTATTTCTTTTAGAAGTATTGCAAATTCAAAAGATAATAAAATATATAAAAACTCTGAATTAAATTTTGGTTTTACATATAAAGACGATATTCCCAGAATTACAGTGCCCTTGACAAATGTATTATCTTTTAGCGTTTCATACAGCATACAAAATACAAGAAATTATATCCAATTTAGTCCAGTTGCCAAATATATAAAAGAAGCGTATTTAGTGACGGCAGCTTTAAATTATGGTCGGTATAAAGATAGTTTTTCTCAAGATCGATTTGGCGGACAAGAATATGTTGCGTCTACTGCAGAATTTGTGGGTATTATCCCAACTGTTCCAGCAGCACCACCTCCGGCTCCAGTGAAAAAAACTGCTGCAAAACAAAAAAACCAGAAATCTAAAAATACAAAAAATAAAACTAATCCTGCTGCAAATACAGCAGCACAAAATGCTCAAAGCCAATCTGAGGCACGTTTAGCTTCGCAGGTAAACAAAGTATTTGGCGAATGGCTTGCAGCACTTGCTGAAAAATATAAATATTATTTACCGGCAAAATTTGCTATGCCTAACTGTACAGTTCAAATTATAGATAACGATTTTCCTTTAACAGTTGGTTTAATGGTTAGAATCCCACTTGGAGAAGGCCGCCCAACCATTTGTGGAGAAATTGAAGAAATTTCTTCTACTTATACGATTTCCGGCGATGGCAGAATTTCAAATCAAACTTATGTTAAATTAGCAGATTTGCTAATGGAAAATCCACAAGATCCAAAAATTTTAAATATTATTCCAAAAGAGTTTTCAAGAACGCTTTTTGTTGATATAAATCAACAAAATGTAGATCAAGAAAATTTTGTGAAAATAAGGAATTAATAAATGCTATTATTTGGCGAAATAATTGAAGCGTATCCGCCAAATGATTCAAGAAATATTAGCAAAGCAAGAACTGAATATACTGTTCGCGCATATTCAGAAAACGGTATGCCAACCACTTACCTCAATTGTATAATTTTACAAATGATTGGCGGAGTTGATGATTTTGAAGAAATCGTAGTTCAGTCATCATTAAATGATAATGAATCTGCATTCATAGAAACTAATAATCCTATCGGCGCTGGTCCAACTGTAGATGTAGATATTAGTAAAAAAATCAAACGAATTGGTGCCCGTTGTGTTCTTGCATTTATTGGAGAAGTAGATTCTTCAGCACCGGTCATTATTGGATTTCTTCCGTCAGAAATTTATAGTGAAACTGGCGAAACTGTTTATCAAAATAGTTCAAATAATGAAGATCAAATTTTAAACCGCCCTATAAATGTTGATCGCATGGGCCCAATGTGGCGCATGCGCATGAATGGTGTCAATCTACATATTGATGAATTAGGTCAATACCGCGTTCAACATACAGGTTTACCCCAAATTTCTTTAAAAGACGGTTATTATGAATCAACTAAATGGGGAGAAGGACTTAAAAAAGAAGTTGAAGACCCATTAATGCTCACAACAACAATGGATTTTCTCCAAAATGGAGAGTTTCGTATTGTGGATGGTGAACAGCAAGCTTTTGTAATTGATCCTAAAAATCAATTTATTAGTATTAATAATACAACAGAAATTCCAAATTATGAATACGATCCATTAGAAGAATTGTTAATTTATGAGCCCCAGGACCCCACCCTCTCCCCCCTGGGGGAGGAGATCCGTTTAGATAAACAGAATCAAACAATTACGATCAGATCTTCCAAAAATTTTATTAAATTAGTGGGTGATAACGCCCGCGAGATTATTTTTGGCAATGAAGAAAAGACTATACAGAAAAACAAAACAGAAACTGTGGTGCAAGATTGCATAACTAAGATTGGTAAAAATTCTGTTCTTAACATAACAGAAAATTACTCCGTGAGTGTAGGAAAGACATTTGCGTTAACCTCTACACAAGGGACTCAAGCGTTTATATTAGACGCAACAAAGGATAAAGAGGCTATCTTCCTTAATCATAAAACTGGTGCGCAGTTAGTTATGGACAAGGATGGCTCGATTAAGTTGACGGCTAAAGATGGCTCGTTTTTGTTTTTTGACGCCACCACTGGTGCTGCTTCGATAGTATCCAAAACAGGGGATGTGATAAGCGCAAAGGAAGGTATAACAATTACTGATTCCGAAGGAACAGAAATTATAAAAATGAAAGGTGGTAAAATAGAAATCAGTGCAAAACAAGATGTAGTATTGTCTGCGACGAATGTTTCTATCAACGCAGGTAGTATTTCTCTTGGTGCAGGTGCTTCATTTAGTTCCACAATTGCAGAGAAAATGATGATGGCATTTAACCAACACATTCATCCAACACCTACTGGCCCGTCTGGCCCCCCTCTAGTCCCGTTGATTGCAAACGGAACTCCTGCGCCTAATGATATTGCAAGCAGCAGCTTGAAATTGAAGTCGTGATATGGCAAAATTTGTTTATACATTTAAGATTTTTAAGAAGAATCAGTTCGTTTCTGAGACATCTTTTAGCATTTCCATACCCGAATTACCCATTCCGCCTTTAGGACTCTCGCTGCCGTCTTTGAGCCTTCCTGAGTTACCAGAATTGCCTAAACTGCCGGAAGTACAAGTACCGAATTTGCCTAAAATGCCAGGGATGAAGATGTCTGGTATTAAAACTCCGCCATTACCGCCTCTACCTCCAGTTAATCTTCCAATACCTTCTTTTGGGCCTAGTCTTCCAAGTTTATCTGTCCCTGAATTACCACAATTACCAGAATTACCTAAAATAGATCCTCCTAATATGCCGCAGATGCCAGGGATGCCAAAAAAAAGTTTTAAATCTGATTTGAATGTGAATGGTGGGATAAATACAAATTTCAATAAAATTTCAGCGGTAAAAATGCCGCCATTACCGCCTCTACCTTCTGTTAATTTGCCGATTCCGTCATTTGGCGTTTCGTTACCAAATCTATCAGTTCCTTCTATACCGCAGATGCCATTACCGCCGTTTCCAGATCTTCCAAGTCTACCCGGTTACAGATACACAGAAAGTAAATCTGTAACAAAATAATGGTAGACCCACTAGGATTTGAACCTAGAACCTCCCGTGTATAAGACGTTTGCTCTGACCATTGAGCTATGGGTCTGTTTCATTAAGGTTGTCTAGGAAATAGTCTAGGGACTTTGGTAGGAACTGCTTCTGGCTCAGCAGGTTTTTGAGGTTGGCATTTAAGAACGTGTGGATGAACAACAGCTACTTTCTGCTCACCCGCTTCATTAGTTTCTACTTTGATAATTGTCACGTGTAAGCATTCAACAAGTTCAGACTTTTTTGCTTCTGCAAATGCAGTAACAGAAACTAGTGCGGCTAAAGATAAAATAAATTTGAGCATATTATCACCTCTTTGTAGATAGTAACAATATACTCAAACATTAAAACAATGACAATAGTTATCCCATGACCTTTGGAATATTAATCACGTGGAGTTTCCACCGATCATCGCGGAGCGACTCCTCAAGGCCGTTTACATATTCATCGGTCAGGTAAACAAAATCAACATTTTTGGTTAGGTTATTTTCAGCCAACATCTTGGATAGGATTTCGGGCGAAAGCTCCGTACCACCACCACCGACCATCTCGATTTGGGAAAAGCTATCTTTTAAATCAATTTTATGTGGCTCGGTATCGCAGCAATAAAACGCGGCCAATTTATTAGAACGGCTGTAGAACTTCGCGGCAGCGGCAATTTGATTAAACCATTGCTTGTTCCACATCGAACCGGAAGTGTCGGCAATCATAATAACTTGCTTCTTTGGTTTGTCGATCTTTTGGCGACCAGGCAAATCTTTAATATCGTTGAACAGTCGATTAATCTTTGCAAAGTTGTAATTCTTATCATTACTTGGTGCAAACAAGCGAACAAACTTGATGTGCAAATGCTCTAGGACGCGTTTGATTTTGTTGTCAAGGGCAGCAGTAGCATCGCCAAACATGGAGTTATCGGCAGCATTTCTGCCAGCTCTATGCGACATCAGCTTGCCTTCTTCCTGTGCTTTACGGACAGCTTCGCGCAGGCGGCGTTCAGCTTCTTCCTTTTTGTCGCCACTCATTCCGTGATGGTCGAATTCATTGTCTTCCATTTGCTTGAGAATACTTTCAATTTCATCGCCGCCACCTTCGCCATCGCCCTCTTCAGTTTGTGGGTCATTGGGATCAGAGTTTTCGTCGAGTTGTTGAGCAAGCCACTCAATATATTCATCAGCATAGTATAGCCACTCACCTTCGCGTCGGAGCGTTGGTTGATAATGATCCATATTGCGGAAACTGTCTTCAAGGTTTTCAACAGTGCAAAGGCCAATTTGAAGGCGATTGCATTTGGCAAGAGCTTCGGCTTGATTTTTGTGCGATTGAATAATGTCTTTAATTAGTAGCTTTTTCTTCGGTCCTGAATACTTAAGAATATTTTGTATTTCTTCTTGGAATTTATTAGCAGCAACTTTATCTTTAGCGACTTCTTCAATTGAAAATCCATTCAAATATGGAACAAAACGATCAGCCATGAACTGGTTAATTTCAGCAATTATTTTACTAGGGTCAGGAAACGCTTTAACCAAATCTTCGTGGAGCGCAGAATCCATTGTGATGTTGGATGCACGATACTTCAAGTTTTTCCACTTATTATTATCTTTATTATCCATGCTATCAATTTGTTTTTGCCAAATATCTTTATGCTCTTGCTTTTCGGCTTCGTCGCGTTTTTTGATGTACACCTCTCGGATGGGGGATAGGTCAATTAAGTTTTCGATTGACCGCATATCCGCACATTGAATGATGTGGCGAAGCTCATGCATAAGAATGAAATAAACGCAGTTTTTGTTTTTCTTGGCAAGTTCTGCCATCAATGGATGAATGTACATCGTCAGGCGATCAACGTTAGTGATACCCGCTATAGCGGGGAATGAAGGGTCGGTTTTAATCTCAACTGTACCAAGCAAGGCAAGAGTAAAGTAAAATTCTCTGCTAGCAGCCCAAGCACAAAAGTCAGCGCGTAGGTTTAGAATACGAGTGCGATAATCAGAGATTTCCGCATCAGTAAGCAACGGTACTTGACGTTGCAACGCATTCTGCAAAAACTTTGCTTTTTTAGCTTCAAGGCTTGTATCATGACTGGCCATAACTTCTCCTCCTTATTATTGTCCCATATTATTTATCGGAAGTTTTGGGATCTAACTTAATAGCAGGATTGTCGCGCACTTTTTCTAAAAACCGAGTGATTTTTGTGACATAATTGGCAGTTTCTTGATTGATATTTGCCATTTGCTCTACACGTTTTAGATCTTTGGAAAATTGACCTGCATTATATGAAATAAGAGCAAGAATTTTAGAATTATTTACATTCTTAAGCATTTCTTTGAATGCGCAGGCCGAGATAGTAAGGTTTATTTCAACAAGATACAGGTCTTCATCGGTAAAATCAGTGGGCAGGTTACATTTTTCTGCATACCATTTTGCAGATTTAGGCATAATTTGACCGATACCAATAGCACCCACAGGTGATTTAGCTTTTGGGTTGAATCGACTTTCGTTGGCTAAAATTGCAACCCATGTTTCACGTTCTTCTTTATCGCTAAACGAGTCTAAACCAACTCTAACAATTTGCGAACCTAGATAAGCATTTTTGGATTCGGATGACTTAGGAGCAGCAAGAGCAATAGCAGTACTCACAAATTCAATAAATTGTGTTTTTTCTTTTTGTTCTTTTAATATCCGCGCATTGTTTTCTTCGCTTGTTTGTACTTGTTGTTGAAGAGAAAAAGTTTTTTCTTTTTCAAACTGAAACAAATGAAAAAATGCAACATTAGAAGCGACTAAAACAGTGGTCAATAAAACAGGAAACATTTTCATAAAAACCTCGAATCAAAAGCCCTGCCCGTGTAACACGGACAGGGCAGAGAAGGGGTACAACACACACCGCTCTTATTAGGAGCGATCTTTTGGCGACAGCTTACCAAGCTTCAAAGCATAGAGCTGCCACGGCAAACCAGTATCTTTAACTTCGGCTCCTTCTTTTTCAGGCCGCATATCTTTGAACGGATTGTTGTCTTTATCCACCGGAAACTCAGTTTGGTCATAGCGGAAAGCAAACTTAGCTTCTTGCATGGAGCGAGCAAGCTCAGGCGAACCATATTGCAGCAAGTAATCAGAAATATGCCGCTCAAGTTTCTTCAATGTACGTTTGCCTTCATGCGACTGTAGCTCGGATTTGAACAACGAAACAATTTCAATGATCATACCTTCCTGCTCGCATTGGGAAATTTTCTCGAACAGTTCAGGCAAAACTTTGCGTGGGAGCTTAAATTCTTCTTTGCGTTTAATTTGGATCAACGTACTGGCAAGAATATTGCCGGATTCATTGCCTAAACGACCGCGACATACAAGAGCGAGTTCCTCCTCATTAAGTAGTTCAGTTTCCCACAACTGAACCGCAGCATCAATTTGGCGTGGACAATTTTTCAGTTTAAGTTCAGGAAGACCGGGTTTGCCAACAATTTTAGGATTGAGTTTAAGGGCTTCTTGTGCAAGTTTACTTTGCATATTGCCCATAATTTCAAACTCATCGGGAGCAAAAACCAAGTGAGTCAAGCGGTTAATGACTGCATCGGGAAGTTCTTGTACACCAGTATCTTCAGTGTCAAGGTTACCCGCAGCAATTACCAACACATTCTCAGGAAGTCGGATACCGTTCAACTCGCGGTCAAGCAGCAACTGAGTCAACATATTAAGTGTTTGGAGACTGTTAGGACGATTAAGCTCATCCAAAAACAGGACGGTAGGTTCATTGCTTTTGCAAAGTTCATGGAGCCAACGAGCAGGCCACAAATCAACAACGTGTTCGGTTTCATTCTTAACTGGCAATTGAATTTCAAGCGGATCAATAAACACAGTACGTTTGTCAACAAGGCGGTAATTGTGACGTTGGCAAAAACCTTTAACTGTAGAGGATTTGCCGTAGCCGGAAGAACCCCACAAAATCAATGGCAACTTTGTGCGGTGATGGGCGAGGAAAATATTATCAAAACGACTCATGTTGTACTCCTTATTGTTGGGCATTATTGCCAACACCTACATATCGGAGCTTTGGAATCTAACTTTATATCCAAAAATATATTTTTAAATCATTAAGGTTTTTGTTTGTCTTTGAGTTGTTTGCCCTGCTACATACTAATATACCCACCGGAGCATATTTTGTATGAAAATAATTGCATTCTATGGCGCACCAGGTTCTGGCAAAAGTAGTCTTGCAACAGCTTGTTATTCTTCGATGGGGTATCTTGGAAAGAACGTTGGTTATTGTTGGGAATTTATTAAAGACCATGCACAACGAGCAGAATATCGGCCAACACCCATTGATCAATTATGGATTGCAGGAAATCAATCGCAACTGTTAGTGAATTGCATAAAAGCAAATTATGATGCTGTGTTTTGTGATAGCACGCCAAAACTCTGTGCATGGTTTTCTACATATTACGGAAAAGATTTATTTAATCACCTAGAACCATGCGTTATAGAATGGGAACGACAATTAGAAAAACAATATAATTGTGAAATTGTTGATGTATTTTTAGATATTACTCCAGAAGTTTATGCCGAAAGATATAAAGGTAGTGGCAGATGGGAAGATTTTGACGAAGTTCTAAAAATGCATCGTGAAATGAAGGAGTGGTTGCAAGCAAGAAGCAAGAATTTTGTTACGGTAGTAGAGACAACTCCAAATTATGTGCTAAGAAAGGTTGGTCTTATATGAGTGAATTCTTTAGATTATACGAGGATTATTATGACGATGCACTTGGACGTGAGCGAATTATTAAAGACACCAAGCGACTTATTGGACGATTCTATAATGTTCTTAACCTTCAAAACCATGCAGCTTATTTTGCAGATATTTCCGACAATAGAGCCAGTTACGCTTTTATTTTTTGTCCAGAAAATCAATCGGGTCTGCCTGCTCTTAGCTTAGATCAAGTCGCAGACGTTAGCAGGCCAATTTCTATTTTGACGCTAAAACTTTATGAAATGCTTGATTTACCTAAAACAAGTAGAGTGCTTTTTAACATTCAGATGTATAAAGGTGACAGTAAACCTGTTGCAAAACATTTTGACGGCGAGTTTTTAGAGTTTAGTGTAGAGGGTGAAGATCTAAACATTAAACGCGCAATAAGACCTAATAAAGTTGCAGTTCTTACAGTACTGAATAACACAGTAAATGGCGGAACTCGCGTACATTTAGACGACGAATCAACTGTAATCACAGCCAAAGCGGGCGATCTGCTTATATTCGATAACTTTAGATGCCACCATAGTGTAGATAAACTGGAGAGCGATGGAACAGCTCGAGAAGATGGACTTGTTCGCATGATTATTGGTTGGCGTAGTATTGAAGATAATTGTGCATTGTATGACAACGGCAATTTAACAATTTCAAATTCAGAAACTATTCGTCAAGTACATAAAGAATGGCTAAAAACAGAATGGCCTAAAATGTTCGAGAACTATGTTACACAACATCAAAAGGTGGCGTTTTGAAAACAATTTGTCTGCTCGGCCCTGATGGTTCTGGTAAAGACACAATACTCGATCTTATGGTTGAGCAGACAAAACAGCGTAACCTAAAAGTTGATGTAATTTATACAACTAAAATCATTCCAAATAATGATTATTCTGTAGAATTACGTCGCACATTAGGTTCTTCGGAAATTTCTAATGCAGAACGATTTAATGCCGCATGGCATCTTTACAAACTAAATGAATACGAATGGCAAAAACAAAATAGTAATCCTGATTACGTGATCTATTATCGCGGTAATTCTTCATTTTTAACTTATAATCTTGTGCATGGTCTCCCAGAGGGGTACCAAGCTTCTATTGTTCCGCGCACAGATCTTGCCGTGTATTTAGATGCACCATTCCAAGATCTGACGGAGAGGATTAGACGTCGAAAATCATTTGATTTTCAAGATATAAATGAGCCATACCGACTTAAAGTCTGGGAAGATGGTCGCCGTGATTTTTTTGCATTTAATGAACGATTTAATATCAAACATATATTGGTCACTAATAGCAATAATGATGTACCAGAAGAAGTAGCAAAGCAGATTTGGGAGTGGGTTTGTGAACAGTGATTGCGTTTATATTTATGTAAAATCAACATCTAAAATGCCATTCAAAAAACGCGCTCAAGACGGCGGTTTTGATTTTCATGTAGATTTAGTTGATACGTTTGGTGCAGAAACGCCAATACAAATTTCTCCAAAACAAGTTCTTAAACTTTCTACTGGCACTAGATGTATTTTCCCAGACGAAACTGTTTGGATTTGGGATGTTCGTTCTAGCATGGGCGTGCAAGGACTAGATGTTTGTTGTCGCACCATTGATAATAATTATACAGGCGTGCTTTCTGTTGTTATTGTAAATAACTCAAATGAACCAATAGAAATTAATCATTTGGACAGAGTAGCACAACTCATTCCTAATCCGTTCAGTTCTAAATTTTATTTGCACCAAGTAGATGAAAGCCTTATTAAACCAAAGGATGATCGCGGTCAAGGCGGATTTGGTAGTTCGGGACGTTAAGTTAGATTGCAAAACTCCGATATGTAAATGTAGGCAATCGGAGGTCGATATGATTCATGTTTATTCCACAAAAAACATTGAATATACAGTTTGTTTTGATACCATGCGTGTTTTCAAAACTCATAAAATAAATCGCATTACTGAATGCAATTCAGTTAGTTTTGAAAACTGTGAATTTCGCGGCAATGTCCCACAAGAAGTTTTATTTTATCTGCTTCCGCTTTATGAAAAGTTTTTGCACGGATATGACAAACGACAAGAAGGTAAACGCCTTGTGCAAATGATGAATTACGATTTGAACGATTACGCAGCAAGAAACTTTAATAGTTTCACAGGGGGGAAGGGTGAATAAATTTTTGCCATTTTTGGTTGGTTGTTTTGTAATTAAACAGACTTGTGGATTTTTTTTGATTGCTCGCGACACAAGAACAGAAAAAATTTATTCATGCCACACGACTACCCTTGAATGTAAACAAATTAGTTTTGTAGATTTGATGGTAGTTAGAGAAACTACTTCGTGCGGAGTTCAACAGTTTGTGAACCCTATTACTGGAGAACAGTGTCAATAAAATTTGACATTCTTAAGATTATAGGCACAGGGGTAATGATGTGCTCCATCTTCATCTTCAATCAATGCCATTAAACGGCCAGTTCTTCCAACTAAAGTTTGTTTGATTTTAACAGGTTTTCCGTTGTATTCTGCTTCTCCTTGTCGCCATTCATGTTTTTTTTCGTGGTCTCGAATGGCATTTACTTGAGCGGTTATTTTATCCATTTTTTCAAAATCTTCGTCTGAATCGCCAACGCCGATTGGCTTCAATTTTCGCGCTTCATCGAATAAATCTTTAGCGCGGGGAAACTCAACCGTTTCCCCAATATCTTCTGGCGAAGATTTTTTTAATGTTTTGAATAAATCTTTAATAGATTTAGACAACTTAGTCATTTGGCGGCTTGTATCCTTTTTTATCTGCCAAATCAAAATGATATTCTGCTTTAGAATTATATGTTTTTGCAGATTTTACATCATTTTGTTTGAATGCCCTGCGAGCAAGCTCGCGGTACTCATTTCCAATTCGATTATGATGATGGCCATCTAATTTTTCCCCTTCGTATTCTCCGCTTTCTATGTCTTGGGCTGAAATAGCCTTTTTTATTGGCGCACAAGAACCTTTTGAATACGGTTCTTTTCCAGGTACTGGCTTATAGCCTTTCCAGCATCTTTTTTCTAATTTTGAAAGCACTTCGTGAGCTTTTGACAAATCATTTTTTGCACCATAAGACGATTTCAAATCTTCTTCGGTCAAAATTACTGGCGGTTTATCAGTTTTTTTACCTGATTTTTTCTCTTTAGGAGGAAGAAGTTCTTCTGGAACTACTGCCTTTTTTCTGCTGTTTGGTTTAATTTTTACTGCAAGATGCATCAATGGATGATATTCTTTATTTTCATAAGCATCAAAAACAGCTTTACGGTGTTCTGGTGGAATATCTTCAAGAGAAAACAAAACAGCTGGCTGTTCTCTGTTTTTCTTTTTGTCTTTTTCGGCTTCAATTTCAGCTTGTTTTTTTGCCGATATTCTAGTTTGTTGAACAGCGACGTTTTTGCCTGCGCCTTCTACAACTTCTCCTGTACGACCCATTTTTCTGCCAAGATTTGCATTGGCATCATAAATATTTTGACCAAACGGTTTGATAGAATTGCTTTTATCAAGTTTAGAAAGAACTTCTCGCGCTTTTTTTAATTCATCCGCAAGACCAGCTTTTTTTAATTTTTTATTAGATGTTTTATCGGATTCGTGGTACTGCGAAAGATAGCCAGTAAGTTGTTTTTTCCATATTTCTGCAGAAAGATTATCAGCAATTTTTTCTGCTGGTTTATATTCACTAGTTTTAATCTTTTGCTTAAGATCTCGTTCTTTTTTTTCTTGTGGAGTTATTTTTCTTGCATATCCTGTGCTCTTTGTAAAACACTTATTCACAGCATCGTAATTTTGAAGCAGTTGTTTTGCTTTTTCTGCGTCTGGGCCATGAAAGCTTCCCATAGAAGAACCACTGCCAGATTCTCTTGAATACGATGCGGCAGGATGGGTTGGATCTGCTTTTAATTGATTAGGTTCTTTAAGAACTGCTTGTGAACCACTTTTTGGAGTGTGATATTCACCCATAACATTCAAATTAGAAAGTTGTGAATGCAAATCTGATTCTGGAGAAGCCATAGCCGCGCCAGAAGCTAAACCGCCAATTGCTGCCGCACCTGCAAGAAGTTTAGATTTCAAACTTTTTAATACTTTATCTGCTCTAACTTCTAGCGGCACGGATTCGCTTTTGTTTAATGATTTACTGCAACGCCATCTTTTCAGAGCTGCACCTTTTGGCGTTAGCTTCCCCTTTTTAGAAGTCGGTCCTTTGACGCCGCTCATACGAGCACAAAAAGATTTACGACGTTTGGCAGCTTTAGATCCTGGCTTAACATTCTTTTTAGTTACTGGGCGTTTTAGATTTGACCCAGTTTCACGATTAACCTTTTTACGATAACTATCATTTAATCCGCCAGAACGGGCATGTTTCTTTTTGTTATATCCATGAAATGGTTTAGATGATTTTTCTAGTTCTTCTTCAGAACTTTTTCGCATACATTTTGTGCAGTCGTCAACTTTTGCAAGCAATGATTTTGGATTAGTTAATGCTTCCATTGACTTAGCCGCTGGTAAAACTGGAATTTCTGGTTGCTTTGGCGATCTATCAATTAGATGACTAGGAATCTTAGGTGGAATATCAGCAAAGCTAACACCTTGACCTATCATCAAATTACCGCGAGCAGCATGATATGCATCTGCACGTTGTTTATCAATCTTGCGACCACCCGCAATATCCATAATTGTTGAGCCATGATCTCGCCTAAATTGCTTCATTTGATTACGAAAATCTAATGCGCCTTGTACCTTCTTTTCTTCTTCTGGGGATAACCCATCACCGCGTGCATAATTGTTCATATTGTACGCCTTTGAAATAGTGTCCACAATTTCTATGGTTCGATCTGGGGTGTTTTTGCTTCCATGAATAGATTTTTTTGCTTCTAGTAGGGAAAGAGTGTTGTCTTCAGCTTTTGTCATTGCAGTCGCGACTGAAGTTTCTTGAGAACCGGCAGAGCCGCTTGCCATTCCAGCAGACGGTGTGGGTCTGGTGTTTGCGCTGGAATCTGGAGATATCATGCCATCTGTTTTTTGAACTTTTTCTGGTAATTTGCTTGGTTCATCTTTAGCAACAAGTTTTTTAGCAGCCTTTTGGCTAACACCCGCAACACCGCCTTTTGTTTTTGAGGCGGCATACATCAATCTACGTTGAGCTTCACTAACAAATGGCATTTCTTAGTCCCTCATAAAAGTGGGCATACTTTGTTGTAATTCATTATTTTGCAATAAATCTTCTACTTCGCTTTGATGATGTTCCGTTACAGAGCCATCGGGACGTTTTAGATAGTAGATATTTCCGCCCCCAGATTCAATTGGAAGTTTGCTATCTTTTATATCGTGTAATGGATGATATCCTTCTTCTCCAGAAAGCTTTACCATCCATTGTTTTTTAGGAGAATCTTTTTCATCAGATTTTTTCATAAAATTTGCTGGATTGCCGGTCACAACATTTGTTGCATGAAAAACATAGCCGTTTTCTTTTTCAGACTGTGATCTATGCTGTTTTGTAGGCATCATGGCATTTAATTCTTTTCCACTAATAGTGCCGACATGTTCTTTATTTTGATAAACATGGTAATCAAGATGGTTATGAAAAGCAGGTTCGCCATCGTCATCTGCCTTTTTCATATAACTTCCTGGAGAACCAGAAATCATGTTTGTAGGGTGAAAAATTAAATTTTGTTCCATTTTTACTTGATCTCGATGATCAGGGGTGGGCATCATTTCATTTAATTCTTTACCGCTCAAAGTACCAACGTGTTCGTTGTCTTGATAGACATGATAATCAAGATGATCTTCAAACCCTTTTCCGCCTTCACTCTTTCTAAGCGGTGCTCTTCTTAAGGCAGAAAAAATTTCATGAAATTTACCGTGCATAGCGGGATGAATGGCGTGATGCATATTTTGTGCTGAAGGAGTTGCACCCCAAATTGTGTACATATATGACAATAAATCTTCTGGGATATTCGGATATATTTCTTTAATTTTGTCATGAAGAGATTCAATTAAGCCAAGGCTTTTATGAGGTTCTTGAAAAACCCCTAATTTTACAATGGTTGGAATTCTTTTTGCGCTCCATACGGTCAAAGAGCCAATAACATCATCAGAATATGGATGACGCACTTCGTAATGGTCTAGACTACTTACGCCTCTAGCTAAATCACTATATGGCGGTAATTGCGAAGAAACCTTAACTAAAGTATAGTTATCTTGTAGCGGAAAGCTGCTGCCAAGACTTTTTGCTAACTTAACCACTTTTTTGATTTTGTTCATAGGTTTACCGTGATAAAAAATGTTCCAGACACATATGGTTATTATACATCTAATCGAGAGTTAATTATCGAAGGTTCCAAAGAATCTTTAGATCTTATTAAAAATTACCTAACAATTAAGAATAAAGCAATTGACAAAAGGCTAAAAGAATTAAAACGCACTCAAGCTTTTAACGCTAGACACGCAGCAATTCTTAAACAACAAATTAGAGAATTAGAAGAACAAGTCGTTACAAAAGCGTATGCAGAAGTTGAGGGAAAAATTAGTACTCTGCCGGGATTTTGGTTCTTATGCAATAAAATTACTGGTCATGAAGCTAGCACTAAACCAATGACTTTTGGGGACGAGCGTTATTATCAGAAAGACGCTGTTGAATCTGCATTAAAATTCAAACGATCTTGCATTGTAGCTGCAACCGGAACGGGAAAAAGCCGTATTATACGCAATCTTGTGGCCTCACACGTTTCTGCTGGTCGTCGCGTTATAGTTATCGTGCCAAGTATCGAATTGCTCCACCAGACCTATAAGACTGTAGCCGATGGCCTAAAATCTTTGGGTGTTAAAAAGATAGGTAAACTTGGTGGAGGAACCACCCCCCCTGACGGGGTTATGTGCTTAGTTTCTACTGCCCAAAGTTGTTTGAACCATATAGATCGGTTTCAGACAATCATAGTTGATGAAACTCATACAATGGCCGCACCGTCTTATCAAGAAATTGCTCTAGCGGGAATCAACGCAGAGTTTTTTCATGGATTGACGGCAACTATTGAGCGACCTGATGGCATGACTCCTCTTATTTATGGTTGGGCTGGCGCACCCGCTTATGTCTACCAATACTCTAATGGGGTACAAGATAAATTTTTGAGTCCTATTAAGTACATTCCTAAAGTAGTTCCCGCTTGTAGCGTTCAGACGCATAAGAATATGCATCCAACTAAAGAATACATAAAACTACATTCAGATCCAGAATATATTAAATTTGTTAAAGAAACCGCCGAAAAAGCTCTAGCTGCTGGCCGTAAAGTTCTGGTTTTATATAAATCTGTGGAATGCGCAGACGCCTTGGCCGACACATTAGGCGTCAAAGCTGCCAACGGTGAGTTTCGTTTGCCAATAAAAGATTTTAGAGAAGGAAGAACTAACGTTCTTATTGGTAATTGGCATTTATTAGGCACAGGCATTGATATTCCAGAAATATCCGCGATATTGCTCTGTATGGCAGGAACAAGCGAGATTATGTTAATGCAGGCGATTGGAAGAGGAACAAGAGTCAGTGAAGGCAAAAAAGATTGTATAGTGATTGATATATGTCCAAATCACTCAAAGTATATTAATCAGCTAACCAAGCGGGAAGAGGTTGTTCGATCATTTGGGGTTGAATCTGTAGGTTTATGAAATCACCATGAAGCTTAAAATTGATGAAATAAACATTATCTTCAATATGAAAAACATAATCTTTTTTGTTCGTGCCAAATTTTTCTGCGCTTGAATAAATAGCCTTATTTTTCTTTCTATGATTATGAATTGTTGTTGGTTTGCCCTTCATAGTTTTACCGATTTCATTACGCCTTTCTTAGAGTAAATGTGTCTCTAATCCAATCATAGCATAATTATCTATCAGCAATTTGATCTAAGGCTTTAACTGTTTCTTTCAATTTATCTTCCGATAAGTTATGCATCATACTCACTGCAATAGTCATTAGTCCTGACGGTAAACTTAAAACTCTGTGTAAAGCAACAATATCTTCGTTTTGCAATTCTGGAAACGTAAACGAAGAATTGGCAATCCTCATGCTAATTACAAATTTATTGTTTTGATTTTGCGAAAGCTCAACTAATGGTCGGTCGTGTACAGAGCTTTTGTCATGCAAAATTTTCAAATTTTTCTTTGAGCTGTTGATCATTTTTTAACCCCATTTACATGAGTATCAAGTTCTTTAATCGTAGAATTAATTCTATTAATCATAGAAGAAATTCGCGCCAGTCGTTCATCTAAAGTCAACTCGGAATCGGGCTTTTTGTTTTCTTTTTTGTTTTTGTAATCTTCAAAACTAATTACATTATTCATACAACCTCCAAGTCTTCAACAAGTTCTGGAAATTTATTTTGCAAAGCAGCTAAGATAACGCCATATGCAGTCATTAAACTACTAGGACAGCCTGCACAAGCACCAATCAATCTAATTTGAACCATTTTATTTAATTCATCATAACCAACTACTTCTGCTGCGCCACCATGCATATCTAAGATTGGTGTTATTTCATTTTTTACAAAATTACTAATAATATCCATGAACACTCCTCGTACAACCGTTATTGGTTGTTATTTATTTATCGGAGTTTTGCAATCTAACTTTAGCAGCTTCGATTTCTAATTGTTTCGATACGAAATCAAGTAATTTTAATGTAATTTGTGACAAACGTTGAATGTCATAATCGTTTACAGATTCTGCAGTTGGTTTATTAGAGGCAGGAACAACTGCATATTCTTTTTGATTATCTTTAAAGACCAGCACTTCCCAACAAAAACTTTTTTGATTAAATTCCCAAATAATTTCTATTCCAGTTTCATTGTCCGTGAATGAATAATATGAATTATCTTCCACTGCTGCGGATTTCATATTGGATTGAATTCCACTGGTTCTTTTAAGCAAACAGAATAAGTTTGTTTAGAAATAATTTTTGCCTCTTCCGTATTTCCATCATAAATAATTTTATCAACAACGGCCAAACAAGGGAGCTGCCGCTCTGCGCATTGTATTTCACACATTATACGTTCATTTAATTTAACTTTATTCTTTTGGAAAGCCGCAGATGCTGTAATCAAAAGTAACGACAGAATAATATATTTCATTTAATTCTCAGTGGCGTTGGATCTTTTTCCAAAACATACTTTCTTAATGCTTTGCCAATAGAATCCGCGGTGAATACTTTTTTTACTATACTTGATGATATATCTTGATACAAGTACACAGACTTGTTATGGTATTCTACCAACAAAACTTTTGTATCTTCGTTGTAAAAATAACCTGACACTACGCTCGAATCATTTACTTTTGTTATTTTCATCTTTCAATCCTGTTATATTTCTGAAAATTGTTTTTAAATCTTCTTCAACTAATTGCAAAGCACTTATTCTTAATAATGTTGGTATGATTATTCCAATTATTACTAATAACTCGAAACTCATTTTTTAATTTTCTTTATTTATCGAAGATAGGTGGACTTTTTCATTAAAACGCTTTTTCTTTTGTCCGTGAACAACTAATCCAATTTTGATGCCCCCCGCAGCAGCCGGTAGATCACTTTCGGATGCATCAAGATAACCCGCAGCAAGAAGGCTTTCACGATCAGGAAAGATTCTACTGTGAGCTAAATTCATATCAATCAAATGATCAAAAATACCACCAATCGACTGAATACGGAAGAAATTATTTAGTTTAAGAGCTTCTGTCCAATCTAGATCAAGTGATTTGGTATAAGCGTAATATCTAAACTCAGGTGTTTGTTTCATTATTTCAACCCAAGTATCAAGATACGCTTGGTTGTAAAAATCACCAGACGAATGAAGGCGAATAGTCTTGATATATCGTGGCAATTTTTCATACGCTTTTTTAGTTTGTACACAAAACACTTCTGGGTTTAAAGATGTGTAAAAGTTATTGAGCATATTTTGGACTTTGACGCGATAAGTATAATTACCTAAAGATGCATAACAAAATCCAAGACAACCACCCGCACCGCGACAAGTTGACGCTTGCGGAATATCAAAACAAGCAATACCGTCTTGGGCTAGTTTTGTATTACCAGTTGAAATAGAAATTTTTTCCTGTTTGAATTCGTTTTCTGCGAGTGTTTGCAATAATTTTGCAAAACGGGCTTCAAATGACATAGTATTTCCTCCTAATAACATATCGGAGTTTTGCAATCTAACTTTAATCGAAGTATTCCTTCGCCCAACCGTTTTCTGTTGTGTACCATACCTCTTTTATTTTGTGATGTTTAATAATTTCTTGGCAACCAGAACATGGCCTTGCCATTCCTAGCTCTCCATTACGTTTTATTCTTGCAACAACTAGAACCATACCTTCTAGCGATTCGACTAAATTATTTGCTCTAATGATTGCCTGCATTTCTGCATGCACAGTCACAGGACGGCCATAGAACCTCGATAGAGGATGTGTTTTAGCATTATTAGCACCAACGCTTATTAATCTTTTTTTAGCAAAGATGGCCGCGCCTAGCTTGTGTTGGTAGTCTTCGCTTTGGCTTGCGGCTGCGATTGCTGCCCTAAATCTGTTTGGTAGTTTCATAAAAAGAAAAAGGCCGGTATCAACCGACCAGTTCCTTTGAACGAGAGCTGCTCCGCTTCGAGCTTTCCAGCACCAGCCCTTCAGCCGAGGATCTGAAGTATCTTGTTTTGCCGTTTTGTCCACCCCACGATGCATCGATCAGGTTTACTCCACAGAAGGCACTATAAGTACCGCAGAAACGTTCAATGAGCGAGGTTGCACGTCCTTTTGTAATACCAGTATTCACAAGTAGCTGCTGAAGCTGGGCGTTAGTAACACCTTCTGAAGGAAGAGCCGACAACACGCTATACGCTGAGCTAGGCAATTTTGACGAAACACTTTCGCCAGTCTTACGATTTGTGTAGGTCACGGTAGCAACTGAATCATTGTGGGAAACGGTCAACATATGAATCTCCTTTTGTTATTGACTAAAAAAACATTATGATTGAATAAATTTACTGAGTACTATTTTGAAACAATTTGTTCTCTTTTAATTTCCATCAAAGCTTTATTGCCATCAGGTCTTGTGCATTGATCCTCCAATAAAAAACTTCCATCTGTTTTAGTAAGCCTAATCACAACTTTTTCGCTCATACTAATCATTGCAATAATTGCTTCTGTTTCGGTATCTCTGATTGGAAAAACAAACAGCGGCTTTTCTTTATCTGCAATAAGCATAAGCCTTAATTGACAGTTTGTTTGCGACAGCTCTTTTTTAGTTTTAATTTCTGTTGCAATAAAAGTAGTCAATCCACCTAAAAGAACAAGAAGACCAGTTTTGAGTGCTGCACGTTTTTCAGCGGAAAACATTATTTGCCTCTTAAAATATGGGTATTGATTTATCATCGCTTAAATCAAACTCATCTGCAAGTAAAAAACTCAATACAAGTTGAAACATTTCTGTCTGTAATCTTGACCAACTTGACGCATAAGTTTTTTCATCAAAAAGATACGGATTCATAAGCATCATTGTTTTAGGATCAGAATGTCCTAAATCTAAAAGGCAGTGACCAAGTTCATGAAAAATTAAAGCTCGTTCGCGCATTGAACCTGGTTCTGCCACTTTACGTTTTATTTCAATTTTTCTTTCAAACCTTGACCACCAACAAACTCCTGCAACCACTCCATCTGGATCTGTTTTTTGATCAAACGAATCAACAAAATTAATTGACTTTAGCTTTTTCAGATTTTCGCCGCATCTATTTGCGGCTGTGGTTTGAATACAAATACCATAGAAATGTTTTAGGTATTGTTCTAAATACGGGTCGCTTTTTTCTTGTTGTTCTTTCTTTTCCTCCGGTTTAATTTTTTCTGTTGACAATACTAAATCTTGATCAGTTCCACATCCAATCAAAGTGCTTGCCAACAGAATCGTTAAAAAAGTTTTCATGTTGTCCTCAGTTTGTTGTTGTGTAGTATTCTTGTCGAAGAACTACAAACGACCCGCCTTCTTTTTCTTTCAATTTTAGTTGATCAATCATTTGTTCAATTTCATCTATGCTCTGGTTTTTTAGTTTTTGCAAAACATCCGATAGCATTTGCTCAGGCGTTTTATCGTCCACAATTGAATTGTCCATTAAATTAGACCTTCTTTTCTAAGAATATTTTCAACATTTTCTACATCATCTAGGGTTAGATCATCGGTTAAGTTATCATTTGGATCAATACCCAAATAATCAAATGCACGATTGAACCGAGCCTCAAGCAGTTCATCTTCAGTTAGGTCGTTAGCATTGATACTCCATCGTGAATTAACTGCAATTTTTGATTTATCGGACTTCTTACCAACGCCTTCTTTTCTAACGTTCAGCATTTCAGTTTTTTGAATTGGCGAAAAATCAGGAGCATTGTCATTGAACTTGAAATGTCGTTTACCATCAACATCCAAACCAATCAACAGGCTGCACCATCCATTGAAGTTTGAAAAACCAAACGTGTATTTTTCAATAATTGCTGATGCCTTCCCGCTCCTCCCCCCTGCGGTATTTACGCCCAGAGCAGCGGCAATAATTCTTTGTAGCTCGCCATTGCTCACTGGTTGATTAAGAGCAGAAATTGCATCATAAACATTGCGGTCAATTTTTGTTGTTTTAGTTTCAGTCTCATTCGTTTTTTGAATCACAACTTTGTTATTATCATCGGTATAAAAAACTTTGAATGACATAGTAGTTCTCCTATTAAACAAGTTCTTCGGGTGTCAAAACAATCAACGGACGGTTTTCTTCAAATTGTGCATGGATTTCTGAAGCTTTGTCGCTATGCTCAAGGACGCGCTCAATATATTTGTCAGCGGCATCGCATGAAACTTTAGTCCAACGACTCTTTCCTTTCTTAGTTTTAACCAGTGCTTCAAAACAACTATCGCCAAAATCAACTTCGCGCATTCTTACTTTTGTTGAGCCGCAGTTAATTTCACCAACATGAAAATGGCCGTTACTCATTAGGTTGTAAGACTTGTAAGTAAAGTTATTATCTGCGCCGCTCTTACTGTTAGTAGCTTTTTGAATCATCCTAACGCCAAGTACAGAAACACTGCTAACTGTTTTCATGCGTTCACTCCTTTGCCTTTATTGGCATAAAACATATCGGAACAACCGACTCTAACTTTACAACCACGAACAAATAAATTTATCAAATGCATCGTTTGATTCTGAATCCCCTCCTCTTGCCGAAAGTAAAAATTTGATTAAATCTTCTTTATTGAAAGTATTTGTATTTATTAAAATTGATGATGGCATCTTTTGCAAAACACTTTTTTGTCTTTTAAGACATTTTTCAGCAAACTCATTGCTAACTTTTAATTTATTAAATTGTGCAAACAAAATTTCTCTGTTTGGCGTCAAAAAATGAAATGTTGAAGTTTTTGTTCTAATTACCATGATTATTGCGCAATTGAATAAATTCTTTTCGACGTTCAAAAGCGAATTTGGGTACAAATTCCAGAAATAATTCTTTTCTTCAATTTTGTTCATTGGCTGCTCCTTATACTTACTTATCGGAGCTTGGGATTCTAACTTTACCAAAAGTTTTTAATATATCGGTCAGCAAAATCATTTGCATCTTTTTCGGCAATTTCTTTATCTCTAATATCATGGCCATAAATATATGCAAGATATTTATTGTTTTCTTCTTGCCAAGCGTGGCGATACTCATGAGCCAATATCCATGCCAGTCTTTGCATTGTGCGTGGATAATAAACTTCACGATTGCACGAAGATACAACTACTATTTCTCGTTTGCGGGCATCACAATAACCATCGACTCTTTTGTTCACCCATTTTACAAATCTAACTTTCCACCCCTTCTCTTCAAGGCGAAGAAGAAGGGGCTTGATTGCTTGGTGGCTTTTAATTTCTTGTTTGTATTTAGTAATCCATCTCATTTTGAGAAAGTCTTTGTTAAGAGTTTAACGAAGTCTTCAAAATTGATATTAGTTGGTTGATCTACCGCTTTACCGTTTACTTCGTAAACAACTTCATGTTGAAGGCTGCGTTCGTTTACTCTGAGCGTTGTTTTATCTTTATGTGAACGCTTTAGCTTAATTGTTTGGGTCTTAACATTAAATTCCAAATACTCATAACTAAAACCTTCTACTGCACGGACGAGCTTTCTAAACACTACGGGCTTTTTCATGCGTTCACTCCTTTGCCTTTATTGGCATAAAACATATCGGAACAACCGACTCTAACTTTAATCGTATCCATAAAAATAATAATCATCGTCAAACCTTCTTTTGTTTTCTTCCTCCTCCAAAAAAATAGGTTTAGAAGGCGTTGTTTCTTTAGGAAACAAGAATTCACTTACGTCAGGACAGGCAGAAACAATAAATAAAATATCCATGATATTTGAAGCTGGCTGCCCTTTTAGCCAGATCATTCCGCCGTCTTCATCTTGTCCTATTGCAAGGCGTTTTTTAGCAATTCCGCTTGATTGAAATGATTCTGTAAATACCGGATTATCATTCCAGTTATCAATAAAAAAACGAATGTGAGTGACGAACGATTGAAAATCTGGTGCAATTTTATTCAAATATTTTGCCTGTGGGTACTCATACCTACCTTTGTTTGCAAGGCCATCTTTTACATTTTGTGAAAGAATATTCCAAGAACGATTTACGATTTCAGAAGTGATTTTAATCTTATCTTTACCAACAAAATCTGTGTATTTCATTTTTTCTCCATAATATAAGTAGCGAACTTATCTTTTTTAGTGATCAAAAGAGGCAAATCTAACACTACATTCCGTTGGTAAGTATTTATGCGAGTAATGCCTTCTTGTTTTATATCTCGACGCACCGTGATATACGCTTTTCCATTATCTGTTAGCAAGTTGTGTATATTGGATAGGATAACTTCTTGCGTAGTTTCATTAACAACATTCAAAACAAAAGTACACAGAATTGTGTCATATAGTCCAGATGGCATGATTGGCTGATAAAATGGGTCATAACCGTCGATTGATAAAACTTCGCAATCTTTGCCTCTACCGCATCCATAATCTAAAACTTTTCCATTCAACAAACCAAGTTTTTGTAGACTTGTCGCAGGAGCGGAAAGCCTGTTTCGTTTGATTGCTGTTTTATGACTTAAAAACATAAACCTCTTTCAAACTGAAGCCATATAGGATTCAATGCCCTTTTGGCGATTTTGTTTTGAAAATGTTTTGGGCGGCAATTCATTTAATGTTTTTTGTAGCAAAGGCAAAAATTCTTCGAATGATAAAAGTTCTTCCGCTTTTTCAATCTGAGCTTCGATTGGATTTTGCCAGTTACTATAGCATGGGCGCAGTTTTGATCTAGGGATCAAATCTTCAAGACTGAACAAAATTCTGTGTGCAGTTGGATAATGACAACGAATTTCAAATAATTGTTTTGTTTTCATATTACATTGAGTCAAAAAATCTCTGCTGCCTGCCCGTTGTAAATTGTCTGGAAGCAGGTCTCGTGGCGTTGACCACAGAATTTTAAGTCGTTCGACATCAACTTCGTCAACTGTATATTGGTTGCAAATAACTTTATATCTAAATCCACATCCTTGTTGAAAAGAGCGATTTATTTCTAACGAATAATAGCCTTTCATTGCATTTCCTCCTACACATAACAAACATATCGGAGCTTTGTAATCTAACTTTAATCAAAGATTTTCAAACAATGCTTGAAATAATTTAGTAGTTTTTCTTTTGTTATATTGCATTTCTTTAATTGTTTCTTCGGTAATTTCAACTAATTTTTCAATAGAAACTGGCTCATAAAAGTATTTTCTGGCATCGTGATCATACCTGTCATTTCGTATTTTATTAAATTTATAAGAAAGTTTGTTGTAAAAAACAACCATTTCTTGTTTTGAATGAAACGGCAATTTATAATGATCATTGTTATTAAATTTTGAATTAAAGGAAAATGAGTATGCTTTTATGTAATACTTATATCTATAATTTCTGCCAGTCCATTCACGATCATATTTCATTTCAACATATATGTTGTGATTATCGGTAATCCATGAATAATAACTCATTGCATTTCCTCCTACACATAACAAACATATCGGAGCTTTGTAATCTAACTTTACAATAAATTGGCCGAAATTTGATCTAACATTTTTATTTTATTTTTTTGTGAAACTGTTCTTTTAGGAAGGGATTCTAGGATTTTTTGAAAAATTGATATAAATTCTTCATCTGAAGGCAATTCTATTGCGTTTTGAATTTTATTTAATGAAATGTAATCCCAACGACTCCAGATCATTTTTGCATCAATATTTTTTTCAAAAGTATCTGCAATAACTGATATGGAATACCATGACGCAGGAAATTCTAACATTAGAACTTCTTTTACTGCACAAGTTTTAAGAGAGTGCGCTATTCGAGAACCAAGTCTGATATTTGTAAAATCAATGCTTTCAAATTTTGTTTCACTCAATCCATCAAAAATGTATTTATAGATTGTTATATTTCTTGTATTTCCGCGTAGCTTTCCAGTTCTGGTAGTAGTTATGTGATAGTAACCCCTCATAAACCCATCACATATTTTTATAAAGATCAGTTAATAATCTTTTAGTTTTTAATTTTCTATTGTCGCCCCATTGATTAATGGTTTTATTAAGCAATTCAAAAAGAGATTCTTGCTGCATTTCATTATTGCCTAAAGAATAATAATTATGCCAAAAAATTCCACCAAAATTAACAAGATCTTGTTTTGTACTAAATCTAAGGCGGTAGTGTTCTTTGCTGTCAGGATAACTAGCAATAGAAAATACACAAAAAAAGTATTGATCGTATCTTCCCAATGATTCACGAGATGAAAGTTGAGCATAAATATATTTAGCGTCAGAGTTTACGCTATAAACTGCCATTATGATTTACTCAGCACTGAATGGGCAACAAGTTTTCTGACTTTTTCTGCTAAATCGTCCCTGCCGTTTTGTTCAAGGCAAACTGCCAACTGTTCAGCCGAAGTAATATCTAAACAGGTAAACTCTTCTGATTCTAAAAGGGCTACACTTTTAGCCTTAACAGTGACTTGTTCGTCGTTATCATTTATGGCAATAATTGTAATCATATCTTTCTCCTAAGTTGTTGTGATGCTAACTTCAAAACAAATTATCTATTTGATCTACACAATAACGATAATAGTTCTCGTTATTTTTCTTGTCCTCTTCTTCGGCCAGAAAATTATAGTATTCTTCGTCGGCCTCTAATTGGTCTTGAATTTCAAGGATTTTATGAATTACGTTATTGTTATTCAGCCTTGAATCAAGAACTTCTTGGATAACCATTCCATCGTGTTCAGTGGGATCAAGCTGAACGGATTGTTTTATTATTTCAACTAAAATTTGTTCGTAAGAACAATCATCAGGAACATCTATTGTGACAGAAATAGGAAACGCAACAGTAAAATTGATTTTCCGCATATAACCTCCGTTTTACTATATTTACATATCGGAGTCTTGCAATCTAACTTTAATTAAATGTTTTGTAAAATTGCATCAATATATTTATTCATTCTTTTGTTGGCTTTTTCTTGGTTTTTGTGAACTTCTTGTTTGATAAATTCAATCGCTTGAAACTCGTCTGTAAATTTATAAATACATCTAGTCCCACAGAATTTACCAATAGTCCATATTGGTGAATTTGGAAGAAAAAGATATAAATATTGAAAATGACAGAATCCATCTACGCCTAAAATAAGTTCACCATCTGAGCCAAATTCAATTTCTTTATCTGATCTTACTAACCACCAATCTTTGAGATTCATAAAATCAAATTTTTTTGGCTCTTTTTTCTTTCCTCGGTTACTTCCTTTGGTTGCTATCAGTATGTAATAAAACATTATCGCCTTTTCTTTCTTCCTGTAATAAATTTGAAAGAAAATTCTCAGCGGCTTGACGCGCTATTTGTATTATTTGATCATCGTCGTTTGGATACAATTTGACAAACTCACATGAATTGTATTCATATATAAATTCATTAGATATATCGGCCAGCCACATTTCTCTAATAGACGGATATTCTTTTAATGTTTTTTGTACGCTATTTAGCGTTTTGCTGTATTCAGCTAACATATTTTTAATATCGTAATGATTCATTTGTTACCTAGCCAATCAGCTAAAGCTAGAAATATAACCACCCAAATCATTATTTTTAGCAAAAATAATCCAAGCTGGCTGATAAAATCAGCCAAAAAATACTCTGGTGGTTCATCATCGTCATTATGGTTATTCATCTTTTAATCCATGTTTTTCAATTAGAGGTTTAAGAATTTCTGGAAAATCTGTGCAAATTAAGATGTTTTTAGCAATCGTTGGGAATCTTTTTACGGCTCTTTCGTAAGCTTTTTTGTAAATAAATTTTTGATACGGAACGACTAAATAATTCAGATATTTCATGACGTACTGGCCTACAAACAAATCAGCAGTGTACAACCATTTTGGCCATCTAACCCAAATGTGAGTTGGGTGAAAAAAACTATGGAATGACCAATAACCCAAAGAACAATAAACACGCACTGTGCCGTATTTAGATTTAGTTTGTCGAACGTTGATTCTTCCCCATTTCACAAGGAATTTGCCTATTTCATAGGCAGCTATATCACGCAGGATTTCTGTATCTTCATTATATATATACTTGTCTTCTTCGGCATATATCTCAGTCATTATTTTTCCTAAAAAACAAAAAAGAAAAACACAAAACAATTCCGTAAATCAGTATAATTCCAGTCAAAAACAAGGCAGGAAGAAAGAAAAACATTTTGCACCTCCCCACTATACCCTATCGGCATTTTTATGTCTAACTTTAACTAAATTTTATATTTAATTCTTCGCCATCGTCATATCTGACCTGATCGCATTTTGGATATTGTTTAATGATGGGATAATTTAAGGCAGCCATCATTTTAGCCTTTTCTTTTTTGTTGCCAACAAATTGAAAATATCTATGTTTAACAGACGGGGGAACGGTTTGTATATTATTTTCTTTTGCCCATCGAGTTGGATCTGTTATGCCCATATCATATAAAGTCATGGCATGGACTTTTTTACCATCAATCAAATATGTTTTTTCGTGCGGTTTTGATGCGCCAGTATAGAGCCAATTTGTTGCTTGATAAATAATTCCACAATGATTATACGCCGTGTCTGCATAACTAATAATTGCACATGGAGATTGTAACATCTTCAAACTATTGCCGACTAGAAAACTGGCTGCATTTTTAGTTTTAGATTGTATAACTAATCTAGATAATTCGTATAATCGAAAGTCTCTGTTTTTGAATGCGTGTTTTTGAATGGATGGAGATGGTTGACCGTAAACTACAACGCCAGTGATTTGTTCGTTTTCTATCAATGCAAATCCAGCCCAGAAAATACTTGCTCTTCTAGAATAATGTTTTTTTGTAACAAATTGATCTGCAATCTTTTTTGTTATTTGCACAATTTTCATACAGTTTCCGCTATGAGCGCAAACGTGTGTGCTTTTACTTTTTTAGAAAAAGTTTTTTGTGGAAAAGAATCAAACACCAATGTAAAAATATCAATCAATTTTTCTACTGAATGTGGACTAAATTCATACTCATCATCATACTTATTGTATCCACGCACGTTTTTTTGTCCAAGTAAGCTAGATAATTTATTAGAAAACTCAAAACCGATTGCGTTTGTTTTTACTGGAATTGAAATTTTTTGATGATATTGCCAACAACCATCAACAGTATTCCAATAAGTTTCGGTGAATCCAACCGCAAGTTGCCATTTATCATTTATCCAAAATCTAGTGACCCAAATATCGTAAAATCCTCTTTGGGATGGCATAACTTTCATCGTCACAAACCCTCGGCATATTCTTCGATTCCTTCCTCATACCAATATTCTCTTATGTTGAATGCAATTTCTAATGCTTCTGGTATATTGTTATAATCTTCTGGTGTTTCTGGCCACGGATGATCCCATGTTTCATTATCGCAATATCCACCCATGAATGCCATACCCGGTTCATAAAAGAGGGCTTCTACCTCTATTTCATGCTCGCGTTCAATTGTTTCATAAAATTCAAGTGGCGGAGACCATGCGGTTTGAAAAACAACTTGAACATAATCATCACCATAATCAACCATATGTGGTTCATCAATGTCCCATTTCGTTCCCCATAAAGAAGACGCGTCTTTGCCTTCTTCAATTGGAATAAAAACCTCAAATAAATTTTTATTTTCAATTCCCAGTTTGATTATTTTAATTATTTCAGGATCTGAATGCCTGAATGTTGCATGATTTGAACACCAGTTTGGCATTATTCACCTCAACGCTTAATTTTAAAGATCAATTTATCTGGTAGAATTTGTACGATTTCTGCATTACGATCATAACGATATAGATCATCTTCAATTTCCCGTTCAAACAAGCCAGTCAATAATTCAACTTCGTAAGTATCTTCTACAAAACGATAGCCTTGAAGTTTAGTATCAATAAGTTTAACTTTACTAAAATCAACCATGTTTTTAAGAAACATATATCCTCCTTAAAGTGCCTCTGGTTCATCTTCAATGCGTCGAATTTGATCACCGTAAGCCCAATGGCCATTGTCTAATATGAAAACTGCATAGGATTTTTCAGTAACCTTGATTGAATCCACTGACTCGCCATATTTTTGACGCGGTTGTTCAGTTTTTTCAATATGAATAACTTTAGCGGCTCTAGGAGGATGTGATCCCCAAGAGCCGCGCCAAGAAACCGTATCGCCAACTTTGATAATTTTCATACTAACCTCCGATTACTTACATTTACATATCGGAGCTTTGGAATCTAACTTTAGGGGTTTTTAGGAAAAAGTTTTCCTTGACCACCACCATTAGAAGAACCGTAAACAAGAGGACAAGCCGCTTTTTTATCTTCGGTTGGCGGAGCGTTCATCAATTCTAATGAACAGGTAACGCCTACAACTTTATCAGCGGCTTTTTGTTTAACTGCGTCCTTGCCAACAACCCACCAATCGTTTGAGACCCTTTCTCGCAGTTCTTTAACAGTAGTGCTTAATCGTTTAGCACTTTCGTTATCAAGCCAATCTATAATGGCGTTGATTAACGAAAAACGGCTTTCTAAACGTCGCACTGGAGCTTGCATACCAATTTGCGCTTGATGCTGCATCAAAACTGCAGTTTCTGTAATAAGCCGTTCATCACAGGCTGTTTGCAAAAAATAAAACGCCATAGATGCTGCAGAGTTTACTACACATTTTACTTTCAAATTTGGTCTTGCCACCTTTGCAGAGCGAACCGCTTCAATCATCCGAAGGCCATCCAGTACGTCACCCCCAGGCGAATCTATAAAAACAGTAACTTTGTCACTTGTTTGAGATAAAAAGTCTTTGATAAATCGAGATGCAGTTAATTCATTAACTTCATCTGTAAACTTGATAAAAGAATTAGGTGATAAAATCACTACTTCTTTTTCTGGTTCTTTTTGTTCGGCAGATGCAAATGAGGAAATTGATAATAATGATATAGCCAAAACTTTATTAAAAAATTTCATAGATTCTCCTATTCTATTAAATCGTAACAAAATAGGAGAATTAAAACAAGAATGTTTTACCTAAATTTTTAGAGCTTGGATATTTTGTTGATGCTCTTGTAACTTTCGCCTGAGAATTTCTTCTGCCTCTTCGTTATTTTTAGCATTTGTTAAGAAATAATTATTTATTGATTCATAATAATTTTTGTTTTTACTCTCATAAGTTTTCATATGGAATAATACTTGTTTAATAGAAATCGCTATACAAGTCAACCTATAATCGTTTAATCGCATTACCAACTCGCTCGATAGAACACCGTTCTTTTTTTGTTTTGTTTCAACCATTGTATTGCCTTTTCAAAAACTTGTAAAGAAGGCGCACGGTCTTCGGGGTAACTTTCGCCAAAGAAAAATCCGTCTGTTTGCGGCAATGCTTCTACGTTTACTGCGTCATAAATAATATGTAGGTCTTCTTCAGATAAATCAATTCTTTGGCAATTGTCAAGACCTTCTGCAAATGTTTCAATAATGAAACCGTGCAGATTAGGGTGTTTTCTCCAGTACCCAAGTTCAATTTCATCCCTGCCTTCTTTGCCGTATAAATACATATCTAGCCCCATGACACCCCCCTTAAATTTGTCGAGCTTCTAGCTCAGTTTTAAGTTTGTGTTTGATATCCAAAAGATGCTGTTCAAATTCTTTCATGATGCCAATACGATTTTCGTATTTGAAACCGTAATACGGCATCATACGAATTATTTCATTGTAATGTTCTTGCGTATCTGAGAACAAAATATAGCTCATTTGCCACAAATCCTCTTCGATCATTGCTATCGTTTTTGGTATATTTGTAGACTTGGCAAAGATGTTTGCTGTCATATTTCCACTCCCCTTAATTTCTTGTAGGCTACATTGCCTACATTTACATATCGGAGTTTTGGGATCTAACTTTAATTAAATTTTATCGGCCAAATAATTATGATCAAGTTCTAATTTTGCCAGCAAAACATCAACTTGATTTTTGTTAATTTCTACATTTAATTGGTTTTCTGCGTCGTCAACATTATCAATAAGATAAATGACTGCAAGATAAATAAGTTCTATATCTTGAGGGGTCAAATATTCAGTATATTTACGAACATCTTTAACAATATTCATAGAGTTTCAACCCAAGTTGTATCATGATTTATTTTTTTGCAAATAGTTTCAACTTTTTTTGCCGTCAAACGAATACCGTTGTCATATAAATGACATTCGGCATCTTGCATAATTTCTATCAAATCTCTTTTTGAAAATTGATACGATTCGTAATCATCTAAACATGTTTTGAAAAAATTGATTGCAGTTTCTAAAATAATTAAATCTTCATCATCAATCAAAACATCTTTTAAGTTATTCGACATAATAGTCTCCAATGTTTAATTCAGAAACTAATTTTTCGACATCTTCGTGTATTTCGCCAGTCCATTCTCTATTAGGAACATTCAAACCTTTTGAATCAGTAATTAAATTGCCGACACTATCTATCAAATAATAATTTAATTTGCCAAGAGCATTTGACATTTCTTTAAATCTATTATGCCATTTGATTTTTTTGTCGCCTTTTTTGATATATGCCCAACGATGTTCTTGAAGAAGAACAGCTTGATCAGTTGTTTGATAGATCAGCATATAGTTCCTCCTGCTCAAATTCATCCACCTCTGGTGGGGGTGGGCGTTTTACTGAAGTTTCAACAACTGTAAAAATACCAAATTCTATGTTGTCGTCAAGAAATTGTTCAACCATTTCTCGTTTACTGAACGCTTTCACAAATTTCCATTTGTTTGTTTCGTCATTTAATTCAAATACACAATGGAGTTTCATGGTTGTACCTCATTTAATTCTGTAGTTTTTGAGAACGCGTTCATTATGCTCGCGTCGTTCTTGTTCAATTTGTTCTTTGGTTTTTTGAACATTGCTGTCAGATGATGGTTGTTGGTTATTGAAGCTTAACTCTTCTAGTTGTGTCTTTGCTTGTTTTGCCAGTCTGCGCTCAGCCAAATCAATTACGTTATCCATGATGTATTCCCCTTAATTTCTTGTAGGCTGTATTACCTACATTTACATATCGGAACTTTGGAATCTAACTTTATGCGTTTTTTGTTTCCGACCATTCTTTTAATACATCAATGACAGTATTGCCGTTTCCTTCAAAAATTACTTCTACTGGAGTTTTATCAAAAAACAAATGATTGGGCGACAAAAGCCACAAATTAGCACTTTCTGTGTCGTTATCAAATAATTGCATTAAAAGCTCTGCTGTTTCATGTAATTGGGTTGCAATAATATCCTGCTGGAAATTCAATGTTTCGTTAGAGAGTTCCATTTTCTTCCTCCTTTTCATTCACAAAACGTCTAATTTCTGGATCATACTTGCCAAACATTCCATCATTTGCCCACTTATCTTTATCGGCAACGTATAATTCACCAAGTCCAACTTCTTCTAATAGATGCACGCATTTATTAAACATATCTGGTGCATAAGTTGAGCGTCCATCTGCATATCTTCGCGCCATCCACAATGTGTCTTGGACTATTTTGCATAACGCTTCTTGTTGTTTTTTATTTAACTTCATAATTTCTCCACGTATTCTGGATCAGTTTCATCTAACTCTAATTGACACCAATATTCATATGGTCTTGATTTACTATCGAAGACGTATCCGGGAGAACATCCACAGAAACATCCAGCCCTGCTTTCCCATCTGAATTTAGTGTCTTTGGGTAAATCGTATTGTGCTATGAGCGCTGGAATAACATTTTTTCTGGCTTCACTAAATACTCTTTTGTTAGAAACCCCGCCTGAAACAACTAGATATAAGATTGACTTTTTTCGCCTAGAACGTAGGGAATGTTGACTTTTTTCAAATTCTTTAACTTTCATAAACCACTCCTATGTTTATTTATCGGAGTTTTGTAATCTAACTTTAATTTATTTTTGTAAATAATTTCAAACTGGATGAATATAAATGTTTCCAGAAATTGTACATCTATCTGTTTCGTAATTTTGTATTTCAACGCCGTGTGTTAAATGAGCGGGAAATAACAAAACATCTCCCTCTTGTATTTTTGGAATAAAAATATCTGGCCAGTGATTTTTTTGATAAAGCTCAAATATTCTGTTTAATCCGCTGGATGAATAATTTTTACTTTTTTCATTAAAAAAATAAAACTTTGCGTCTTTTTTATCATCAAATTGTAAAAAATACACAAAAGAAAAATTAACAACCGGATTGCTATGATGATGAATTTCTTGCCAGCATCCTTGATTATAAAGATTCATCCATATTGATTCAATTTTGTAGTGAACATTTTTTATTAGTTTGAATTCTTCACACATAGATTTTATTATGCAATTTAATTCAATAAAAAATGGTTCATAATTTATTTGATGATTTTGTGTTTTGGTCGTTAAAACCTTGCCCCTCCAATCAGGCTCGTATAAACATTCGTTTTTTGCAATTTGCATAAATTGATTTTTTAATAAATCATGATTATTTATTTTTTTCAAAAAATAAAAATCTGGAAAAATTTGTTTAATCATTTCTTAAAAACTTTAATGTTTGTTGAAAACCCATCGTGGTTGAACAAAGAATCTTTGGCATACTGAGCAGAGCAGTCTTTATCATAATAGACAGTGTTGATGACTCTTTTGTTCAGCACAACTAGCCAAGCGTTCATCTGGTGCCTCCTTTTAGTAAGAAGTTATTATATTTTCATTTATAGTCTCTAACTAAAACTATATTTTCTGTTATCATTTTGGAATTAAATTTGATTTATATGAGAAGAATATAACTCCACTCAAAAAATAAATTAAAAATAGAGCCCCCCATACACCCACCAGATCATAAATTGTTTTTCATCAATATAAAAGACATAAATGCAATAATCAAACCCATAACTGTCATTACTGAATAATACCAGATTGATAAAAATAGATTCAAGCCCAGACCTCCCAAGCATCAATTCTACAGTTTTCCCATAAATACAGACTTAAGTCTACAAATTCGTCTGAGGTAAATTCATATTTAGCCATATTCTCAATCAAAATTTCATATGTGGATGAATCCCATTCTTCTTTATCAAATCCATGCCAAGTTAATTCTCTTAATGCAGACGCGGAATAGAGGTTATCGCCAATATAATCAGTAATAACTCTTTGTCCCTTAAATTTTTGCAGATAAACTGTGTCGCAATGAATCAATTGAAAGAAAGATTCAAAACGGCCTTCCGAAAGACCTTTATCTTGAATAAATTTTTCTGCATCCATCAATACAATATGGCCATCAGCACCCATTGTCTTACTCTCTATTTATAATCATGATCTATCCCACACATACTTTTCAACAATTTTGTATGTGTGACGATATGTACCGTCTTTAGAAATTTTTTCAAAAATTTCAGCCTCCCCCTCTATAGCCTTATAGCCATATTCAAGGATTTGTTTGACTGCGTTTTCTTTATTGTCATATACATGGCCAATATCAGAAATACCAAATTCATGGGGCGCGTCAACTCTTTTAGTATTTACAAAACAAACATAAATCTTTTGCATACTATTCTCCTTTTAGTGGCTCACGACTTTTTCTACATAACCAGCGTCATCCAATACAACGCTGATAAAGCTGGCATCAGGAAATAATGCAGTGATATGAACACCGTCACCGGATTTGTCAACCGTGTACTTTTCAGCTTCTTCGGCAAGATACAGCAAAGAAGTGCCGAGTTCATGTTCATAAACTTGTTCGACAAGGGTCAAGAAATATTCTGCGTGGCTACCAGTATCAGAATGGTTACGAGTTTTCATATACTGTTCCTCCTACATAACATATCGGAACAACCAAATCTAACTTTAGTGGAAAATTAAAAGCGTGGATTCAAAACATAATCATCTTTACACCAAGTATTCTAGCTTGTCAATGATTTGTTCACGGGATTTTTGGCTTATTCCGATAGAAGCTTTTAAGATGCAATCGTAAATGTCACGCATATTCATACGATCAGTAACTTGGTCACATTGATGCACCGCATCATTAAATTGATTCCAAAACAAATTAAGTTCTGCCGTACTCGAAAACTTAAAACTCAAGATAGTTTTGAACGACCCAGAAAGTGGTTTCCGAGTCTCCGGATCTAAATATTCATGTCCTCGAAGAAATGCACCTGCTGTTGGTGCTTGAACACAAAACATATTTATGGTATCACCGAAAAATCCATCGACAATCTGTGTCCACCGATTAAAGTGGTAATCACCACGAGTAAATTCATTCATACTGAGATATTTCTTTTATAAAGGCAATGATTTGTTCGTGCGTTATATTATTCATTTCAATAGTCCTCATATTTACTAAATCGCCACTCTTCAATAGCCCGCTCCGTCTCCTCGGCCTCCTTGATATTCCGCAATTCTCTGGCACGACGCTCACGCGCCAATCGTTCTTTTTTAGCTAACTCTGCGGCAGCTTTTTCTTCTTCGGTCAATTCAACATTATTCATTACAAACTCCCTCTTAGTTCTTCATAAGTCTCAATCAGGTTTAATTGACTACCGTTGTTGATCAGCCGAACGTTCAAAAAATTTCTTAGCTGTTGTTGTCATAACACATCTCCTCTTAAAATAGTCAAGGAACCTTCTTACCTGCCCTGCTCTCCAAATACGGGGTCACATCAGCTAAAGCCATTTTCTCCATCACAGCCATTCCCAATGACCCTGATACCGCCACCCCCTCACTGCTCAATTTAGCTAGTGAAGTATGTCCAAGATACTGCGTAGCACTGCCGTGAACCTTGGGATCAAAATCTCCAAGCAGGTCACCGTTCTTATCAAGAACTAGCCAACAAATATCTGGACGACCAACCAACAAGAGCTTATTACCGTTGGTCAAACTAAGAATTGTAATCCCTCTGTGCATCATAATATTTCCCCCCTCATTTATAGGACTCGTTACCATTGCTGCCCTACATTTCCATATCGGAACAACCAAATCAAACTTTAGTGGAAAATAATAAATTGCGAATCATAATTATGGCGTCTAGTAATATAAATACAGAGGGGCTAAGGGATATGTTCGAGAATACTGCAACACATTATTAGTGTACACATTGGGTCATAGCGGAACGGCCTTTATTCTTTTAGGAGTTCTAACCCAACAGCAGATTCCATTAGGTGGTAATGCACCTAACATCGAGGCAAACAATCTAATCGATTCATTTAAGCGCTTTGAAGCGTTATTATTCTGGGCGTAACGTCTTAGGAATAACGTCTGGAAGTGACTTCAACCTAGGTGCATCTTGACTACTCCCAAGACGCTACATCTTAAAAGTCTTCTTTTTTTTATGCCGTAAACAGAAAAACCCCCAATTTATGAGGGCGAAATGAGTAGATGTTACTTCTATTATAGCATCTTAATAGACTAATTTGCCATATAAAAAATGATATTCGACAAATAAAAAACCCCTAAAGTTAGATTTGGTTGTTCCGATATGTTATGTAGGAGGAACAGCATATGAACACCAAGCAAGAAGTTATTAGCACCCTTAAAAGAAGATACACAGTTAAATTGACCGACAAACAAATAGACTATATTGTCGAGTTGGTTGATGTGGAAGAGCAGGATATTGAAGAAGCTATTGACAGCGTGATCAGTAGTGGCTATATTGATGCCGACGATATTAACTTTGATGAATAACCATAGGAGAATATTATGAGCCAACAACTTATTGATCAATTTCTAGCAGCAATCAACCAAGTTAGTTATCATAATGCCGCAGAAGGTAATGCGTATTGGAAAGAAGAACGCGCCCGAGAAAAGGCGTTGGTTAATCTTAAACAACTAAAGGCAGAAATGGTAGAGCAATATGGCAAGGAAGAAACCAAAAGAATCGCCAATAGCCAGCCTCATCTGTGTTTTGGCGAACTACGAGACTTGGAGACTGCCGAATAGGTAGTCAACCCCTTAGAGTTGGGGGTATGGAAATAAACTCTTGGTACCCCCCTGATGTGTTTGGCATCCCCCAGTGACAGGGGGGTGTCATTTCTTGTTGGTTGTAGTAATAGAACTCTGTTATTAGACGTAGAACTAGTTTTCATGAGTAGACTAGATTCAGAGTTAACAGATTAATCTACAAATAACAGAGCTCTGTATTGGTGCTAGAGGTAACAGAACTCTGTAAAGAAGCTTTAGATGCTCTGTTATTAAAATTTAAGTTTACCTTTGTTGGGTACCGATACAGTAAATGCAGGGATTATCCTGCAACACACACTGTAAGGAGTATCGCTATGAGCTTTTCCAAGAAGAATTCCGAGCACCTTGACCTTGTTATCGCAGCCATCCTTGACAAGTTTGCAGGACAAATCGTCCACAACCAAACCCTGAAGGATTACTTGGTTGCTACCTTGCCAGAAATGTTTCCAAGCGGTCGTGCTGACGGTGCTGTCGAACACCTTGCAAGCGTTGACTTTGCATCCTCCAGAACTAAAAAGGGTGTCGTTGGTATTGCTTTCCTTGAAGGGATTAAGGATGGCAAGAAACGCTACTGGAAAGTACCAGAAAACACCGATACTACTGTAGCCAAAGCGGATTGCCTTGACAAGCTGTCCACTCCGCTCCCGACCAAGAAACCCAAGCTCGTGTTTGGCTTGGTTGCATCCCAGAAGGAGGAGGGCTAACACCCCCCTCAGGGGGCTAGCCACCCCTTTCTCTTTTTGGCATCTACAACAGAGCTCTGTAATTAGATTGTAATAGAACAGAGCAGACAAGACTAGATGCAACAGAGTTCTGTAAAGATTTACAAGTAACAGAACTCTGTAAAGAAGCTTTAGATGCTCTGTTATTAAAATTTAAGTTTACCTTTGTTGGGTACCGATAAATATATTGCAGGGATTATCCTGCAAACATCGAAAGGGTCGAACATGGATGGAAACGAATTTTACGCGCTGCTAACAAACCTTGCAGCAAACAACGACATTTTAATATCCGGTTTGTATGTGGAAAACATACAGTCCGACGACCATGTTAGTGTTCGATTTAATTTTGGACAAAAGCTTGTCCAAATTAACATCCCGAAGGATGGTAGCATGCATGGAACGCTGGAGCTAATCGATATGCAATGCAACGGCGAACACGTCGAACAACCAATCCCTTGTTGGTACGACGACCCAAAAAGCCCTTAACAGGGCTTTTTTTTTGTTGCTATATAACAGAGCTCTGTTAAAGGGACAGTAAGCAACAACTATGCCAAGTAATAACAGAGCTCTGTTAAAGTGAACAAAAAAGGAAGGGGGGTATGCCCCCCCTGTTACCCTTCCTTGGGTTCGGGTTTTTTGGTTGCAGCTACCACATACTCGCCGAAGGACAACTTCGATTTGCGAGTGTGGATAACCGAACCGAGTTCCTCGATTCGGAGGTCGGATTTGGCGACAGTTGCGGAAGTGTCCATCGGAACCTTCCAAAATCGCTTGCCGCCTTCCTTTACACCTTCGAGGAAGGCAACTCCGGCAACTCCTGCTTTGTTAACACAGGAGCGGAATTGCACAGCGGCCAAGTACTCCACCGCCCCATCCGCCCTACCGGATGGGAACAGGTCGGGAAGCTCCGCGCACAGGTACGCTTTTAGTTCCGCGTTGTGGACAATGCACCCCGCATATTTTACCAAAATTGCCTCGATAACCATATCCACATGTGCAGGATTATTTTTGCTAAACATACTGGAACCCCTTTAATAAAGGCGAGGAACATCCCTCGCATAACCTTTATCGGTACCCAACAAAGGTAAACTTAAATTTTAATAACAGATTTGGTTTCCATAACAGATTCCATTGGCATAGTTGTTGCTATAGCAAGTTGTATGCCAAGTAATAACAGAATTCTGTTAAGGTGAACAAAAAAGGAAGGGGCAGAGCCCCCCCTGATTAGGGAGCCAGCCCTGCTTCGACAACAACCCTGTCGAACTCCAACCCCTCCCTGTCCAACGCTTCCCTGTACACCCGTAAATCCACAACACCGCCTGTGTCGTCCATTTCCGCAACTAATTCCGAGCCATCCGAGCACAACACTTGGAGGAACATCCTGCCGTCGTTCCCATGGAATGCCATAACATTGCCTTGCTCCAAAATCGTTGCGAGTGTGTGTGCTTGCATAACAAACCCCTGCTGTTAGTGTAAGCTGCATTGCTTACAACACCTTTATCGGTACCCAACAAAGGTAAACTTAAATTTTAATAACAGATTTGGTTTCCATAACAGATTCCATTGGCATAGTTGTTGCTATAGCAAGTTGTATGCCAAACATTTTAACAGAATTCTGTAATAGGTGTCGTAAGCAACAACTGTGCCAAGTAATAACAGAGCTCTGTTAAGGTGAACAAAAAAGGAAGGCGGGGGGGGTTACCCCGCCTCGTCCATCCATCGGTAGTGGACGCTACTGCCGAAGGGCGTATCCACCTCGATTCGGAGCTGGTCGGCCACATCCTCGTCGCCATGCACCACCTCGACAAATGCGCAGGAACCATCGGGAAACATTATCCCAAGTGTCCCCCCGTAGCGGAGGACAACCACCCCCCTGCAATATTCCACTCCGCAGCTATCCAATGCGGTGCATTGCTTCGCGAATTTTTCGGCAGCGAAAATGTTTCCCATGGTAAACCCTTTCGATGTTTGTAGGAGTTATTTCCTACATAATATTTATCGGTATCCACTAACGGTAAACTTAAATTTAAATAACAGATTCCATTGGCATAGTTGTTGCTATAGCAAGTTATGTGCCAAGTAATAACAGAATTCTGTTAAAGGAACAATAAGCAATAACTGTGCCAAGTAATAACAGAGCTCTGTTATCCAGTAGTAAAAAAAGGATGGGGGGGTTACCCCCCCGTGGGACTACCATTGCAGGTGGTAACCCCCGTCCTCCTCGGGGATGCCCCACCCCGAGTATTGGCCGGAGCCGAGGCCGTCGAACCCGGCCTCCTTGCGGGCGGTTACCCGCCGCCCGCAGGGGAGGAGGACATCCACCTCCCGTCGGTAGCACCCGACCTCGTCGGGGTGGAACGAGCGAGCAGTGCTCGCCAACACGAGGGCATGGACGCCCTCGGTGGCATATGCGCGGTAAACGAGGATGGAGTTGTTGTTGGACATAGTATCCTCCTGTGGGGGCGGAGCCCCCGTTGGTTGTTTTGCTCGTCCCACCGAGCCACTAAATGTGGTGGGAGCGGAGGGGTATTACCCCCTTCCGTATTTTCGTTCCTTAGCGAGTTCGAGGGCTTCCTCCCTACGGTACTCCCGGTCCAGGAGTTCGTAGGGGTCGGTGGGCATATCCCACTCGTCCACCCAGTCGTTGGATGGGTCGAAAGGGTTGGGTGCGGACAGGATGGAGCGTTGGTTGTTGGACATGGAAACCTCCTGTGGGGGCTGTACCCCCGTTGGGTGTGGATGCTACGTCCCCCGTAGCCACTAAAATGTGGGGGAGTGTTGGGGGCTTGCGCCCCCCGCGGGATTACCCTACCTTGTGGTAGGGTGTGGTGCGCTCCTTGGTGGGGAGCGGCCGTGGCACGGCTGCCCCTAGGCGGGCGAATACTTCCTGCTTAGTAAGCAGGGCGGTGTAGGGTCGACTGGGAATAACCCAGTACCGAGCGCGAGGCTCGGTGTGGGCAGGCTCGCCAGCCCGGTGGCGGCGCACGCCGCGGAATGCGGCGTATCCGAGGGTGCGGGGCTTGCCGGTGCGGGAGTGGGCGCTGGCAAAATCCGCCATGCCGACGGCTTCCAGGAAATTTTCGGCGGCGCGGGTGCCGCCGAGCACGTCGGGAAACTGGCTGCGGAGCCAGGATGCTAAATCCTGGTTCCAAATTTCCTTGCCGCCAAAAGCGGCAATTACTGCGTTTACGATTTGCAACTCCCGGCCAGCGTAGCGAGCAATTTTTGCCATGGTAAACCTCCGATGTTTTGTAAGGAACACTCGCTCCTTACAATATATTTATCGGCAACCGCTATTGGTAAACTTAAACCCGTGCAATGGCACGCAATTTGCTGTAGCAAAAACCGTGCCAAGGGGGTGTTTAAAAAATAAACAGTGTCCAAAAATTAGCCGACTAAAATTTCGACACAGTGTATAAAGTTTTTACACCCTCGGCGGTCGATTTTTCCTGTATAAAATTTCGACACCCCCGGCCAATTTTTAGGCGGCTAAGGATTGTACAGTGTATAGGTGTTATACAGTGTGTATAAACATTCGACAGTGTATAAAAGTTGTACAACTGTACACAAACTATACAGTGTAAAAACCTTGGACAGTGTAAAAAAGTTGGACAGTGCAAAATATTTAGGCAGTCGGGGGGCCTGGGTAATCGGTATATAATATTTTCAAAGAGCAAGGGGCAGGATATTACCCCCAAACATAGCGACCCAAATATTATTATTTCTTTTTTAGCATTCGTTGAAACATTTCCATACGAATTCTAGTAAAAGATTTCTGTAAATAATAATTAAAATGTTTGATGATTTCTTCATCGTTCGTTGCATCTTTGTTCATAATGTCAATATCGTCGTCATAATGCTCTACATCAAAAACACAATGCATTAGCTCGTGATATACAACCAACTTCCTTAAAGGAGAATCCACTACCGAGCTGTCGATTTTAATTTTCAAAGAATTATCCGGATAGATAGTACAAATGCCTAATGTAGTATCGGGCAAATCAACTACTTTAACTTCTACATTCACTTCGGGCATACATTGCGCCCTATGAAAATATCCTAAACAGTCTTGAAAAAAGTTAGAAATTTCTGCCTGCAAGCGAGCGTCGGTGTAATACATAGGAGGGCGCAACGACAAACACGAAGCCGTACACATTACCAACAATAATAGAACGCTTAATCTTGCCATTGTTCAAACCTTAAATCTTCAATTTTAAATGGACACTCTAATATTTTTAGAGCAACTACAGCCGTAACATAAATTCCAAACTCTATTGGAATTACTATGAGCCTTTCCATATATTACCCAATGACCGCAACAATGATAAATACAACGATTAGGATCAAAAAAAGTTCTCCGCTCATTCCGTTATCCTTATATGTTTAAACAATCCTTTTCCTTGTACATATGCAATAACATGTTCTTCGCGGAGTTGACGACATAATTCCGCCAATGAGTCGTCGTCTAAAGAATCTTTTGGTAGATTGGCTGCTCTTTCCAGGTCGTGTATGCCAATAACTTTAGTTTTACGCTGCTTAATAATTTCTATTAGAGCGTCATACATCTTCGGCTAGTTCTTTTATTAGTTTATCTTTAAATTCGTCGGTGGTTAATCCCATAAGGGCATCTTCAAGGCAGATAATATGGCGCAATGCTGGAAGGGATAAATTCTGAAGAGCTATTATATAGCGAGTCATATTTAGATTGTGTTCGGTCCACGCAATAGTCAAGATGGGTTCTATGTATAGGTCGCAATATATGTCAATTTTGTCCTCGTCGGATGGAGTTTCGGAACGGTCTTCCATATAAAACCAATATCCGCGAGACTCATGTTCTATTGGGCTGCTACACCTTTGAACTTCTTGTAGTGCGCGTTTATAGTATTCTAGACTGCTCATAATTTTTCTGCCAATTCTTCTAAAATGGGTTTGGCTATATCGCTATTGCTATCACATAAGATTTGTTCTAGTTGTTTGATTCTGCCTAGGAGCAATGGCACTAAGTTTTCGCAAGCTACAAAGTAGCGCAAAATGTCCTCGTTCGAATACGAAGCAGGCAAATTGTGGATATTGCGCGGTAGGCTTATAATTTCGCGGCCGTCGGCATCAACTATCATCACTTTGTGTGTGTTGTTATTTTCAAAATATGTCAAGGCACTGTGACCGAAGGGAACAGGTACCATTACATATACAGATAATACTTTGTTCATACGTTCATATACGTCTACAAAGGGATCTAAGTCGGATTGTAATATGGCAAATGGTGTGTCAGTATGGTTTGACATACTATATGGTTCCTATTTTAGATCACTAGGTATGGTTTGACATACTATATGGTTCCTATTTCTGTTTGCTAGACATACTATCGACTGTCAAATCATCTAGGACACTCTGTAGCGTGGTTATTTTTGCAACAATTTCTCGGATGTCCATAGCAGCATCAGCTACGCCATGCCAATCTTCTTGCTCAACTTTTAGACGCAAGTAATCGTTCATTTGTGATTTGTGTTTATGCAGGGTTTCTATTTGCGTGATGATTCTTTTTTCTTCGGTTGAGAAATTTAGTTGTAATTCTAGATAGTTGTTTTGAGTTTTCATTTTTATTTTTTACCGCGAGCGTAGTTAAATATCATCTATTAGTTCTTGTATAACATCTTCCGAGTCATATTGAACACGTAAAATACTTTTTTCTAGAGTTTCTATTCGACGTAATAAAAACTCTACAATGTTTTCGCAGGAAACTAAATATTTAAGAAAATCTTCATCCACAACATCCTCAAGTTCTTTTAGAGATAAAAGCTCTGTGGCAAATAAGTGGTCTTTTACGGTTTTTGTTCGTTCAGAGTAGAACAAATATGTATGTTTAGACTTTTCCCTATAGTCTTGATAATCTTGTATCATACCAGCAACGTCTTCTTTATAGACAGATTTAACAGAACCGCTAGCATGATGAACTCTTTTATTCCTTGGGATCTTCTTTTGAGTCATTATCTTTTACAACTTTCAAATGATCTGGTTTATTTAATTTTTCTAAAGGTTTTATTTTGGGTTTTGGGTTAGGCGCAGGCGGAGCGGGTTTTTTAGGTGGCATTGCGGTCAAATTCTTTTCTAAAAAAACTGCATCAAAGATAAAACTATACCAATATTCTGCCTCTGCTTTGTCTATAAAGAAGATATTATCTGATTTAAAATCATCATTTTGATCTTTATATTTAAATTTGATTACATATCTTGGCTCAACATGCATACCAAAAATTTTATGAAAAAATTTAACTATTGGATTGATTTTTTCTTTATTAATTTCTAATAAAAAAGGCTGAATGTTTTTGAATGCAACATTATTAATACGAAATGAAAACAATCTTGTCGTAGCCATTTATTTTTTCCAAAAAAGAGCACCGCATAATCTTACCGAAGACCAAATCGCATAGATAATTGGTGTATTTAAGGCTCTAGACATTAAACTTTGTTGAGATAATTTTTGTTGCATTAATTCTAAAAAAATATCATCGGCATCTTTTCTAGAAAATCTTTTGCCATCACAATATTTACTGTATAGGTAGTCATGCACATTTGCTGCATCGGTGACGCTGAAGCCTAAAAACCATGTATCACGCACTGCATTGCCGTATTTAGCAGGGCCGGCTCCATTTACGACGGAAGAATACAATTCCGGATATAAATTTTTGAATGTTTCAAACGCAGAAACTGCATCTGAGAGTTTTTCATTATTTTTCATTGTTTAATTCGTTTGTTTTACGAGTACTTGTGATGATTTCTTGAACTTTTGCAGGACTCACCCCTTTTTGCACTAACAAAAAAGATAATTTATCAATTATTTTATTTAAAATTTCAATTTCTTTTTTCTTTTTTCCAAAAAAATCTAACATAATTACCTCAAGTTATTTTTGCAGGGGCAGTTGTCATACCAGTTCCAGGGCCAACAGTTACTTGGCTTGCGGGAGAACCTGCAGTTGGAATACCTGGGTTAACTGTAACAGCTATTCCTGGTAAAATTTCTGCATCTGTTTGCAGAGCCAGCACAATGTCTTCTGCAATTGCAGAAATAGCCGTAGACATTTTTTCCCAAGAAGCCGCAGCAGTTTTGTTTTCTGCTTGATCTCCTTGAAACTGTGATTGAAATTCTTGCAATAATCTAGCCTTCATCGCGGCTTTTAATTTAGCTGCTACTAGTGGCATCGTCTTCTCCTTCAAAATCTTTATAAACCATTTCGTCTAATTTTTTTTCCAGTTCTTCGTTATTACAAATATGTAAACTAAATGGTCCTACAACTAATACTGTTATTGTTTTAGTATTTTTATAAATCAAACCCCACTCGAACAATGAAAATCCAATTTCATATGTATATTTTTTAAGATCTGCAATAAGACCGCCATATAAACTAACTCTCATGGTCGTATCTCCCAAATTAATCTTGGATAATCTTCTATTAAAAATACTCGAACAGTTGGTTTAAACCATTTATCATCAATTCTTTCAAATTTATATTCATCAAATTGAGCCATGCTTCCAAAAAATTTGTTTTGATACAATGCATCAAAAATTTCTTGGTTATTTGGAAATTGAGACATATAAAATGTTTCAAATAATTCGTTTCTGCCGTAGCTGATTTCGTATAAAGAATATCTATGTTTTTCTGTGAATGACATAATTATTCTATATCTCTTGTATTTTTATGTGATAAAGACCATATTTCATTAACTAATTTAGAAATTTCTTTGCACCATTCTTTTACATCTACGCCTTCATCGGGCGGATCGATTCCTAATCCATATTTTTCAAATGAACGAATTTTATCTGCAATTTCAGTTAAATCAATATACATATCAACCGCTCTAGTTGTCATTGTATATTCGTTTCTGTCTTCGGGAAGATTAAACTCCAAAATAGCTTTCATATATTTCCTGATTAAAATATTTATTATATTTAAAAATTAAATCGGAATTGCTGATACCAAGTAATGAAGCACATTTCGATTCTGAAATCAGTCGTTTTAAAAACAAATATTTAATAATTGTAAATGAAGTACAAGTATTTATCATCATCCATAGCTCTTCCATTTCGCCTTCTTTTAACTCAGGATGACTTAGAAGAGAAAACGCTGTTGTTTTTACATAATTAGATCTTAATTTTGCGGCAGTGCGTTTAAAACTATTCATTCAACGTCAACTCCTTTAATAGGACTGCTACGATGATTATAAGGCTAATAACTAAAATTGAGCTCATAGATTATCACACTGTCGAACAATATAGTTATTAAGCCTATACACCATTTCGTCCCAATCGCATGGCTCTGCGCATAAATTTACGCGAACGTATTTATTATCCGCACCGCATTTCCAACCAGGCATTACTGCAATATCATTTAACACAAAACAGTTTAATTCGTCTTTAATCCATGCAAACATGCCATTTTCAATGGAAAAATTTTTGATATTAAATTCTTGACCATGCACTTCTTGAATTTTTTTGAGTACCGTAGATAGTTCTGTTTTTCTTTTATCAACAATATGTTTATAAACATCTCCTAGATTATTATCTTCAAACGTTTTAATAACCGAGGCTGCTCTTAGTTGTGCTTCTACAGAAACTCCGCTTGTGTCATATTCAATATAATTTTCTAAAAAGTTTGCAAGCTGAGGATCATTAACTACCATCCAACCAATACGTGTTCCGCAATGACCGCTGAATTTTGATAAACTAAATATAGCCACTTCTGGTAGATCTGGAATAGCTTGGTGTGGCCAGTCGTTTTTGTTTTTAAAATACCACGGCCAGTTATAAACACAGTCATACCAAACAGATTTATACTTTGATTTATCCGTTAATTCTTGCAACTTTCCATCTGGATTATTAGGAACTGTTAATAATGCAGTTGCTGATGTGATTTCTTCATGAATTTCTTTTGTGAGAATTAGATCTTGCATGGTTGCCATATCTGGTAATCTAAACCAGAATGGCGCTGGAACATGCATTGGTAAATATTGTTTAGAGGCAAAATGAAATAACGCCATTATTGCATGAGTAGCGCCGTTGGATACTACAATTTTTGTATTTTTATTAATGAAATTAGGATGATATTTTCTGTGTAATCTTAAAATCTGTTCTTCTAGCTCTGGAAAAACGCCTAATTTATTGTATGGCATTAATTCATGAAGCTTGATAGCGCGGGATGGAGTTGCATCATTTAAATAATTTTGTAAATAATCTTTAAACACATACGGAGAACCTAAAGAAAGATCTATAGTCCAATCCCAATCCATTTGTGCGCTATATTTGTTCTTCATCAATTATCCCCAGTACGCCTTTAAATTGGAATCCTGCGCCACGAAGAGCCTGCTCAAAAGAGCGTAACAAATCAGAAATAGTTATGCCATATGTTTCTAACGTCATTTTTTCTGACACATGATTATAGAGGTCACGATGCTCCATGATAATAGTTGTTTTTAGTTCAAATTTTTCATCATCACGTTTTTCATTTTTTTTTGACATTATATAAACCTCATACAAAAATCTATAAATCCATTGATTTCACTATTTAGTTTATTGGTTGTGTCTATTTTTGCAAATGTCGAAAGCATAGAAATGCCTTCTTCTACTTGCCAGTCTTTATTGCAAATGGCATTTAAAAATTCGCTATTCTCTTTAGAGAGAGGAAATAGTCCTGGCAAATATGATAAATCTAAATGTTTTTTAACGTACAAAGAATTATCTTTATCTTCAGATCTAAATAAAATTGCCGTGAGAGCACGCGGAGTACCACCAGTTTGTGCAAAGGCAGGATTAAATAAAAACCTTACAACAGTTTGGCTCATCCGCTTGCCTGTCCTTTTTTTGATATATGAATTTTTTCAGCTCTAACTATCCAGATATTATATTTGTAATATTCAGAATACTGTTCGCCCCAAACGCGATCTAGCTCTTCTAAAGAAGAGAAACAATGATCTATGCTCATTCCTTCTCGAATTAAGAATGGAGAATATAGAGTAATTTCAATTAAATCGTTTTTTTCTTCAGATATAGACATGTACGCTGTTCCTTTGCTCGTAGGTCAACGTACTCGTTATGATACACGCCACTGTGCCCTTTGACCCATTCCCAGTTTATATTCTGGATTTTGACTAAAGGGAGAAGTTCTTGCCACAAATCTTTATTGCGTGCAAGCTTGCCGCTGCAAGTCTTCCAATCATTTTTTTCCCAACGTTCGACCCATTTATTTTTAAATGCTCGAATGATGTACTGACTATCAGTTTTAATTGTGACAATACTATTTTTAGGCAAACATTTAAGCGCCTCTAATACGGCCATAATTTCCATGCGGTTATTCGTTCCGCATTCATGGCTACCGGCGCCTTCTGTTAGAGTCGAACCGTCTTCTTTTAAGATAATAAAAGCGTATCCGCCTTTCCAAGAGTTGTGATGCCCTTGAGAAGATGATCCATCGGTATATATTATGAACATTAAATCCCCGCGAACTCACAGGTAATTTGCTTACCGTAATAACCAGCTATGAGCTGTTTATTTTTTTCGATTCGTTGGATTAAAGAATTTAAACGCGCTTCAAAAATACGCGGTCCGGGAAGTTGGCCAGATTGGGATAAGCTATCCACGCTTACTGTGATACCAGTAGTAGGAAATAACAATGGGCCTAATTCGGACAGAATATTGAAGGTGGTTAAATCTAAAATCAACTGCCATACAACCATTGGTAGCTTATCCTGATCGAATCCAGCCTGATAAGCCATGCGGATGCCAGAGGGTCTATAGCTTGTAAGGGACAGATTAAACATTGGAATATTAGCGCTTCCCTGCACAATTGTTGGTGCTAAAACACCAGTCGTCGCAATTACATTTACTTTACTAATATTTGGTTCCCAACTGATCCAAGAATCAGGAATGCGGTACACTAAAGTTGATGGATCACGTGTGCCATTAGGAAATCTAAGTTCGATATATTCAATTTTTCTTAATGGATATTTTTTGGGTAGAAGAGGGAAAAATCTAGTTCCGCCTAATCCTTCGTCATTAAAGTCTTCAATCATATATGTAATGACTGGACTAAGCATCATTCCTTGCATTTCTAGCTGAGAAATTGCTGCTTGCAAATGAAAACCAACATACTCTTCTGTGATTTGTTCATTTGTCATTGGAAATATTTTAGGAATACCGACTAATCCAAATTGTAAAACATCACTTGGATTAACCATTGCACGAAATCGTTTAAAGCTGCCTTCGATTTCTACAGAACTGTTGTCTTCTGTATTTGAATAATGCGGAAATGTTGAATCTATTGTAATAGACATTTAAATACCAAAAATTAATTTTAATATGAGAGCCATTCCGCCAGACACAAGAATTCCAATGCCCCATTTTATAAACGAAACCGCAGATTTAAATTGTGTTGAATCTCTTTCTAAGAGATCTGTACGACGCATATGTTCTTTTAATGATTCAGTATTTTGCTCTAAAATTTTTTCTTGTTGTTCAAGGATTGTATTTTGTTTAACACTAAGCATAGCTAAAGTGTTGATAGTTTCATTCATTCTGATTAACTGATCATCAACATTTTCAATTTTATCTGAAATATTATTTATTCTTTCAGATAAAACAAAATTATTAACAGAATTATTTTCCATGTAAACTATCCTGCTTTTATGCGCTTAATTATTGTTTATAATAGCACATAAATGTGTTTTATAATCAATCTTTTATAACTATCGTAACAACTTCGCCGGGCTCAATCGCTTGATTTCCAGACTGAGATAGTTCATTTATAAAATATAGATATTTTTTTGAACCTAAAATTTGTAATTCATAGTCAAGATTTTGAGTCAAACAAATTCTATCTAAAGCAATCATTAAAACGGAAAAATTACCATCTTGGGTAACGTCAATTCTATTTTCTGCACATTGCTGCGGTGTGAGTGTGTATTGGAGCTGGCGAGTATTAGATTCAGTAGCGACTGAATTGTAAACAAAAGTTAATATTTCTCCAGCTTCTAGAGCAGAAACACCAGAAGGGGCAACTTCGTTCATAAATTGAATAAACGTAGAACTATCTTCTTTAATAATTTCATAATCAACACTTTGCACTAAACAAAGGCGATCAAGTGTCAAAAACAGAGGAGTTATCTCATTAAAATAAGTAATGTCAACTCTGCCAGAAGCGGCTTCTTCTTCGGTAATATAAATTAATGACTGTTCAGTGGTGTTAAATAATTTTGGGTTTATTGCATAGGTAATAAACGGTGCTGGCATCAGCTAAGTTCTCCAACAGAAATTTGTCCAGAGCCTGCCGTCACCTTAGCATAAATTGTTATGTTTGACCCGCATGGTAACATAACAAATTGGTTTTTAAAAATATCAAATGTCTGACTACTTTCAGAAAATCCCCAAAGGATCGAACTTGTGAGACCTTGAAGGATTATGTATTTTCTGTTTTCTAGATTTGATGAGCCGATTTTTAAAGCAACAGGGGTCGCAGTTAGTGAAATAATTCCACTGACTGCGGCTGTATTCATAATATCTGTTGTTTGTAAATCGCCATTAGGCGAAGAATTTACGAAATTAGTTTCTTGTCCAGAACTATTCGCCCCGGCAATTTTAATGGTATCAGAAGATTCCAGAGAATTTAAATCACCCATTGAATAAAATCCTTCAATAAAGTTATAGCCGAGTGATTTCTCCTCGGCTACTACTTTTTGCATTAATTATTAATTAATGACTATTAAATTTCGTGGCCACAGATTGTGCAGTACAAATCCATTGGAGACGTATCTCTATTTGTAATTGTAACTCGCACTTTAGCACCAGCTGAAACAGAAACATTTTCTCCAATACCAGCAAGGATATTTGGGTTTGCAGATGAGTTAAACATCACAAATTTTGTTGCAAAAGATCCAGAGCCAGCTGCTGATTCAACTTTAATTTCTGCCTTAACTTTACCAGAAGCAGAAACATGAACTTGTGACAATTTTAAAACTTTACTAGCAGAAACTACGTACTCGATATCTGCTGATGAACCAGCTGCAACGGTAGAGGCTGAATCAAACGCGTTTACTTCATCCCCTTCTGAATCAACAGAAGTAACAGGAAGCGGGTTTGATGCAGAAAACACTTGTCCATTTTCATCATGGATAGAAACGTCTAGAAGACGCTTATTGCCCTGAGTGACGGATGTAAGGCGTTGAGTCTGAGTATTATGGTCTGGGCTTTCGCTTCGTTCACTAGCAACAAGACCAACATTACCTGGTTTACTATTTCCAGATGCGCTATAAACACCGTCTGGAGTTAACGCGCCCTCTTCGCTGAGTCGTAGCACTTGGTCTGTAGATGATGGGTCATTACCGTGCATTTCTACATGCGCGTTACCATCAGTATCAACAATCTGACCTTTAGAGGGGTCAGTAAAGTCTACAATCTTAGATTGTACTTTCTCTTGAGGGTCGCCTTCAGTTCTAATAGGCAAACTTGAATTATAATCAGCCATTTTACAAAAACTCCTTTAGAAAAAAATATCTAGATAATAATATCTAGATAATAATATCATACTCTGCTGTCACAAAGTTACTTTCTGCTTTAATTCTTCTTCTTTTTGTGTTTGAATATTGATTTCTTTTTTAATTCTTTCAATAGCTTCTTCTAGTTCCGCTAGCTTTACTTCCATTTCTAATCTAGCCGCAGTAACTCTTGCTAATTCTGCGGAAGCTTTTTTCTTTTGAATTTCAACAGACATTTTTAATATATCCCTATTACACAGTTGTTATTTGTTCAACGATTTGGATTCTTGCATCAAACTGACCTAAGCCTGGGCGACCATGTATTACAGTTACTTTGACAGTAGAACCAGATGGTGCAATCATACCAGAAGAAATTGCATCAGTAAATTCAAATTGTCCAGTTAATCCAATGCCATGATGAGTTCTTCTAGCGGCTTGTTGAATGTTATCGATATAAACTTTATATAAACCGATTTGTTCACCAGAGTATTCTGCTCTGACAATCACAGCCCGTTTACCAGCAGGAACCGTGTACTGCACAATTTGAGTTTCAACATTTGCAGGTACACCATTTACAGAACCGAAAAAATTGCGGGCAATATCTGAATCTTCAACGGAAGTTGCAGAAATATTTACGTTTAGAGAGCCATCTTGGTTAATTTTTGGAGAGATGTTACTTGTATCGCCCTTCCAAAAAATTTGATATGGCGTACCAGTAAAATTGTCCGGTTTTATTTTTGCATAAACCCAGTTATGCACGCTGCAAAAGAACGGCGTATTTCCTAAAATTGTTTGCACGGCAGAATAATTAATTCCATCCATTGAAACAAAAACTGAAATACTATCCATTGGAGATGCACCGATTGCTTGAATACGAAGAGCATTCAAGCCTGTGCAATTAAAAATAATTTGATCTGAAAGTCCGCCAATAGTAGAGCTATTTGCTTGAGTTAACTCAAAACTAGGGGGAAAATTAATTGCATAACCGCCCATTGATTAACCCCATGTAAATAAACGAATACGGGTGTTTGGATAAGAAAGAGCAGATCCACCACCACTGTAACTCACATAGATTTCAGCACCAGCTTCTAATAAAAGGTTGTTAGAAGCTAAGTCAAAATTGAACGCTTGCCCTGGCCCAATAGACATCCATCTTTGTTTTGTTTGGCTTAGATCGTTAGACGATACCCAGATATCTAGCTCTACATTCATACCGTTGTGAATATACAGTATTTTTGATTCCTGCGAAGTTTTAATCAAACGTTTTGCATTAGCAGCATCAATAGCAGTTAATGGTAACAGAGCAGCACCTGCGGGCACAGAAGTTGCTCCTGGGGCCCAAAGCTCCGAATATTCGCTTCTTAGCCTAGAGTTATCTCGTACAAATAATCCTGAAGACATTTTCTTGAGCCCTCTTATTCATCTTTAGAACATAAAGCTTTATAAATATCAGACATAGTAAATCGTTCATTGCAAGCAGGGCAGCGGTTTGGCAATCTGCTCTTTAAAAACGCTTTACCTTCCCCGCAATTCCAGCACTTCATAATAGTAGCGCCAGAAATTTGTAAATTATCGCCAGATTTTGCAAGACTGACTAAATCATTAAGCAATTCACTTTTTGCTAAGAGCCTCATGCGCTTAGAAGGAAGCTCTCGGAATTGCTTTCTTGATTCATGAATATTTTTATATTTCTCGGGAAGATCTACTTTATCAAAACTTTTTGTTAAATCTGTTTTTGAAAAGATTTTACATTCTGGATTTGCGGGTTTAATAGTTAAAGAAACATTTTTTACTTTAGTTTTGACAAGTTTTTGTCCTTGTCTTTCTATTGTCATACCTTCTACAGACAACCCAACTGGATAATTTGGATTTTGCATACTAAATTTGATTAGCGAAGATGCACTTTGTGCATTTGGGTGATCGTCCATCAACTTGCCAGATATGTATAAAAAAGGTTTTTTTAATGAGTTCCAGCATTTTATTTGAAATTCATCTTCACAATCTTTTTCTGAATAGATTTTTTTTGCTAAATCAATATAGCCAAGAATTTCAAAGAATCTATCCGAACTGTGCTCATCATTTAATAAACGAATATCTGCAATATCCATGCCGTTTAAATCAATTGATTCGCCGGTTCTGTCTTTTGTTTCAGTTGCGGCTATTCCATAAATAAGCACGGAGGCTCCTTAGCACTTCATAGGTGATATACTATTGTAAATTATTATACCCTGAAGTATTTTTATCAATAAAAACTAATTCACCATTAAAGTATACTGCTAGGTCACTATGAGATGCAATATGAGCGTTTAAATCTTCTAAAGAATTAAGCTTTTTAATAGTTAAAATCTCGCCACTATCTGATTTAACATAAATATTTTCGTTCTTTTTATTATAGCTAACGCCTAAATAAATTTTACTTGGTTGATTTAACATTTTTAGTTCATATTCTAATGACTTATCTTGATGATTAGAGATTAAAATTTTTCTTTTTAAAGAAGAAATATTGTTTTTTGCAATCTCTGTTGCATAACTTGGTATACCAGATTCATAGATTAGATTACAACGATCTAAAAAATCTACAACTTCAGCCAATAAATTATTGTCTACACCGGCGGCTTCTAATTCTTCTAAAATTGGGGCATCTTCCAAACTATTAGTTTTTTGAATTATGGATGCTACGATTGTTTTTGCGATTTTTGAATACATATTCTTCTACCTCTTCTTCAGACAGGTATAATTCATCTTGGCGCCGGCGCATAGTTTTATTTTTGTGCTCTATGTTTTCAATTTTACGGCGCATTTCTTCTTGTTCAGCTAAGTCCATCTCCGGTGTTCTAGTAAATTTCTTAGGTTTTGCTAAATGAACAACGCTACCAATTTTTACTTTCATATGATCGCCCATCAAAGTTTCAAACATCCACATTAATTTTTGAGTTAATTCAAAATTAATCAATTCATTTTTCTTTGGATGCCGAATCACGGCTGACAATTCATCGTGATTTAAATTTTCAATAGTTCCAAGATGCTCGGCTTCTTCTGAACAAAATTCATTATCAAATAGTCTTTCTTGAATTTCATCAATTTCATAAACCCATGATATTTTTTCATTTTTTATTTTTGCGATAAATATTCGTGGTAAGTTTTCGTAAAGAGGATTAGAGCGAACAAGATAAATTTCGAAAGAATGCTTGCTTTGCAAGATTACCCCCGCCATGAGAGTTTATTTTTAATAGTATGTATCATTTGTAATTAAATACAATGTATGCCCCCTGTTAAATTATGTGTGATAATAAAAGATAAGAGGTAATTCATGGCCGATAAAAAACCCCCAAATTTTTTGATTGGGATAAAAACACCAAATGAATATCGTGGTCTGCCTGGTGGAGTCCATCCACATGGACCCGCTGTTCCGGGCGGTATTTTTAGTAATGATGCCCATGATAATCTAGTACGATCAAAAGGGTTTAAGGCCACACATTGGCGCCATGCTTTAGTTGCATCTCGAGAAACTCCCGCTGCGGGCGTATTTTTAGACACAGAAACTGACATTCCTGGTTATAATCTTTATGATCCAAAACCTTTTTATATTGCAATACAGCAATTAAATTGGCAAGACCAGTATATTATCCAAGGCGTGCATGGCTCTCATGCAATCTCAGCAGTTAATTACACAACATATTATGAAGAAGATAGACCAGATTTAGAGCGTGTTTATTTGAGAAAAAATGACATTATCACAGTTGATAATGGTGTCACTGTTCTTACTCAAGAATTATTTGAATACAAACCAAATGGTCTACAAAGATTAAAATTTCCTATAATAGACGTCGATTATTTAGTAGATGGACGAAATAATAGATATGAAAATAATATTGATTTTGCTATTACAAATAATATGATCGAATGGATTGGAAAAAAACCAAATTGGGATTCAAATAAGGGGCGTGGTGAAACTCTTTCAGTTGTTTATTGGACAAAGCCGTACTTTTCTGTTTTATCTACGCCCAGAGTTTTTAGAACTGTGTTTATGAATGAATTTGGAAACGATTCTAAACCTAGTTTTCCTACTTACGTAGCAGGATCTGCTGTGTTAAAAATGTTGTGGATTGATTCGTCTGGAATTGATTTACCAGAATGGCCTAAAAATATAGAACCTGAAAGAACTAATAATTCAAGGAGTTAATTATGAAAGAACCAAAAATTCTTAGTATGAAAATTTACACTATGCACGATAAACCTGTTTATTATGGTCACGGCGAAAATGAAAAAGGACTATACAGCCTTTTAGATAAAAAAATGACTAATGTACCAAATTTTTTACATTTATTAGAGTCAAGAGATGTCATGCCAGAGGATTTAGGCGATTTAATTTTGCACGATCAGCTTAATTATCATGATTTTAAAGCCTTGCGTGATAAAGAACTGATTCCTAAAGATCTTGAAATTCTTTTTAATAAAATTCAAGACCTGAAACGCGAAGTTGGCATGTTAAAAAGAACTATGCAAAAAGACAAGAAATCTCACCAAGAAGAATTGGCCATGGCTTTAACTGCTCAAGAAGAAAATAAAGCGGCTGAATTACCAACCTCTGCAGAGCCAATGGAAAAGAATGTTGAAGAAGCTAAACCTCAATCTCTTCTTGAAGCCGTATCTGCAATGATGGGTGTAGTAGCGTCCGAAGACGCCGGAGAAAACGTTCTTCAAAAAATTATGGAATCTTGTTCTGGACTATCAGATCAAGAAAAACAAGTTCTAGAGTTAGTCAAGAATAATCTATTGAGTGGTACTTAATATTTCTTGACTATTAGTCAATTATCTAGTAGTGTTTCACAGTTGGCTTTATATAATATGGGGATATATATTAGGAAAGCTCAGGAGGGGAAGTGAAACGCAAGATAGATAGATTATACGAAGAATATGCATTCTATCAAGAGTATCTAGAATATCTGGAATCAGTCGAGCGGGAAGAAATCCGACGAGATTTACAAAAAATTGCTAGAGAAATCGTAAAAACAAAGATAGAACAGGCAATTTTTGCAATTGTCATTCAAAGTGTAGATGATCCAAGCGTAGCCGCAAATTATATTGCATCATTTAGAGTTATTTCTACGGGGAATGAAAACGCTGTTTTCTTTTCGCCAGTAACCCCAGTCATTGGATATTTAGAATCTGGAATACAGCCCTTCAGTATGAAGGAAAAATTATTAGCAACGGGAAATGTAAAAATATCTAAAAAAGGGTTCCCGTATAAAACCGTACCTTTGAGACACGACGCCGGTTCCCTAGATTCAAAAATGGATACATTTCAAAGAATTGCATCAAGAACAGCCTCTACCGAGGCAAAAAAGACTGTCTTAACATCAAAAGAAATTGAAATTCAATCAAAAATAAATACGGTTTTACAAAAAACAAAATTTTCTTTTTTAGAAGATGCAAAAGATGCCGAAGGACGCTCGATAAAAAGGTCAATAGCCAAAAATCCTCTAGACCTTGGAACGCTCATTAAAGAAGAAACCTTCGAAGCAGCGGCCAAAACACAAAAAGTTGTTAAAACAAAGTATGTAATATTTAGAACAGTAAGCGCAAAACATGGCTCAGCCGCATGGAATCATCCTGGCTTTTCAGGAAAAGAAATTTATAAGAAGATAATTGATTGGAAGAACGAGAACGAAGAGCGATTATTTGCCGATACTTTGGATTCTCTTTTAGCAGAAGCATTTGGAGATTTATGATATTACTTCCCCACCTATACATACTCCAATATCTAAAAAAGCAACTTTCTTTTTTACGAGAAAAACCCGAACATTTAGAATTTTTGCTTAGGGGGTTTTGTTTAAATGATGAAATGAATGATGTATATGGTGCGCCATATATTGACATGGCTATCAAATGGATTATGGAAAATGAATTTCATTACACGTTAGGGTATCGTCTTGATATTGATAAATTACCAAATATCTGTGTAACTTACGAAGGCGGTTCCGAAGAACGCCAATTCATTGGCGATTATGGCGAAACTCATAGAATGAGCATAGAACAAAAAAGTTATGCGTCATTTGATATAAAAAATATCACAGATGAAGGTAATCTGATAGTTAGCAAAGATTTGAATTTGCAAAATAAGATCTGGCGTAGATTAATAGTCAAAAATAAAAAGTTTCAATCTCAAATTATTAATTTTGAAACTGACAAAAATGGCGATTTTGTTATTGTTTTAGACGTAAAAGCAGATAAAACGCAACCGTTGATAAATTGGAAAGCCGTTAGTTGTCTAGATTCAAAAAATTTGATAGTCGGAAGTTCATTTGACAGAGTAAGAATCACCGTTTATGTTAACGTCGCAGGCGATCCTGAATTATCTGAATTAATTTCTTGCATTATTAGATTTTTACTGAAACAAAGTCGTATTTACTTGATTGAAAACGGAATGGAAGACGTTACCTTTTCTCATTCTGCTCTTAGTAGAAGTGCAGATTTCCCAGAATCAAACGTATGGATCACACAACACACAATAAATGGCTCTTTACAAGAGCAATGGATTATTACAGAATCGAAAGGTGTGGACAAAATACAGTTATCTGTAAAAAACTAAACAGAAGGTAGAGGAAGATACTGTCGTTGCATACGATCAGGAAACTATCTAATGGCAAACAAGGTTATAAAAAATAACATTCTTTGGATTCCAGAGGATATTGGTTCTTTTAAAGAATTGCAATATGTATATACTCGTTTTTATGAATTGCAGAACGATCCAAACGTCTCATGGATATTAATGAATATTAACTGTACAGGTTCTTCTGACATCGATTTTGCCCGCCCTTTAGTTCCTCTATTAAATTCAAGTAAAAAACCAATCAAAACACAAGTCATGGCAATGGCTCAGAGCTACGGCGTGATTCTAGCTTGTATTGGTGAAGAGCGAGTGGCTTGGCCAGAAGCTCAGTTTATGCATCATAACTATCTAGTTAATTTTGAAGATACAGATTTTGAAAAAGCAAAAAAAGATATTGAAAATCTTCAAAATCAAGAAAAATCATTTTTAGGATACATGGAAAAATACATGGGCACTAAAAATTTTAAAAAATTTATTCAAGATTTTAACAGAAACAAAACGCCAGACATGTTTTTCGATGCTAAAAAAGCTGTGGCGTATAATATAGTTAACAGAATTGGTATTATTGAACCATTCTTTTACGAAGAATGCGTTGATACCAAAAAATAATTTTATTAATTACTTTTTTCTATAAAGGGTTTTAAAAAATGGCAAAAGAAAAAAAATCGAAAAAGATTGTTGAAGAACAAATCGACGTTCAAGAAAATAAAGCCAGTGAAGCAACTGAGCAAACTCCACAATTGTTGAGCTTAGAACAAGTTGCTAGCATGCATGCTGATAAATTTATTCCTAAATTTAAACCAAATCATCTTAGCGGATTAGTTGCTTTTTGTAATCACAAAGGTTATCCAATAATTGGTACAGAAGAACAAATGCTCGATGTTATGAAACAATACGGGTATATTCTTAAGTAAGCAAAAATAAAAGTATCATTAATATATTGAATATAATATTTTAGATACTATTCTTAACCTTAGACGAGGTTTTTTCGATGACTTTATCCGCTGTAATTAATGGAACGAGGGTTGTTGTTCCTGGAGTTTATTCTTCTGTAAAAGTTGAAGATAACCTCACTAATGTCGCCCCTGGTCCACGTAACATTCTTATTATTGGCGAAGCAACTAAAGGTGTTCCCGGTGCGCTTTTAGATCTTAATAGAACGTTCTTCACAGATTATCAATCTGTCAAGAACTATTATGGCTCAGGTCCAATAGTAGATGCGGCTAGAATGCTATTTTCAAACCAAGCAAGTCCGGTTTTCACTGGCGCTGTTAATAGTTTGTTTGTTTATAAAACTAATAGTTCAGGATTAGCGTCTTCTAATCTTCTTAGAGGTGCAAGCCTTTATGCGACTATTGCCGCTGCAGAATATGGCGAAGACGGAAATTCTATTTCTGTTCAAATTAAAGAAGCAGCAGCCGAAATTAAACCTAAAAAAACAGTTAGATATTTAATGGGATCTGGTGCGGCTGGCCTTATGGTTCGCGCTAACGGTGGCGAAGAGCAAAGTTTTTTGGCAGCTTCTGAAGCGACTCCCGCTGAAATGGTTACAACAATTAATGCATCTGCTGATGGATTCTCTGTTTCTGGCGGAGCTTTAAAATCTTTTTTGACAGCTGGCGATACTCTTACTCTTTCTGTTGATCTTCAACATCCCACAAGAGTATCGGTTTCAACTTCAGGTTCATTTGGCGCAGATGTAGTTGCCGGCGACATTGTTTATATTCCTCTAGGTTCCGCTCTCGCTGGTGCAGACGAAAAAAATTGCGGAAATTATGAGATTCAATCTCGTACTTCTAATACAATCGTTATGGATCGATTGACAGCTAACACTTCTGCCGGCGAGCGCACGATTCAAGAGTGCGAATCTGTATCTGGTCTAGTTTCTGGTAGCCAGAGTTCCGTTGCTGATGCAGAATTATTGGTGCATGCACCAGTTTCTTTTGAAGTCACAGAATCCACAAAAGACGGAGCCGCGGCTTCAATTGAATACTACGTTGCCGGTGGAGATATTGGCGCTGCAGCTAAATTTTTAATGTCAGCTTCTAAAAGACCTGCTGTTTCAAATAATGTATCTATTTCAGCTTCTATTTCTTTGGGTGTAAGTGGATCTGAAGGTTCGTTTGTCCTTTCAAGTGGCGCATTTGCAGTTCAACCCAAACTAGGTGAATTGCTTGTTGTTCCATCAAACAGTGTTTTAAAAGGCGCAGGATCAAAAAACGTTGGAGCTTGGATTGTAACTTCTGCAGGTGCATCGGTTATTAAAGCTAAGAAATGTATTACAGGTTCTGCCCCTAATAATCCTGTATCTGTAGCTGTCCAAGCACTTGATGGCCAAACATCACCATTTTATATTAAAGAAAATAGTATCAGCACAGTAGAAGGCCCAGTTATTTCTCGTTCTTCTTCAGAAAAACAAGTCCGAATTGTTTCTGCAAGATTAACAGACGGAGCTCAATTTCCAAATACACCAGTAGGCGGCCGTGTAGTTCTTGAGCTTGGCTATGAAGGAACAACTGCAACAGTTACAGTAACAAAAGACAAAAAGCTAAAAACATCAGTCTCCGGTGGTTCTGGCGCTAACCTTGATGTTTTATTAGCTAAATATAATACAATCGGTGATTTGATTGCATTTATTAATACTAAAACTGGTTATAAGGCACGTGTTTCCGATGCTCGTTGGAAAAGCCTTAGTCCTTCTGTGATTGACCAAGTTGATTCAGTTGGAATTTGTACTGGCCATTCAGGAAACGCATTCCCAGGACTACTTAAATCTGATTATTTTGATTTTAAATCACTGGTTGATAATAATTTTGGTTTGATTAGTTTGGTAGAAAACACAGCATCTCCCGCATTTGCAGGACTTCCTGATGTTTTTTCTTCTCCAAAGTTTTTAGAAGGCGGTTCTGTAGGTGCAACTTCAAACATTGAAGTACAGAATGCTCTTGATGCGGCCTTGAAAATTGATGTTTCTCAAGTAGTGCCGTTGTTTAGTCGAGATTCTAGTAAAGATATTGAAGATGGTTTAACAGACCAAGCAAGTGTATATTCAATTGATTCTATTAATTCGGCGGTTAAAGCCCATGTTTTAAGCGCAAGCAGCATTCAATATCAACGTGAAAGATTTGCAATCTGCAGCGTTCATAGTTCTTTTGCGGCAGCAAGGCAAAAAGCTGCAGAAGTAAGCTGTGAACGTGTTCAAATGGCATTTCAGCAAGCTAGAACAATTAATTCAAACGGCGATGTCCAATGGTTTTTACCTTGGATGCTTGCTTGTTCTCTAGCTGCCGGTCGTGCGCAAGCGATTCTCGGAACTTCTCTTCTTAGAAAGAGTTTCCAAGTTTCAAACATTAAACATATTGGTGATTTGAGCGTATTTTCTGATGTATTTGTGCCAGATTTTGATGCAGATACTAAAGAATTAGACGAAGCAATTGAAGCTGGTTTAATTGTTCTTAAATCAGTTACAGGATTTGGAGTTCGCATGGAATCTCCAGATCTTTCAACTCGTTCTCGCCAAAATGATCCAAAGGGATGGTATTTTGAACGAGTGAATGTTCAATTTGTTGTAGATGAAACGGTTAAAACTCTTCGCAGCACATTAGATAATTTTATTGGCTCAAGAACAACAGATGTTTCTCCATCGGTTGTATCTAAATCAATTCAAGACGTTTTATCTAGCTTTGTTGCCCAAGGCGCTTTGCGTCAATTTAGTGTTGATTCAATTATTCTTGATGGTAATACATACAAGGTTACAATTAGTGTATTTCCTGTCGAAGCTGTTGAGTTCATCACGGTTGATGTCCTCGCTCGCCGTGCTACTGGTGTTACAGAGTAATTTACTCTAGTAAAAACTAAAAATATTGCAGCCTAAGAATAATATCTTAGGCTGTTTATTTTTATGAAAAAATAATATATATGTAAAAAAGGCGGTTTGTATGAAAAAGAATAATAAAAACAGCAATATTACTCCAAATTATTCAGAATCTTCGTTTATAAAACGTGAAGAGCCTTTAGATTGTTTTGGTGATCAGCCAATTGATATGACTGCGGAAGAATTTCAACTAGCAAAAACTACGGCCGTTAAAATTGGAAGCAGGTTGCCGTCACAAGTAGAGCAGTCGGCGTTTTATTTTTATTACATGGGAGCTAGCTGGGAAGAAATTGCCAATAAACTTAATATTCCATTGGGAATTTTGTTATACACAGGCATTTATTATAAATGGCATGAACGAAAAAAACTTGTTACCTCTGTTCGTGCAGGTGAAAAAGTCACTCGCGCAGATGCAGCCGCTATTGATTTAGTTACAGACGCAATTGTAGCAACTGCCGCTTTATATAAACAACAATTAGCAGAAGTTATAAAAGATCCAACTCAAGCTAAAAATTGTCCATTAATTCCGAAAAATTATCGTGATTTTATGACTTTATTAGATATGCTTCAATCTCTTCAAACTAAAGAAGCCGAAGGCAAGTCAGCAAGTGGTACAGTTGTTAATGTTAACGTTGCAAACCTAAATAATGCGGCTAAAAATAGGGTTGAAACTATTGAATCCAGCGTAATAGAGCCGACGTTAATTGAAGAAAAATCAGAACACGACAGATTAGAACTTTTAGAATTGTTAGAAAAGGTTAAAACGAGATGAGTTCTATTATCAAAGCATTAAATTCTTATATTCATTTTTCTGAATACCAAAATTTTGGTTGGATGCAGGGGAATGAAGTTGCTATAGATTCTATTATTGAACAGAGATATTGGGATTTTGCAATTGAACGAATGAAAATTTTTCATTTAAAAGATAACGGGCAACCAAGACCGTGGACAGAAGATCCTATTTTGAATAGAAATTATTTTACAAACTGTTATAGAGAATTAGATAAAACAACACTGTGGATACACAACTGGCTTCAATCGTGTCTTCACGATAAAAAATTAACTTTATTAAATATTATGTTTGCTAGGTATATTAATTTACCTAAAACTCTTGAAATTACCGGTAATATTTCTTTAAATAAAGAAGAAAACAAACTTTCACGTGAAAAATTCAATAAAATAGAAGGGCCAAAATTCAATACTGCATATCTTTTCCCGCAAGCAGGTCTTTCTATTATTGGCGCAGAAAATCGAGAAGCATTTTTATATGAAAAACTGCCAGAATTAGTTGAACCAATTTATCAATTGCTGATGTCTGATAAAAAACATAGTATTCAATACTTAACTAATAGCATTCATCCAATTTTAAAATTTAAAAATCCATTCCATATGACCGAGATTATGATGGATTTTGGATATCAATTTCCAGAATATATTGATGAATTCAAGTATTTAGAAATGGGGCGAGGAGCAGCGCCAACTTGTAAAATTTTAAACAAAAAAGCAAAGCCTGAAGACGTCGCCTATACTTTGATGAAACACCAACCAACAGAATCTTTCCCTTACTTACAAATGAACGGTAAAAATATTTTATTAACTACCTGTAATATTGAAGGAATTGCTTGTGAATTTAGAAAATACTGCAGCCTCCTTGAAGGAAAAGGCAGGAATAGAAAATATTACGGAATTTGAATTTGAAAAAAATATTATTGGACCATGCATCACACAATATATATTTCCAGATGAATTTAATTGTATTTTTTTTGATTTTATATCAAAAATTTCAGAAGAAATGTGGCAGCCAGCTACAATACAAAAAAATCAGTATAATAACGGATTAAGAATTTGTGATACCTTTTTTGTTTCTAGTCATTTAAAAAATAATGATTTTATGTCAGAATTTGACAAATTAATCTTTTTATTTTTTAAAAAAAGTATTTTAGATTATTCAAATGATCACGATATTTTCATCAAAAATGATGAAGGCTACCATGTTTTGAGATATAAAGAGAACGGTGTATACCATAAGCATACAGATGCCGGTGGATTAACACAATCTAGAGAAGTTTCTTGTATAATGTATTTAAATGATGATTACCAAGGCGGTGAATTAGAATTCACAAAGTTTGATTTAAAAATTAAACCAAAAAAAAATTCAATATTATTATTTCCATCAAACTATGCATATGAACATATCGCACACAAAGTTATTAATGGTAATAAATTTTGTATTGTTACATGGTTTCACCCATTTAAAGATTAATTATGGTTAAAAAAACAGAGATAACAAATCAAAATCAATTAAATGCAGCTCTTAATGAGCTGTATGAAGAACAATTTTTTGCAGTTTGTGACACAAAACCACAACTTAAACAATGGATTAAGACTTTTCTAGATATTGATTTACCGGATTGCACGGTAGATGAAAATAGTAATTCCAATCCAATAGATTTTATTTGGGATGTTTATTCCGCAGCAAAAGACGGCGATCCAAACAGGACTACATTTGTTGTAGCAGCAAGCCGAAACTCTGCAAAAACATTAGCAGCATCTATTATTGAATTTTTGTTAATGGTGCATTTTGCCCGCGATATTGTACATATGGCAGCTATTCTAGATCAATCGTTAGCTGCGATTAGATATTTAGATAAATACTTAGCTCTGCCAATTATATCTTCATTTGCTAAAACAGACAGTAAACGAATAAAAGAACTTAATAGGTTGCCATCCGCGCCATCTCGACCAGTTGGCTATTGTAAATTACAAGTTGTTGTTTCTACTAAAAAGTCTGCAAACGCCCAACGCGCAAGTTGTTTGATTTTTGATGAGCTTGACTTAATCGATAAAGACATTTTATCTGAGGCAACGTTTATTGCCGACCCAGATAGATCAGGAAAACCGCCAATTTTTATTTATTTATCTTCCAGAAAATCTGGATCTGGGCCAATTCAACAAAAAATAGATGAATCTGATTTACCTAACTCGGGCATTCGTTTGCATAAATGGTCAATTGTTGATTGGATGCAACCATGTCCTCCAGAAAGACATAAACCAGAACATCCTAGAGATATGTTATTTGTTCATTCTGAAAATCTGGACGTTATTGGAAATCCGGCATATCAAGCATTGAATGCCGAATATAAAATGGCATATTCTGGCATTTTAGCGTATGAGGGTTGCAAAACTTGTCCAGTTTTTTCAATCTGTCGCACAAAATCAATTAAACAACAATCAAAATCAAAAATGTTACGTGATATAGGGTTTGTTAAAAACACTTTATTAAATGCGAGTGACCCAGATAAAATAAATGCACAGATCTTGAACTTAAGGCCAGAGTCATCTGGTGTTGTTTTTAATAAATTTAATAGAAGCGTTCATGTAAAACCTATTTCTGACGTATGGAATTTTGCATTTAATGTATTTCCAACAGACAAATACGGAAATTTATTTGAACCAACAAAAGAATTATTGATTAAAGAATTACGACAAAACGGATGGCGATTGCATTGTGGAGTAGATTTTGGATTCATTGATCCAGCAGTTGCTGTTTTAGTCGCATATAAAAAATCTGATGATAAATTAATAGTTTTACACACAGAAAATTCAACAGGATATGCCAATCCAGACTGGCTTTCCTTTATAAAAGAAAACATATATTTAAAATACGGTTTTGATTTATTATGTCCAGACACTGCCGATAAATCATCAACATCTGTTGCTGGCAGCATGAATATGCCAGCCAGAGGCGAAAAACCATTAACAATTGACACTGGTGTTGCATGGATTCGTTCAAAATTATGGAATGCTATGCGACAACAAGCTAATTTTATGATTTTAGACGATATGAAAAATACATTTTTAATAAAATGTATGGAAAATTGGACATATGCAAGAGGATTGATGGGATATGATTATTCTAAATTTGCAGATGATGATTTTACTCATGGTCCAGACGCGCTCAGATACGCAATAGATCCCTTTATTACTGCAAACGCCAGTGTTATACAAGCAAATCAAAATGATGCTTTTGATTTTACAAAAAAGCTAAATTTTACTACAGTAGAAGGGATGCAAGAAGCATTACGGGTTCATTATGCAAATGAATATAACTTAGATATTAAGAAAAAGAACGAAGAAGACTCAGAAAAAATGTTAAAATCGGGTAGCGCGACTATTTTATTTTAGGGGCAATTATGGCTCTTTTGAATTTTTATATATCAAGACTATGTTACAGTGATGTAAATCCATCGCAAAGTCCTAAGCAAAGAAATTTTGATTTTCTTTCATCAGTCACTGGTCTTTCTGTCACTAATCCAATAAGTGAAACTATCAGCGTTTTACCTGGCGAAACAGTTTTATTGCAATCAACAGCGCGAACAATTAGTTCATCTTTAGCCGCCTCCGAATTTTCTATTTCTTTGCCTAAATCGGGTACAGATCTTGTGAGATTACGTTGGACTGGAGTTGGGTCTTCACCAAATTTTAGAATCAATCGTTCTATTGCTCATTCTGCGCTTACAACATACTCCGCCTCTAGAATGAGCCCATCTGCTTCACAAATCACTCTGAATGGCGGTGGAGTTAATTTAAGCGCAGTATTACCAGGCGATATTATGTATCTACAAGAGTCCGATTCCGGCCTTTCTTCGCCTCTTAATCCTTCTTCAATCGGAAGAGGGTATGTTGTTCTTTCTAAGACTTCAAATTCTGTTATTGTTCGTGATAATGGAATGATTGGCGATGAAAATGGAATTGTTTTAGGATCATTGTTTGATTCTGTGATTAGGTTTTTTTCTGCCGATGGTGTACAAATTGGCGATAAATTGAGAGTTGCTCAATCTTCTGCATTTAATTCAGAAAATAAATGCAAAGATTTTCAAGTGATGGATGTGACAGATAGGGATGTTATTTTTTATAATCCACAAATTATTCCCGAGACCGTTTTAGCTGGTATTAATACTCCGTTTTTATTTTATTCCAGATTAATTAATTTTGTCACTATCGAATCTGATAGCACAATTTATTTATCTTTTGATGGCTCAAATAATGAATTTCCCGTTATTAATGGAAACGCTGGTTCAGCATTGTTTGCAACAACTACTAACTTAGTTAATATTTCTGCAACAAATAAAAATTCAGAACCAGCCACCGTTTCTGTTCAAAGCTGCACATTAGAATAATAGGTGAACAATGGGGCTTTTTGATTTTTTAAAAAAAAGTAGACAAGGGCAAGTCTCATTTTCTGTTGAAGATTTGAACAAATCTGTCAAACCGTTAGAAAGTAACGATTTGATTAAAGATAAAATTGAACAAAGCAAGGCTGTTTTTAGCCTTGAATCTAGAAATGCCAGCTCAAACAGCCTTTTTGAGAAAAAAGGGCGGATGTCCGATAGAGAATTGCGTGAACTTGCATATTATGACTCAATTATTTCTTTAATTATTGACACTCGCGCTAATCAATCGATGGCGTTTGGTCGTAAATCTGCAAATAAATATGACCGTGGATTTGTTCTTCGAGAAGTTATTCCAGCGCAAATGGATTCTTCTATTTCCGAAGAAGAAAAATTAGAAGAAGTCAAATTTAGAACAGAGCTTTCTAATTTGATTGTTAAATTTGTTTTAAATTGTGGAACAACTAATAAAAAAATCCTAGACCACGTATTTCAAGGTTCTGATACAACATTTAAATATTGTAATCTTGCAGATTTTTTAGGTGCTCAATCAAGAAATTTATTAGTATATGGGCGCTGCGCTACACAAATCATTAGAAGCAAAGAAGGTGTTCCGGTTTTATTTAGACCAGTTCCAGTTGAAAGTATTTATCGCGTTTTAGATCAAGCAGAAGTAACTTTATCGGTTAATGATAAAGATATATCAGATCAGTCACAAGCGGATCTAAAAGATTATAGAAATATTGAAGAAGGCCGCAGGCCAATTGCATATGTGCAAAGAATTGACGGAAAAAATGTCGCATTTTTTACAGAAAATGATCTAATTGTTACGTATTTGCAAAAACAAGCTCATGAAAATTTAGATGGTTATCCAATGGCGCCGATTGAAAAGGCGTTTTATGCAGTTTCAATGCATTTTTATGCCCAACAATATTTGCAAAACTCTTTTACTAAGGGGTTAGCGACAAAAGGCATTATTAATCTAAAAACACAAGAGCCTGGTGTTGTAAGTCCAGAGCAAGCAGAAGCTTTTAGGAAACTTTTTAGTAATTATGTCGCCAGAAATGATAATTCAGCAACAATTCCAATTGTTGCTGGCCCTATTGATGTTGAATTTGTGCCATTAAACATTACAGCAAAAGATTTAGAGTTTAATAATTTATATCAACGTGTTTTAATGATTGTTTGTGGCGCATTTCAGATTTCGCCACAAGAAATTGGATTTGGTGCGTTAGATTCTGCAAAACCAACAATGGGCGATACAGGAAAACAAGAACAGATTGTTCAAGGAGAAGAACGCGGTCTTCGTCAATTAATGGAAGCGCTATTTGACCTGCTTAATGATTTAGTTGGTGATTCTTTTGAACAAGCAAAAGATATTTTAAAATTAGAGCCTATTGGTCTTGGCCAAAACACAAAAGAAGCAGATTTAGCTATTTACAAAGAAGAATTACAAACATCTGGTACGTTTGGTAAAATATGGTCCGATAGCGAACGCTTAGATATCTTTCCATTCGGCGGAGACGTCCCTACTTCTCCACTATTCCATGCATCAGTTGCTAAATACATGAAAATGTCAGAACTAAGATATCATTTTTTTCATGATAAAAAAGCTCTAAAAGATCCAGCATTAGATTTTTTCATTGATCCAGCACTAAACGATGCTTACCAAAAACAACGCGGTAAAATTCCAGAAATGCAGGCAGAGCAAATGAAGATGCAAACCGAACAGCTTGAAATGCAAATGCAACAAGCTGAACAACAAATGCAAGCACAGCAACAACAAGCACAACAAGGCGAACAGCAACAACAAGATGGGCAAGAACAACAGCAAGCTCAGGCTGAAAATGAACAAAATATGAGCGAAGAACAATTAAAACAAATGCAAGAAAAACACGCGCAAGAAATGCAAATGAAAAAAGAGCAACATGAACAAAAAATGAAGCACGCAGATGAAAAGCATAAAACTGCATTAAATGCTAAAAATAAATCTGGAAAATCTATTAAAGAACTTCTAAACGAATCTTCAAAATCTGAATAACCTTGCATTATTCCTCTTTTATATTTAAAAACGTATAAAAGAGGAATAATCATGTCTAATATTTTTGAATTTAAATCAAAAGACAAATCTAAAAAAGAAGAGTCTAGCTATGATCTCAGTTTAGCAAAACAAATAATTAAAACCGACAAGCAATTATCTGATAATATTGAAAAATTAGGTATAAACGAGGCAGAAGCCGCTCAGTGGATTGTCTGGTTGTCGGACATGATGAAAGAAATTGATGAAGTAGTTTTAAAATATTGTGATAAATCTGAAAATGATAAAAAATTTGGAGTTTTGGCAGTAAAAGCTATTACGCAATCTTTAGTTTCTCAAGTTTCTTTTATTGGTTCTTTACAAGATATTAATTTTGAAGCATTTGAAAATATGAAACAAGATATTATTGCTCAAATTTTCCTTACAACATATGCTGGTATGGACATCGAAGACTATTTAAATAAAATGGATTCAGAAATTACTGAAGGAGATGAAAAAAATGAATGAATCACAAGAACAATTGTCTCAAGACAATCAAGAACAGCTTTCCTCAAAATTTGAGGAAACTTTGAATCAGTTTATTGCAAATTCATATCAACTTTTCGGGCGTTTAGAAGAAGTAGAAAAGGCTGTAGCTTATCTTTTATCTAAAGATAAAGAATGGATGGCAGCATTTAACGCCAGTCTTTCTCAGCAAGAAAACCAAATGGGGACTGCGGATGATGCACAACAAAAAATTATCATCCCAGACTGACACTGAAGACGATAATAGATCTCGTTTTAAACGTTGCTGCCCTCTTAAATTACAAAATTATCCACAAGATATTTGTAATTTAGGATTACAAAAGGCTCAATGGTACAAAGACAATCCTGGTCATATGATGTCAGAAGATATTAATTCTGGCGGTTGTGTTTGGGGGATTATTTCTGAAGATGAATCAAGTTATTGCTTTTTTAAATTCATGAATATTCATGAAGGCGAGTCCTTTTCAGAATCAGAAATAACAAAAAGATTAGGTATTACAAAAGAACAAGTAAAAGCTGCGTATGATTCTGGTATTGAAAAATTAAAAAAGCAAAAAACAGTTCAAGAAATTACAGCAATTCATAAAAAATATGGTGGGGTTTTATCAGAAGATTCATCTGATGATTATATATATTTTCCAATTAATTCTGTCACAGAAGGTTTATTGCCTTCTAGTCCAGAAGAAGAAATAGATGAATCATTAATTTCTAGTGTTATCACGGAAAAAAAGAAAAAAGGGCGTAAGAAAAAACGCCTCTAAGAATTTAGGATTTGATCAATAGTTTTTGCTTTTGGCCATGTACGAAACATTTTTAGATGTTCAGCATCAGTATCAATTTTTTTGATCGCAGCAAACATAGAATCTTCCCATGAGAAGATTTTTAACCATTTCATTAATTTAATTTTAAAAAACATCCATAAATTTGTGTTTAACACAAAGACGTACATTGTTTTATGATACATAACTTTGACAGCAGGGAACCCCCCCTGACGGAGCAAAGCTTCTAGCTCCATACAGAGGGCAGAACGAAAAATTTCTGAATTTTTTGCAACTGGTGCATGCGCAATTGATTTTTTATTTTTCAAATATTCTTTAAAATCAATTACTGTCATTTTTTCTCCACGCATGGAATAAAGAGCTCATCTACAGTATTAACAAATTGTTCATTTTGCAAAATATTAGTTGCAGGTAATGGAAGCACTCGCACGGTTCCATCTTGGGCTGCATATTCAAATGGTAATTCTAGTTTAGAAAAAACTTCTGGATCTTCTACCATATAGAGAACTTGTTTTAAGTCTTCAGTTTCTAGTTTAGGAATTTGCTCTGTATCCAACGTCGCTTTTAGGTTCTCAGCTACGCGCCCAAGGAATCTTTCATGTGCCTTTAAACGCAGAGGACTTTCTGGCACTTTTACATTTTCAAACAATTTCCATAGCATGTTTTCAAGGGAAAGTCGTAAATTCACTACGCTATCAAGCTCTTGAACTTTGAAAAAGTCTTTCACAGCAGATAGTTCTTTTTCAGCTTCTTCATCTAGCTCCCCGTTGCCTAGTTTTTCCCTTGTGACATTAGAAACAAAAGATTTTACAACAGCTTTTAGTTCTACATTCTTTACCATTGCTAAAAACACTCCTTTTAGTGATAAGATTATATTAATCGTTTAATTTAAATACGCAACAGTGACAATACATGACCATCAAAATTTTTTTTCTTACAAAAATGAGTGATTGGAATAACGATAGAAACCATATTGTTATTAAATATAATGATAAAGAATTAATTTCTGAACAACTTGCATACATATCTATTTCTAACAGGTTAAAATTATGTAAACTCTTTAAATTGAATTTTTGGCCATCAATAAAATTTTGTTGTAATTACTATACAAGACAACCTTATTATAAGCACTATAAATTGCTTTGGGAAAGCGATGATATTACTGATAGTTTTCCATTTTTGCAGATTATTTGTAAAAATAACCAAGAAAAACAAGATGATATTGACAGCAAAACAAAAGATTCTATTCTAGATATACTTGCCAATATTTTATAGCTATTCAATACAGCTATATACATATATATTTTCGATACAAGGAGAATATATGACTATTTACATAGCGTTTGATTGCGAAACTACATCTTTAAATTATAGATCTCCAGAATCACTTATTAATGCATCTTGGGTCGTTTTCGATAGCCAAAAGATTTGTGAAAATCCTTTTGATTTGCCTCATTTTTCTGCATATATTCAACAAGATAATTATGTAGTCGAGTTAGATACGCTTTTTACAGAAAAATTACAAACTGTAGAAATTCTAAAAAAAATTCGTTCTAAAAATGCAGAGCTTCCAGTTATGGGCTTAGAAGAATGGATCAGCCAAAGCATTTCATTTCTTAAAAAACACACTCTAGATCGACGAGATTGGAAATTTCTTATCAGAAATCCTTCATTTGACTGGCATTTTATTCCTAAAACTATCAAGGAAACTTTAGCTGTTAGTCCATTTCAGGTTGTTGATCCAGCAATTTTATTTGCTATGCCAAACGATAAATACGGTGTTCCTTCTATGCAAATATGTGCTGAACGCAGTGGAATTAAAGAAATTGTTCCGCACAATGCATACGAAGATAATATTTTAATGATCAGGACTTTTATTCACGCTCTTAAAAGAAACGAAAAAGATTTTAGTTTAACAAAAATTTCAACCGAGCAACTAAAAAATACTCCTAAAAAAACTGTGGTTTCTAGCAAGAAAGCAAATCCTCTTTCTGAATCAGAAAGCATTAAAATTACTGCAGAAAAACTTAAATTAAATGTAAAAGAAATTAATAAAGTTGCAGAAATGATTAAAAATACTGATTCAAGAAAAGAAAAATATGAACTTTCTAATAAATTAGAAACTCTTCTTGTCCCATTGTTTTTGGATGGTGCATTTCCTAGAGGTAATGAGAAGAGAGCTTCAATGGATATTGGACTGCCAAATGGCGGTCGTGTAGAAATTAAAAGCGATGGTATTTTTAACGCCGCTTGCCAAGATAAAGTATATAACGAACTTGGAAAAGTTACTGATTCTCCTAATGTTTTTATTGAAATGGACAAGGGAGCTTCTTCCGAAGCGAAATCTAAAGTTGGGGGCTTTAAACAAGCTGGTCGGCAAAATACAGAAATTTATGCAATTTATGGATTTAAATCTAGTTATTTATTTATTTTAGATACTGATAATGAAGAACTAAGGAAAGTTCTTAATGATGGATATTATAAAAACGGTTATCACAGAGCTAAAAATATTACTGCAAATAGAGGATATGGAGTTGATTACAGAAATTTGATTAAATTTCCTGGCGTTGCAGTCATTGATATTAAAAATATGGTTTGGATCAAAAAACCAGATAGTGAAACTATCAAATCAAGTCTCAATAAACGTTTATTTTAAATAAAATGGCATAGTATAATATATTTCTACAATAGAGGTTATACTATGCAGTTAAAAAAATCTTTAAAAGATCTTTATTACTCTAAACAAAACTATGATGAAGATTTAGAAAAAACTGGTTTAAAAGACAAAATTAAAGCTGGAATTGTAGCCGGTTCATCATTATTATTTAATCCCTCGGTTCAGAATCAAACGCAGCAACCAGTCCAACCAAAAATTGAGCAACCAACAACTCCTCCCGACACAAAACCTGTGTTTGGCGAAGAACATATTCTTGGCGAAGCCAGAAAAGCGGGATTACACGGCAAAGAACTAGCTGCATTTATGGCACAAATAGCTCATGAAACTATGAATTTCAAAAAACCTAAAGAAATAATTTCAGACAATATAGCAAATAAAAGATATAAAGGCGGTAAAAATTTTCTTGGGCGAGGATATATACATTTAACGCATGATTATAATTATAAAAAATATGGGCAAATGATAGGTGTTGACCTGTATAATAATCCACACTTAGCCTCTGATCCAGATATTGCCGCTCAAGTTGCGTTAAAGTATTGGGAAACGCAAGTAAGGCCCAAAGTAAAAAATTGGGATAATGTATTTGAACATTCTCGTGCAATTAATAAACCAGCAGCAAAAAGTCCTGCTGAAATTAATGGTTTTTTAGACAGACAATTGAAATATAATACATATAAACCTAAATTTTTAAATCAGCCAAAAATTAAAATAGCAGAAAAATCTATTCAAAATTATATAAATGAAGCTCTCCAAAAAAGTTTAGAAGAAGTTCAAACACAATCCATACAAAATATAGTGAACGAAGTTCTTCAAAAAAGTTTAGAAGAGATCAAAAAAAATTAAGCAAGGTACCACATTTTACCCTTGTAACTTCTGCGATCCCCGTTTAAACAGCGATCAATTCTATATCGTTTATAACCGGCCTTTTCCGCATCATATTTGCTTTCAAAATTTTCTATTTCGCCTGTAATCATATCTATACAATAAACAGGTTTTCTGGCTTCTTCGTTGTATTTACGAAGAGCATCCCTGACTCGTTTTTTATGTTCTTTACCTTGAAATTGCATATATTATCAACCGTTATTATTACTAATATAACATTATTATGGAAACACAACAAATAAAAAATAATCAAATTAAATACTTAATCCTTTATACTATGGATGGCAATCTTCATATCTTTAAAGAAGAACAAAATTCAATGCACACAAAAAAGATTTTTTATAAAAAGCTTTATTATTTTGCAATGAATTCACATCTAAAAATGGCTCAATTTCAATGGGACTTTCTAGCTCAATCCGAAGATAATATCATGCAAAATTACAACTCGATGGGCTTAATTGATCACGCTTTTATTGTCTTAAAAACAAAAAAGGCGATAGGAGTACACGAGGCGATTGAGTTAATTGGGTCTTCTAAATTAAAAAGAAAAAAATATTCAAGCCTTATCGAATTTTTGTGCCAAGATATTTAATTTATTGGAGAAATAATGAGTTCTTTGATTAAAAAGACTGCATATACTTTTGACGATGTTTTGTTAGTACCAAAATTTTCTTGGATTAATTCTAGAGGTAACGTAGATCTGTCGGTTCAAATAGGTCGATATACATCTTTGTCTCTTCCCGTTATTTCTGCAAATATGGATACCGTTACAGGCCATAATATGTGTATAGCAATGCACCAAGCTGGCGGAATCGGCTGTCTGCATCGATTTATGAGCATTGAAGAAAATTGCATTATTGCCGAGAGTTTAGTTAAACAAAAAGTAAATTTTTGGGCATCTATTGGCATAGACAAACTTAGTTATGAACGACATAACGAGCTTTCAAGTGTTGGCGTTAAAACATTTGTTATTGATGTAGCCCATGCCGCACAATCTCAAGTTGCAAAATTTGTTGCAGACATTGCTGAATTCAATCCACACATTGACTACATAGTTGGTAATTTTATTGATATTTTTCCATTTATTAAAAATGTATCAAGGCATCTAACAGTAATAGATCATGATTTAAGTAATATTGTTGGATGGAAAATTGGAATTGGTCCAGGCTCTGTGTGTGAAACTCGCACTGTTACTGGTTGTGGTTACCCGCAGCTTTCTGCTATTATGGATAACTCACCAGATAGGTATTCATTAATTGCCGATGGCGGTTGTAAAACCAGCGGCGATATTGCCAAAGCTTTAGCGGCTGGTGCAAAGGCGGTTATGATTGGCGGTATGTTAGCTGGAACCGATGCCTGCGAACGTCCAAATGAATTTCGCGGGTCCGCCAGCTTTAGTTCATACAAAGATCAGGGCAAATTATCTACTCATAGATCGGCAGAGGGCTCTTCTCATACTATTTCTAGTATAGGTAATACCCAAGATGTTTTGCAGCAAATCAACGGCGGTTTACGGTCTGCTTTGACTTATTGCAATGCTTCTAATTTACAACAATTTGAAGAAAATGCCGAATTTGTATTAGTTACGGCAAATGGCGTTAGGGAAAATGGAACGCATTTCAATAGGAAATAAAAAAAGGCTGGGTTTCCCCAGCCTTCTTCGTTAGAAGCGTTTATTAGACGCTTCCGTAAGTTTCATCGTTAAGCTCATGGTAGACGTTATCAAGGAGACCGTGATGACGTACATACTCGAGAATTACAGCGAGGTAGCTTACATAAAGAGTTTCTTCAACAAGACCGCGAAGGCCGAGTTTCATCTTAGAAAGCATTTCGCCAAGGACAGCAAGTTTCGCACGGAATTGAGCTTTTGGTAGGAACACTACGCTGTCAAGTCCAGGAAGAATTGCTTGTGCATCAACTGCAGTAGTAGCACCAGCGCGAGCAGCAATTACGCGTCCACAAGCTTTCCATGTGCCAGAAGCTCCACCAACTGAAGTGCGGAAAAGAGCGAATTCTTCAGCGCCAGGAACAGCAGCGAGAGTAAGCTGAACTTTGTTTCCATCAGCAGCAATTGTTACAGAAACTTCAGCCGAAGGCATTGAAATTCCGTGGATGTTAACTGCCTGAACAACATACTTAACAACGTCACCAGCTTTGAATGATGTATTACCAGCAACTTGTGCAGTAGCGCTGATAGCTGGAGTAGCAATTGTGCCACTTGAGCTCATTACAGGCTCTGGATAAGCGCGAGTATATTTGAATACAGAAGGAATAAAGTCAACTGTACCAACAACTGTTTGGAGTGGGAATCCAGACTTAGCTTCTGCTTCTACGTTAGCACCGCGAATTGCGTAAGCAGCGCCAAGATCACCACGCTCAAATGGGAAGAACGTAGCACGGAAGTGAACAAGTTGGTCAACCGTACAGTGTGCTTCAACAATACGGCCGCGGTTTTCGCGAACAGCTGAAACAAGCTTGTCAACTTGACCCCTTGTCAGGACTTGGCCTTTTGCATCAGCAAAAGTTACACGGTTGTTACCGTATCCAACGAAGTCACCAATGATACCGCGAGCAGATTTGTTACCTTCACGAATTTGAGCCTGAATACCGCGTGGCATACGCATAGGAGCGTTTGGATTAGCAGCAAGCGTGCTGTCAATCTCGCCATTTTGGTCAAGATACATATCGCCACCGATATACATTGCACGCTCAAGACCTTCGGCCATTGACATAGCTGCATTCTTGTCGTTTTCTGCTTCGAGGTCAAGCATGTAGCCGCCAGCAGAGTTTACTGTTTGTGCAAGGTGAGAAATCGTCTTACGAATACCTTGTACACGAAGAACTTCTGCAACACGCATATATTGAGAAACATCTTCTTGTGGAAGGAATGTTTCGACACCCCAAGTGTCAATACCGCTACGAACCGCTGTCTTAACTACATAGCTATATGTAGTCTGTGTAGCTTTGAGGGTTTGTACATTTTTTGTCAAGAGGAAGTCTTCATCCTCTAGAGTCAAAGAACGCACAGTTGGCTCAAGGCTATCAATAGCGATTGCAGAAGTACCAGTTCTTCCTGCGTTGTTGAGACCAGGGAAGCCAGCTGCGAAAGACTTATTAAGACTTTCTAGCTTCTGAGCGATCATTTGAAGCTCTTGCTGATTAAGTGGACTAAAACCTGACATATATAACACCTCTGAAAGAGTTAAACAAATTTCTTATAACATTCTACACTAAAAAAGCGTAAACTCATAAAGTTAAAGTAATTATACACATAGATCTATAAACAAAAAAAGTGATAAGTTAAATTAATCTTAATATTTTTTATCATTAATTAAATAAATAACTAAAATCACTAAACTTTATGTATAATAATATTATACATGGTATTTAAGACTGTCTAGATTTTTTAATTCATGGATAGTTTTTTATATTGGTAAATACTGATTATAGGTGATTCATGAGCTTAGAAGAAAGAGTTTTTAGCCCATATTTCTCTAAATAATTGATTGCTTCTTCCAAAGTGATAAAATCAGTCATTTGTGATAGATTCGTTAACATAGAAGGATATACAGGCAGCCATATATCTACGCTGCCCATAGAACCAACGATACATTCTAGTTTAAAAATTTCAAAAGTTTCAGTATTGAATCTATGAATACACCAAGATTCTACTTCATAGGCATTTGTATGTTTATCAAATTTCATTTTTTGATAAATTTTATACAAATAATTCATAATACGTAATTCTGTATTCCATTAACACACAAGTGATTTTTCATATGGTTTTGATCTAACCAATCACTGCATGGGACAGTTTTGTTTTGTTCTTGATCCCAAGGAGAAACTTCAGACCATTCTGAATCGCCAATCCGTTTTAATTGTAATGGACTATTTGAAGACAAACTAAGTCTTGCAATATAAAGTTCATTATTTTTTTTACGCAATTGATACAAAAATTTTTCTAAATTCATTTAATCATCCCTCTGAAAGATCTTTTAATTTTTTCTTAACGTTTTTAATCATTCTTTGTTCATATATATCATCTATTCGTATTTTATTTGGAATCCACCAATGTTGCGACTGTACAAGACCATTTATAGTAACTAATTTATCTGATTTTTCTAAATCTAAACCAGAATGTTTAACTAGCATAGAATTAAAATCTTCATGCTCGATCATTGGTGTTATACGTTCATATTTAACGCCATAAAAATCTAAAAACCTAGCCAGTTTACAAGCCCCATTTTCACCGGCTTCATCCGGATCTAAGCCAAGATATACAATTGGATTATCTGGATTTTGTTCCATAGCCATCATCGCAATTTGCCTTGCTTGAGATGCTGATATTTGAGCACCCATGGTAGCAAGCCCGTAATATCCAAACCATACTGCAGCAACAGCATCAAATGGGCCTTCTACTACGCAAATTGGCTTATTAACATGGCCGAATCTAATAAACGCATGAGCTTTGGGTAGATTAGCATCAGTGTGTACTTTTATTTTTGCATCTGGAGAAATAAAACGCTTCTGAAATCCCACTAAAGTATCAAAACAATAAATAGGAAACGCAACTGCGCGAGCAAATGGGTCTATATACACTTCGTGCTGCAAATCTCCGACAACACCGCGTTTTTTTGCATACATAGAAGCCGGATTAGACGGCCAATCATACACTTTGTGAAATGTTTCGGGAATGGAGCAGTGGTTAAGCTTTAAATTTTCATGTTTTTGATTAATTGGAGTATTTGGCATAGGAGTATCTAAATCAAACATTCCAGCATTTGGTTTAGATATCTGCCTGCCGAATAGTTCTGATTTTAATTTTTTATAACTTTCTACACCGCAGTCAGTTAAATATTTAAGAATTGAAAATTTTGCACCGCAAACCCAACATTGACCGTACACTTTTGTTTCATCATCGTCTGGCTTTAAAAGCCAAACTGAATATTTTGATTTACCGCAACTTGGGCAAAATTTTAAAATAAATGATCTGCGATTGACTTTATAATCAACCGCATATTTATCCAACAAATTAGCAATAGCATTTTCAGTTTGATGCGCACTCAAAGTTTGGCCGCTCCCGTTTTGTCCACTTTGGTAAAGTTCTAGTAGACAATTCGCCCTTTTTCCATTTATCCGCTAATGTTTTTTTGTATGCAATTATAGTATTTTCTATATCTTGGTGTAGTGAACAGTTAGCAAATGGCGTTAACTCACCTATTGGCCATAAATTTCTGGCACTTTGTATTTTCTGAAGGTTAATTTGTTCAACAAATGCAGGTTTTTCAAATCTAAACTCGTATTCTTTCATCATTTCTTGTAAATAAATAAACATCCAATCAAAATTGCCAACGCTTTGTTGTAGCCAAATTGTAACTGGATGTTTTGTGTGCGAGTTATTTGCTTTGAATGGTAAGCCAGTTTCTTTACTTACTGGATAATGATATTCTGGAATTTCCAAATTATGCATAGCATACGCAAATAATTGCAGTGTTTCTACAGTCATTTTTACTAAACGACGGTCATCAAGAGCTTGAGCACTTTCTTGCTGTGAGCCAATAACAAAAAGGTTCATAATTCCTCCGATTTAATAATACCGAAGGATAATAAAAATGATTATCCTTCGCAGCTTTTACAGCCTTCAGCTTTTTCAGCTCTAATCCCAGCCATAGATCTTACATAATAAAGCGATTTAATATGCGAAGACAAAGCGGCCTCTTTATGAATTTTGTGAATCCATTCTGGACTTTCATTAGAATCAAAAAACAAATTAAGTGATTGTGATTGACATATATATTTCTGGCGTTGGTTTGCTTGAAAAATAATTTCTTTTTGATTAATTTCATAAGCAGTTTTAAATACTTCTTTAGCATCTTCAGAAATACCATGGATATCTACAACACTGCCATGGTTATCAATGATTTTTTCCCATATTTCATTAGTATTTAAGTTTAAATTTTCTAAATATTCTTCAAGTGTAGGATTTTTTCTAATGAATGTACCCTTTGCAGTTTTTTGCACAAATGCATTTGCAACAATCGGCTCAATTCCTTGAGAAACGCCACCAGAAATAATTGCATTTGAAGTTGTTGGTGCAATAGCAAGCAAATGTGTGTTACGAACGCATTCACCCTTGCACCATTCTGGCTCTCCAAGCTCAGTAGCCATCCATTCAGTAGCTTTTTGCGATTCCATTTTTAATACTTTTGCCCAAGTGTGGTTAAAAATTCTTGCCTGAAGACTGTCGAATGGAATCATATTTTTTTGTAAATATGTATGATATCCAAGAACACCTAATCCAAGGGCTCTAGATTTCTTAGCAAATCTGACAGCAGCTTCGATGCCTTTTATGCTAGAAGCTTTTTTAATAAACTCTTCCATCACACAATCTAAGAAAACAGTTGCTAAAAAAACCGCATTTGTGTCTTTCCATTCATCCCATTTAGCTAAATTCATTGAGGACAAACAGCAAACAAATGAATGTTCCGCATCAGAATGTAAAACAATCTCTGAACATAGATTGCTAGCTTTTACACTTAGGTTTTGCTCTTTATATAAACTTGGATTCTGAGCGTTTACTTTATCAATAAACAAAATATATGGTTCACCGGTTTCCATTCGAGCCTTGAGCAATTTGAACCATCTTCGTAAAGCTTCTTCTTCTTTATTTTCACATCTTTTTAAGAATTCATCAGAAATAGAAACGCCTAAGTGGATTCCGTCTAAATGTTTTCTTACATCTACAAATTCATCAAAATCTGCATGGTCAATTGGGATATAAGTAGCGTGTTGGCCTCGTCTAATGCCGTTTTGGGAAACTTGGTTAACAGTTGTTCTGAGCACTTCTACCCAGCTAGTTGTACCGTTGCTATTTCCACCACCGTTGATTGTAGCCCCGCGCCCGCGAACATCTCCAAGAAACGAAGATGTCCCACCGCCATGTTTGCTTAAAACAGCCACTTCTAAATTTTTTTCAAAAATAGAATAAATGCTGTCGTCAACATAACTACCAAAACAACTGATTGGTAATCCTCTTTGCGTTCCAAAATTAGATGCGACTGGCGTTGCAAGACAAAGCCAGTTATTCCAAATAATATTAAAAAAATCGTCTTCCCATTTTTGTTTATTATTTGGTAGATAAGAAGCCGCAGCTTTTGCTACCCTACGATACATACCTTTTGGTGTTTCGTTTGAAAGCAAATAGCCTTTTGTTAAAGTAATAAAACCTTCTTCGGTTAGCCATTGGGGAGCTTCAAAAGATGACTTCAGTTCTTTAAGCTTCATTTGTATTCTCTTTTAGGTATGAAGATTACCAGTTAATGTGTCCGAAATTCCAACCTTTGACATAGTTTGTAGAACGCGCTTCAAAGAAGTCTACAAACTCTACGGCTTGATTTAATGGATTAAACCAGGCGCCGACTTTATCTGTTGGAAGATTTTTATATATATCACTCAATCCTAAATCACGCATTTTTTGATTAATACGATGCCTAATAAAATTTTTCATATCGTTTTTAGTTAAACCTTCGAGCTCATCTTCTAAAAAGATTTTATCGATATAAATCATTTCCATCTCATGAATTTGCTCAGCGACTTCTTTGATTTGTTCTTCCAAATCAGATAATTGTTCTTTAGAAAAATTCATTTCGGAAACTAGTGTTCTAAATAGCCAACATCCAGCACTTGAATGCAAACTTTCATCTCTAATTGACCAGCTAATAATATTAGCAACGTCTTTTAGTTTATTAAACCGCTGAAAATTTAATAAAATTGCAAATGAGCTAAACAGCGAAACGCCTTCGGTAAAACCAGAAAATACTGCAAGGGATAATGGTAGATCTTTTTCTGTAAAGATTTCCATTTTGGATTCAATAAATTCCGTTTTCTTTTTTAAAGTTTCATCTTCAAGAAATGATAGATAAAATTCTTTAGAATCAAGACCAAGAGCAGTATTTAGTTTGTCGTATGCTTGCGCATGAATAGCTTCAAATGAAGCAAACGTGTTTGCCATCATGCAAATTTCTGGTTGCACAAACCATTTACCAACAACGTTTGTCCAATAATCCGCAACAATGTTTTCTGTTTGTGTGAATATTTTTAAAATAGTTGTAATTGCATGTTTTTCTTTTGCAGAAAATTCTGTGTGATATTGATGAACATCGGCATCCATTTCTACTTCGGACGGTGTCCAATGAGCTTTTTGCTGTTTTTCAAAAATTTCAAATGCGGTGGGATAAGCAAAGGGCCTAAAATTTGTTCTTTTTTGTAGAATTTTAGGAAGATTGTGCATCTAAAAATAACTCCCGTAGAAATCTTAGCCAGAGTTCTATTGTCACCCGAATATGTTTCAAAAATCAATTTTAAATTATAAAACTATGTTTTAATTATTTAAATTCGCTTCAGAGAACATCTTCCAGTTTTTCTGCCGATTCCATACGGTATATACCATATGCAAAGTCTGTTTTAACTTTATATTTATTCTCATTACAGCCTTCTCGACCTTTAATAACGTACAAAACGGCTTCATTGTCAATCCGCATTTGTGGTGTTCTATTAATAGAAATAATATTATCGGCCACAAAGCAAGCATTATATGAACCTGAAATCATGCTCATATCAATAAGCTGATTTTCGTCGTTATTACGCATCATTGCTGCTCCAGATCTGTTTACTTGGAAATGGGTGAATCCAATCATATGGTGCTTCAAACAAAAATCCTTAAAATCGGCCATAGAACGATGCAACTTTTCATGCATACTATCGCCTGCCGCCATATGACCAATATGTTGTATATAATCAATAATCACAACTTTATTTTCCGCTAATCCCTGATTTTTTCTTTCACGATTTCTTTCATGAATTTTTTGCAAAATAGAAGATGGAGGGTTTTGATAAATAAAATCAATTGTGGCGTATTTTTTTAATTCAACGGCAGCGGCTTTAATTGCGTTTTTTTTATCTTGAGATAAATCATTGTATTTAGAAAGTTCATTAATTGGAATACCAGTCATGTTTGCAAATAAACGCCGTAAGATAGTTGGTTGCCGGTCTTCCACAAAAACAGCATGAACGTGTTTTTGTTGCCGCACAGCTTGTACAACCAAATGAATCGACATCATGCTCTTGCCACCACCAGAAGTGGAGATAAACAAATTCATTGATTGCTCTTCAAAACCTGCCAGCGAATCAAAGTCTGCAATGCCAATTTTAAATCGATTGTATCGTTTTTGTGAATTTTCTTCTAGAAATTTATGAGCAGTTTCCCAATTAACAGTTTCTTCTTCCTCGGTACCAATAGACTTAATCTTGCTTAGAGTAATTTCTAGATCTTTATACGCAGAATCAAAATCTGTATTTTTAAATTTCTTAGTAACCGATTTATGGGAATTAATAAAAGTTTGCGCTTTAAGATATCTTAAAAATTCTGCAAAATATCCATCATTTTGCGCAAATTTATAAAGATCAGAATCTAGTCGCATTTTTTCTGCTAGCTGCATACTAGCATCACGCCCATCGCCCGATGGCTGCAAATTTAACCAACCTATCAAAGCTTCCATAGAAACAGGTTCGATTTTAGATCGATCTAATAATATTTTTGCAACACGAAATAAAGATTGAAATTCATCTCCAATATCAAACATTTCTGGATATAGATATTCTCGATATTTATCTATCAAAGATGGTTGCAGAATAAGGCGAAGTACAGCACCTTTTAAAAATCTAGCGTCAAAGTTAGCAATATTATCTTTAATTTCTGTGCTCATGCGTCTTTTCGACCTTTTGCTAATTTGTTTAAATCACGCTCTTGATCTTCAATTTGCGCTTGTTCTGTAATAAAAGAATCGATTGTATCTAAATTGTCATATGAATATTCAATCATCGTCCCAGTAGTAACAGGAACAGTGTTTGTATTCATAACAGTAAGTAAAGTTGCTGACTGGCATTTTGGACAATTAGTTGGTTTTTTATCTTCCCAACATAAAAAGCTATTAGAACAATTTTTACAACAAAGACGAATTAGTTTTTCTTGCATAAAAATCTCCTAAATTAAATGTATGCAGTTTTGTAAAAAAAGAAAACCCTAAGAAAAAATTCTTAGGGCAGAATACCTAACTCATAAGAGGGAGGGATGGGCATTATGAGCGAGGTGCTTTAATTCCAATTCTTTCGAGTTCTTTATAGAACTCAGAAGCATCTTCAACAGACTTAGCAAGGTTTGCCTTAGTAACAATATCGGAGTTAACCTTTTTGTTTCCGGCAGCTTGTTCGCTAATTAGCCAGTTTGCAAGAGTTGCTCCAGTCATAACAACTTTAGAATCTTCTGGAACAGATTTTTCTAAAACTGTAACTTTAGGATCAGCATATTTTTGAGATGGCATAGACTCTTTACGTTCTACTTTCTTAGCGTTACTCTTTTTTAGAGAGTCAATTTGAGAACTAAGTTCATCAATTTTTTTGATAGCAGCACGTAAGCTTTTTTCCATCTTTTCTTCATACTCTGATTTTCCAACTGGAGCAGGACCAGCACCACCGCCGCCACGATTGCCCATTTCAGCTTGAATTGCTGACATCAAAGTTTGGATTTCTTCGTCAGAAAGTTCAGCTACTTTTGAGCCTAAATCGCCACCTTCTTCTGGTTCCGATTCAGCATCTGCGTCTTGTTCAGGCATTTGCATAGCTTCGTCGTCTTCAGGCATTTGCTCATCTGCTTTTTCCATTTCTGGTTCTTCAGATTCGTCCTCGCCTTCGTCTTCGTCTTCGTCTTCGCTTTTACCCACTTCAGGGGCTTCTTGTTCTTCACCTTCTCCGCCTCGTCCTTCTGCTTCTTGGACTAGTGAAGAAATGAGTTCATGAAGTTCTTCGTCAGAAAGTTTTTTAGCGTATTCAGCGAGACTTTCTTCGTCTGCGCCATGATCTGCCATATGAACAGCATCATCTTGCGCATCAGAAGGCTCAGCTTCAGCCTTTTCAACTTTCTCGTCCCAAGATTTCTTGAGTTCAAGAACTTCCGTCATAAGCGTGTCAATGTTTTGAAATAACTCATTTTGTTTCATTTAACACCTCTTATGGTTCAAGAGCAGCAATACGAGACTCATGATCAGCTACAGTTGATTGCAACGTACTAACTTGACCTTGTAGTGCTAGCACAGCCGCCTGTAGTGCTGCAATTGCAGCAGATTGGTCAGCAACTTCACCAGCCGCAGCTGCTTCGATAAGATCACCAAGCTTAATGCCTGCTTGGTCAGCAGGAAGACCTGGAAGATTCAAAGCTGGCTGTGACTTTGAAAAGTCGTTTAATAGTTTTTTTACTTCTGGACTTAGTAAAGCCATTTTTCACCTCAAGATTAAAAATAAATGGGCCTTTCGGCCCACTAAATTAGGCCAAAGAACCAGGAGCAGTGCCACGGCCGTAAGGCATAAGCACACCGACTTCTACACCAGCAGCATTCCATGTTGCAGCAGCAGTTGCAAGGACTCCGCCTGGAGCAAGAGCAGGGGCTGATCCAGCGGCAGTTTCTTTTAGCCTGACGACTGCGCCGTTTTGTCCACGAAGAACATGGAGAACATCTGGAAGGAACTTATGAAGTCCGCCGGCAGCAGGTGTTGCCGCAGGAGCTTCGATAATAAGTTCAACAAGAGCAGCACCTTCTGCAAATTGACCAGCAGCATGTAGCTGTGTTTTCATTGAATCTGGCCACTGAAGACCAGCAACTTCCCATGCTTTAAAACGTAGGAAGCATTGAAGATCACCAGCTGCAGAGCCTGCTGAAGAATGGTTAAGCCAAGCAATAACATTGCCATCAGAATCAACCGAAACAACTTTAGCTTTAGCCTTTGAATAGCCTAAATTCTTTAGGTTATCTTCAAGTTGCTTTGCTACCTTTGAAAAACGTGGACTAGCCATAAATACACCTCTATTAAAGAAGAAAGAGTTAAACTACACAAATTATACATCAAAATCCAGGGGAAGAAATACTTTTTTTGATTATATATGGCACACTACTCTTGTTTTGAACACCACTGATGGTTACTACCAACTGGACTGATCCGGAAAGTATATTGGAAGCATCTTCTGCTGATAAATTTATTTGAAACAAAGATTTATCATTTGGAGAAACAGCAACGGCTGTTTTGGAAATTGTTTTTGCAGACTCCCCGCTTTTTGCTGGCCTAGATCTTAAAAATAAAACATTGACTGTAGTAGAATTATCAGTAATAAACCGTTTGGTTCCTAATCCATCTGTTTTAGTCAGAATAAAATACAACGTAGCTGGACTGCCGCCAGAAACATCCCAGCTTTTTACAGTTGTAAAATCATTAATATTGCCATAATATTCAATTGGTTGAATTCCAAATTGCATAATAAATCCTTTGTATTATAATTAATGATATCATATTATTATATAATGATATTTATGTTAAAACTTTTATAGAGGTTTTTTTTCAAATGAGTTTTTTAAAAAAATTTGCGTCTAATAAATTAGGAGTTTTGACTTATAAAGGAACGTGGGACGCAAACGCTAATTTACCAGAGTTAAATAGCGGTCTTGGTGTTAGCGGAAACTATTATATTGTCTCTGTTGCAGGCACAACACTAATTGATGGAGTATCTAATTGGGAAGTTGGTGATTGGATTATATATAATAGTTTGGAATGGCAAAGGCTAAACACTGCAGATAATACAGTTCAAAATTCAGAAAAAGGTTCGCCCGACGGCGTAGCTACTCTTGATGGGAATGGTAAAATTCCATCTTCTCAATTACCAGATTTGTCGGCTCCAGTTACTTCTGTGAACGGAGAGATTGGTGATGTTGTTCTTGATACGGATGATGTTTCTGAAGGTGCTATCAATAAATACTTCTCAGACGCATTAGCTCAAACTGCAGCTGTCGTTGATTCAATGGCTGGTTCCCAAACGAACCAAGCTCCATCTGTTTCTTCAGTTAAAGGTGCTATCCAATTCAGACCAGAATACAGCCGTTATGTTGCATATAATGGTTCAGACTCAACTGGAAATGGTTCAGAAGCTGCTCCTTATAGAACAGTTCAGGCTGCAATGGATTCCTTGCCTGCACCTGTTGCTGGAGCAAATATCGAAGACTGTGTTATTTATATTTACCCAGGTGTTTACAATGAGACGTTGAGCTGGACTCGCTCAAATACACACCTTGTTGGTCTCCAAGCTCCAAGAAAGAATATCCAAGCTGTTTCTATTAAGGGCGGTATTGATTTTGCAATTGGTATTGCTGAACCCGGTGGAATATTTGCAAACATTTCATCTATCAGCAACATCCTCGTGGCTAATCTTTTAGGCGGGACAAGAAATGTTCTGAATTATACCGGTAATCAACAAGTTATTTTGCAGCTTATTAACTCTCAAGTTCACCAAACAAGTGCAGGATATAGTGCGGTGTCAATGAACAACACAGCTCCAAGTCTTTCACGGCTATACCTTGATAATACTGTTATCAATTGTGTTGGTACGGGTGCAGGACACGCGCTTGACTTGATTAAAGGTCAACTTTTCTCAGCATTCAACTCTGAGATTTACCGCCTTTATTCAACAGATGTTTCGGCAAGAGCAATTAAGATGAGCAATAATTCTGTTGTTTCATCTATTTCAAATAGTCAAATTATCTCTGATAAAGACTATGTTATTGAAATGGCCGGAACAGGCGGATTCACTGCAGCACTGAGTTTAATCCAAAACGGTACTGCTAATAAGTCAGGTATTTTAATTGCGGCTGGAACAGTTTGCACTGTTCTTAATTGTTCTTTCAATATTGCAGCTGGAACAGGTAAAGCAATTGACGGTTCTGCTGGTGCTGTTATTTATTATGCTTCTAACATTTATCTTGCTAATACGTCTGTTGCGAGCGCAATCACGAAATTGCAAGCTGCAATCGACACAACCACAAGTGTAATCACTGAAGGAAGTAATCAGTATTTCACAACTGCTCGCGCAAGAACTGCGGCGGTTGTAAACTCGACTGCCGGAAGTGAAACGGATCAGGCTCCTTCTATCTCGGCAATGAAGGCTTATGTGGCGGCAAACACCATCTCAGGCGTTGTTCGCTATGGTACTTCACCCATGACATCGCAGGTTTCTACTTTTACGGTTTCATTCAGCGATATTGGGTCTACAAGCTATGTGGTTCTTATGGACATTTCAAATACGGTTGACACCACTCCTCGGCATTTGTCATCTGTAATAACCGCTAAAGCGAGTAATAGTTTCAGCTTTACGACCTCGCAAACAACAGATAGCGCGAACTATGTCGTAAATTACTACATTATTAAGCTTTGATATTGAGGAATTTGCATTATACTTATAATAACCACGAAGGGTTAAAATGACTGGTGTTCCGTTATTTTAGAATTGAATTTAAAACAATTTTTGGATCAATGATTGTTTTTGAAAGTTAAATAAAAAATACAAATTGAATTTTAATCATAAAATTAATCAAAATGAATTCAAATCTCCAATGTTTGAAACAAAATCATTAAATAAATGTTTAAATTTTATAGATACACAAATTTCTGAATATTTATTTTCTATTGACTTGATAAGTTAATTATATTTTAATAATTAAATAAAAAAAGAGCCGGTTTTTCACCGGCTCTTTAATTTATATGTAATTTTTTAATTACACAACCCAGTACTGAAAACGAATTCTATCGCCTACAGCAAGAGCTTCATCACCGCCTGGCATGAGACTTCCGTCAAACACCAAATGAGTATCTGTACCAGTATCAAGTAAGGCGAAATCACTATTTTCAAAAATAGCCAAACGATCAACCCATGCAAGAATAGAAGATGGCACAATTGAGCTCATTGGCGCACCAAGTGCAAGATATCCGTTTGCAATATCTTGAGCGGTTAAAACTGCAACTCCAGAAACAGGATAACGGTTATCTAACGATTGACTTAAATTGGAGATTTTTCCAGCAACTTCATCAAGTGCAGATCTAACGCTAATTGGGTTAGAACCAGCATTCCATTTACCCGCATCTTGTGAAACGAACTTTAAGTCTGCAGATGATGCACCAAGAACTAGTCTTGTTCCAACCATTCCTTCGTCAGCCGCGTCACTTCTTATGACATTGCTGAACATGTATGGTGCGGAACCAGATTTAGTTAATGCGCAGTAAGCAGTACCGTTATGAAAGTTAACGTCTCTTAAAGAGAGAGCGCCAGGAGCAGCGGCTGAAGATACAACACCAGCAGAGTTTGTAAGCGCACATCTGGTCATAAGAAGAATACCAGCTGTGTGTGAAACAGAGTGGATGCGGTCAGACGTGTTAAACGCCATAATACCAGTGCCAACTGATGTTGATCCATCTACAATTGTGTTGTAAGAATAAACAGAACCTGTAGATGTACCGCTTAGAACATAACCGTGTGTTGCACAGTTATAAAAGTCATGCCAACGAGCCCATGCGCCTTGGAATGCAACTTTACCCATGAGGTTACAGTTATCAAAATAATGTCTACCAGCAGTACCGTTAATTGTAACAACTGTAGGAGGGTTAGCAGAAGTGAACCCAGGAGCCTCGATAAACACATTTTTGAGCTTAACGCGTGTTGTATATTGACCGCTAATTGTGATAGTACCAATCAATTTAATTGGAATGATAGCACCAAAATTTCCGTCTTCAACCATAAGCGTCATTTTACCGCCGCCAGCTGAAGAAAGCGCGTTTAATCCAGCAGCTTGGCGAATTGCACTTGGGTCAATAACAATGCTCAAAGGTCTTGCATTATTACCAGTTTGCATGCTGACATCAGAACCAGTGGCATCACCAGAAGCAAGAGCGCGAACAACAACACAGAAGTCATGGTTTGCGTCACTAGCTCCATAAACCATGTCATCTAATTGCGTATAACCGTGGTTAATTGCAGCTTGGATGTCATTGAACGGTTTGAAAATAGTACCATCTGGAGTATAAGAAAGACTTTCTGTTGGTTTATGCCAACCGCCAGGAGCAGTAAGGTCTACATAAAGCATTCTGCGAGAATCAGAAGGGCTCAAACGCTCAGAAATTCTTTGTTCGACAGAATCAGCTACGCTATCGTCGCCTTCAAGTGTGTCTAAACGACCATCAAGAGCAGAAATTTGGCTAGCGATTGTAGAAGCAAAGTTAGCATCATCGCCAAGAGCAGAAGCAAGTTCTTGGAGAGTATTAAGAAGATCAGGTGCAGCACCTACTGTCGCAGCAATTTGCGCATCGGCATAGCTATTTGCAGAACTTAAAGCGCCAGCAACTTCAGCATCAACATAGCCTTTACGAGCCAAATGCTCAGATGAAGTAGGATCGGCATCTGATTTTGGAAGGACTAGCAAACGGAGATCGCCAGAAGCATCAAGCTTCATAAGCTCAACAGCATTACCACTAGCATCAAGGGCACGGATGGATTGCTCATTAAGAAGTAATAGCTTCGCGCCATCGACAGCATTATTCTTAATAAACTTTTTCTTAATCTGGGACATACAAACACTCCTTTTGTGAAAGATAGATTATTATATCATAAAAAAACAAACAAAATAAAAAATATTTAATCGAGATATTCTTCTAAATCATGAACATCTACTCCAAAAAAGTCTATAGCATAACTGTGGCAAGACTTCTTTCCTTGGCCAAGGGCAAAAGCAAAATGCCAATCCTCTGGCAAGAATTGAGGAATGTTTGTTTCCTCCGCTCCATTCAACTCTAAATATTTTACATATTCTTTAAGAGCGTCAGTATACGAACCTTCAAAATCATCTGGGAGTAAAAATTCAATTTTTGCAGAAAATTTCTTTTTCATCTAATTCATACGCCTCTTAAAATTTCTTTTGCTCTAGCGGCCTGCTCCATTTGGTCTAAATCAGCTTCAAGGCTATATCCACCAAGATTAGTCACTAATAATCCTAATTCAAAAGCATTTGTAATCACAGATTTAATTGTCTCAAAACTATCTGCAACACCATAATCAACAAAATTGCTCACTTTTTTGATATTATTTTCTGTAATAAAATAAGTTTCTGATTTTTTAAATTGCTTCATAGGCGTCTCACCGAAATTTTCCATGATTACCGAATGAATACTTGAAAGAGCTTTTAAAACTTCTTCTGAAACTTCGCCAAGTTGTCCTGCCCGCATATATGAAGCACCACATCCTGGCAAAGCACCACTCCGCCCACATGCCTGTGAAGCTTTAATCGCATCATCAGCTCTGTCGGCACGTTCTTGCAAGTCGCTGAATAGCGTCCCGCCAATAATTAGCTTCACGCAGCCACCTGTTAATGATGCGTTTCGTGAATTAATGATATCTCTATCCATCTGACTTGGTGCTAATCTTGCAGATTCTTCATTTTGTTCTGCACGTTCAATAATCCAATTTCGATCTGATCGGCCAAGTAAAAATGTTTTGTGCGACCCAATACGTGCAGATTTGCAATCGCCAAAGTCTTCTATAGTAATGTGCGTCAAACTACCACCATCCATAACTTTAGCGCCAGTATATGCGGCAATGTCATTTAATTGCTGAACCTGCCCATTTAGTTCTGCCGATGGTGTTGTGCGAACCACAAACACTTTTACTTGTGGATTCTGGCGATTAAAATACGCTAAGTTTGCAGCTAAATCTTCTGCTACTTGATGGCATACAATCAATAAATTCCATTGCTGATGATTACGAGCTAATGTTTCTAGCATTGGCTTTACTTGTGACATCATCATTAAATCGCCATTATATGGCATTACAAAACATTGTTTCATAGTAAATTCAGCGTTATTTGCTAAATTTGGTCGAATGCTTTGAGCAAATGGTAGGTAATAACTATATCCAGTACCCGCTTGGTATCCATATTCTTTATCAATTTTAAATGGTTCTCTAGACATTGGATTTTTTTCAACAATTACAGTTCCGTAAGCAGAGCTTTGTTGAATTGCTTCTAGTACATAGGAGGTAAGTTCTTCATCTCCGTTACTACTAGTAAGAGCAACTTTATAAATAGCCTCTTCACCAGAAATACACTCTTGCTTAATTGCCTCAATAGCTCTTTGTATTTCTTTACGAAATTTTCTGGCCGCTGCCTGCGGATTATTTCCACTATTGACCAATGCATTTGCAAACGCAGCGGCCATAACAATGGTTGATGTGGTACCATCTCCAGCAGAGACCACAGAATTTGCACTGGCCTGTAAACAAAGTTTATGGACAGCATCAAAAACAGGGTCGGTATATCGAAGGCCATTCAAAACATTAAAACCATCTTTTGTGTGACTAACAGAAATTTCATCAGCAGAATTACGCCGACTTAACAGAACAGTTTTTCCGCCTGGCCCAAGAGTACTTCCTACAATTGCAGCAATTTCTTCTAAAGCCTTTACAGCCTTTGCTCTGGCCTCTTGTCCGTACTTTATTTCTTTTGCCATGTTTTATTACTAACCTCGTCTTTTAGCGATTTATCGTATTCTTTAATAACTTTATTTGCGGTAAATTCATCTGATGTAATCGCATACATTTGCAAATTTGAATTTAATGCAAATTTTGCCATTGACAATTCAGGAAGACCTAAAACAAGAAATTTTCTACAAATTAATGGACTAGCTAAATTTGCTAAAAGATATCCAATCTCCCATGCAAATTTTTTAGAAACTGTTTGCCCGACCCCTTCTTTTGGTTGCAGTGTTACATCCCAAACATTTGTACAATCTCCCACTTCTGTATTAAACCAATTAGTAGTTTTTACATTTGGTTCTTCGTTTTTAGTAAATAAAATTACCGTTTCGCCAAGAGGAGAAAGATGATTAGGCGGTTGTCTGCAGGGCTGTTGCGAAACAATAGTCACATAATCATAAAATTTAAATCCGACTTCGTCACCAATAAAAGCGTTACTCATAGCCTTTAGCCTAAGTTTTTTAGGCAAACGACTAAATTGTAACGAAATATGATTGTTTTTTTGAGTTTTGAATAATTGCTGATACATCTTTTTAGCGTCTTTTGCCTCAATAGGCAATTCGATAATACTAAAATCACATTGAGGATAAATACTTTTATTGTAAATATCATCAGTAATCATTACAACTATACGGCCGTCTGCGCTTGTAACTTGCATTTCTGTTCCTGTAACTGTTTTGAAATTTTTCTTGCAAAAAGAGCAAATTCTCTAATTCGCTGTTTTTTATTCTTAGCTTCTGATAACCATATAGCCTCGTTGAATATTTTGCAAGCTTCATATAATCCGTAATTTGCAACTAAAGGCTTCGCGTAAGATCTAATAGCAGACCAAGTATTTCCATTGCCCATTTTATCTGCTAGATATTTGGGAGTAAATGTAAAATTCTTGATACAAAAATTAGAAACTGTGTGCCAATCAATCATAAATCCTCGCCGTTTCCAGTGAGGCTTATATTCATTTATGTCTTTTGATAGTTTTGGCATGATCAGTTGTCTGAGCGCAATAGCTTTTCTTTCGTGGGTGTTCCAATATTTTTTGAAATCTTCCAGACCAATATCAATAAAAATACTATTTTGAGCAACTTTTAGTTGGTAAATTGCCGCAATAAGGTTTTTAAATCCAACAAATAACCATTGTTTTTCTTCACGCCAAATCTTTTTTAACGTCTGTTGATTATGTTTTGATATTGATAGATTTGTAAAATCTTCAGCAAATAAACCATCTAAAAACATAAACGAAAAATCTTCATTAATTTCAAAATTACTCTCTAAATAATTTGCCTTTTTGCTATTTTTAATTTCAAAAATAAATTTAATAAATCGTTTTATTGATTGTATTAAATTTATTTGATTCTTTTCTTCAAAAGATTCAACGTATGAATGAAGAATTTCATAACTTTTAAAGGGATTATTTACTAATGAAATATCAAAACAATCAATAAAAACATTGTTTAACAAAGTAATTTCCGATTCAAAAAATAAGATTTTATCTTTTTCATTAGAAGCAAAAAATTCATTGACTTTTTTATTAAAATTAATGTCCCGTAAAGACAGCATAAATTTATGAATATCGTTTGATTCTTGGAATGTTTTTTTTGCACATAAGAATTCATCTATTGCACGATAATATCCAACATATCTTGCAATAGATAATATATCTTTTTCTATTACATTTGCAGCGTTTGGATAATTAGCCCGAACAAACGCTAAATTATATTTGTTCAATAAATTTTTTAGCTGAAAGTTTTTACTTTCAGATATTTCGCCAATTAGATTAATAAATCTATTAATATATTGGTTTTGTATTGATTGGTTATTTATTTCATTTGCACGGTTGATAAATTGTAAAGTTTTAATAATATCTGAATCTAATCTGTAACAATCTCGTTTATTAAATGGAACTAAATTATCTTGTAAAGAATGAATTTCAAATGGATCTAATGTGATTTTATTTGTCCAAAAATTTCTTTTCTTACCCTGATCTTTTTTTGTGATATTAATATAACCGTGTTCTATCCATTCTGGAAAATACGATAAATGGTAAAATCCTTGACGTTTTGATAACGATGCGTTGTAATCAATATATTCTTCAATATCGGCAAATAAATTAGATATGATGTCTTTTTGAAGCTGTTGATAGTTTTTGGGTTCTATATTTCCGTTAGCCACAAAAATAATATGCCAACCGGTTCCACTTGCGCTTCTTACTAAAAGACATTTTCCATTTAAAATTGAATGTAATGTACTAAATCCGTTTAAAATCTTTGCATTAATTTCTGGTAAATCTTGCTTGATATCAAAATCAATCACAAACGTAGTTTGTAAAGAATAATCATTAGTAGGTTCGACAAACGGAATATATCTATTTGCCTTGATTTGTTTAATTTTTTCTAGATTTTTACGATTATAAAAAACTAAATATTTTTTCTCTTTATTTTTTTCTTTGTCTAGCAATAGACTAGATATTTTTAAATACGGAATGATTTGATTATCTTTTTCCCATTTTCTGCGAACAAAGAAGGGAAAATAAACATTTTGAGCGCGACTCATATTGTCTCCACAAACAACCGCAATACTTATATAAAACAAAACAAATGAGTATGAAAAGGAAATAGAACTAGTCTTGTGTTCAATTTGCGATTACAGATGATACTGTAGTTACAAAAGGAGCCGCAATGCATCAAAAATATTTAGTCATTGGTGATATTCATCTTTCTCATCGCAGACTAAAACGTTCCGAGCTTCTACTTAAAACAATTACAGAAAAAATTAAAGAATATAATCCAGAATCCGTCGTTTTGCTTGGCGATGTATTTGATGAACATGACGTTGTTCGTAACGATTGCCTAACTATTTTTTCAGAGTTTTTGTGTGTAAACAGAAATACAAAAATCATTCATATTCTCGGTAATCATGAAATGAATGATAGTAAAACTTTTTTGCCAAGATTTCATGCCTTGACTCCATTTAAACAAATAGAAAATTATATAGTTGTAGATCGGCCAACGGAAAAAATAGTTTCTGATACGATTTTAGGGTTTATTCCATATTGCCCTCCTGGATCATTCCAAACCGCTGTTGACATGCTTAGTAGCAAGCCACATATATTGTTTGCGCATCAAGAATTTAAAGGCTGCTTAATGGACGGTGGTCTTAAAAGCGAAAATGGCGATGATATTCCAAATTGCAAAATTATTAGCGGGCACATTCATGGCGAACACACAGTAGCAGACAGAGTCTGGTATCCCGGAACGCCTTGCCAACACAGATTTAGTGAAGAAGAAAATAAATCAATTTATTTGATTAATATTGATAATGGTAATTACACCGTTGAAAAAGCTATTGATCTAAATATGCCTAAATTTATTACACGTCAAGTTGATATTGCAGATATCAAAAATTTTGCGGTAGATACAGAAAACGAATACAGAATTGTTATCAAAGATACATCATTTAATATTATTGCGTTTAAGAAAACAAAAGATTATAAAAATTTAGCAAAATTAGTCAAGTTTAAATTCATCTCAGAAGATCAACAAACCTCCAGTGAACGAAAACATAATACAAAAACAAAGAGTTTTGAAGAACGTTTTTCCGATTATATAAAGGAAAGAAAGCTTGAAGAATCGTATCAATTTATCTTTAACAAACTTCCGTAATCATTCAAATGCAGATTTTTCATTTCCAGAAACTGGAATGGTAAGAATTGATGGTAAAAGTGGCGTAGGAAAATCATCAATCTTTAAAGCCGTTAGCTATGCTCTTTATGGTAAACAAAACAAAATTACAACATGGAATGAAGAAACAACGGAAGTTGATTTAGCCGGTTTTGGCTTGTCAATTGTTAGAGGCCGCGGCCCAAACATTTTAAAAGTAAATGGACTGAGTTCATCTACGGCGCAGAACGAAATCGAAAATACTCTAGGAATGAATAAAACAGAGTTTGATATTTGTTCCTATGTTGCCCAAAATCAAAAGAATAGTTTGATTAATCTTTCTCCTTCTGAACAAATGGAGTTGATTAACGAACTTGCTTTTAAAGGCTCTGATCCATTTAAGCAAAAAGAAGAAATTGCAGAAAAAATTAAAGAAGTAGGTGCTCTTCTAAATCAATTAGAAACTAAAGAAAATAATGTCAAAGAAAAGACAGACGAAATTAAAAATGCAATAAAATCTTTAAAACAAACTTTATTCAATATCACAGATTCTGAAGAATCTATAAAAACTAAACTTAAAAAATATAATTCTCAAATAGGAAAACTGGAAGAAAAAGTTCAGAATTTAAAAATTAAAAGAAAAGTCTTGACTGATAATAAAAACCATCCCGCAAGAGAAGTTTTCCAACCGGCTTCAGATTTTCTAAAAAAATACTCAGACTCTTTACAAGAATTAACTGATAAACAAAAGATGTGCCAAGCTCATTTATCTCAATATAAAGAACAAAGCATCCAGAACCAACTTGCTGAGAGCAATTTACAAATAAAGAATTTAAAATCTGAATGCAATAAACTTGAATGGTTACAAAACCAATTGCAAAATTTAGAAAGATATAAAGAACAAAAGGACACGTCTTTAAATAAAATTTTTGAAACAATAGATGGGTTAAACCTGTACGGCGAACCAGAAATTATTGACAAAATTTTATCCCTTAAACTTGATTGTGAAGATTTTTTATCACATCATGATGCAATTCAATCTATCTCTATATCAAACTTTGAAGATGAAATAAAAAACAAAATCAATAAATGCAAAAAAAATATCAAAACATTTGAAACAGCTGCCAATCAACTAGAAGAAACTCTAAAAGATATACAAAAACATAAGTTTGTTTTAGAGGAAACAGAAAATTCATTAAACCAACTACAAAAGAAAAAGAATAAAGCTGATGAAATTTTGAAGGCAAATGAAACATTGATTCCAATTGTTGAATTAGAACAAGAAATTCAACAAATTTACGAAGAAATAGAAAAACATTCATCCGAACTTAATTTGTACTCTGCCAAACGAATTGAATCAGAATCAGTGTTAGGGCAAATAACTAAAAATAATGAAATTTCAGAAAAAATTCATGAATATGAAAATAAACTGATTGCTCTCAATAAAACAATAAAACAATTAGAATCCGAAAGAGAAGAAGCTAAAAAGTTATTTTCTGGATGTTCGGAAATTGCAGAAATTTGGCAAAAGTCAATGCTCGAATCACTTGAGGGAATTATTGACGAAATAAACTTTCGCGCTACATATTGGCTAGATATTCTTTTGGATGGACGAGTAAAAGCTCAATTAAAGACTTCCAGAAAATTAAAATCTAAAGATAAAGAAATTTCCACAATTAACCTAGAACTTATTTGTGATGGGCAAGTATTAGATACATTGAGTGAGGACGATTTATCTGGTGGTCAATTCAGCAGGCTAGTATTAGCGTTTCAATTGGCTTTATCAGATATGTACAACAGTCCGATTTTGATGCTTGACGAAAGTTTACAAGGCTGTGACATTGCCACACAAGAAATTTGTATTGATGCAATTAAAGAAATATCAGATCGTAAATTAGTTTTGATGATCGAGCATTATACGCAAGATCATTATTTTGATGAGGTTCTTTACATTGAATAAATGGGAAGAGTTTTTAACAAAAGTTAAAGACATTAAACAAAATTATGAAACTGGCGAGATTAAAATCATGGTGTCGCCAATCATTACATTGATTATGAGCGGAGCTTTTGATGATTGTTTTGACCAACAATTGACTGTTTCTCAGCGTTTTGAGCTGATTGAACAGCTTAAGAAAACATGCAAATCTACTGCCGGATTTCCAAAGATTAAAGATCAAAGAATTCCTATGGAAAAAATTTCATCTGATTTTGATCGGCAGCTTTGGCTTGCTGATTTTAATCCAATTTTTTCTATTAATTTTTGTAATGTATATCAATCTGCAATTCAACAATTAGGATTTAGGCAAACAAAAGCAGAATTTGCAGAAGTATTTCCATTTGCGCGCCAATTTACAATTAATCAAAATGGGCAAAACGTTGAAGACAGAGTAGCTATCGCCAAGAGCTACAGCGGAACTATTGGTGAGTTTTCTGTTAAAACAAACATGTGGCGAAAGGCTTTTTTTGGATATTTCAATGGGTACAATACTAAAAAATATGACGGCAAAGAATTTATTGAAATATCAATTTTTGATGGGGCCGAAGACGTAAAAGTTCGAATGTGGCCAAAAGAGCGATTAGTTGATGATCCTATCAGTGGAATTAAAAAGAAAGTTTTTGAATACGACCCAAAAGTCAGTAAGAAAATGAATTCTTATCGCCATAAACTTTGTTTATTTGTTGGCAAAGTATCCGTCAGTAATTTTACTAAAAAAGCATATTTTAATTTGCAAGATATCATCGACTTTTCAATTTAATTAGAATACCATTTCAGGATGGTAAAGAAGAGTAAAAAGAAAAGAAAATGGGTTCTAAGAGCCGGCCTAGTATCTGCTATTCGGCGATTATTTTCTATTAGTCCAATCAAAAAATTAGTTTTAGAAAACGCAAAAGTTTCTCATAAAGCTACTAAAAAAGATGGAACAGTTAGTAAAGCTAAACGAGTTAAGTATAGATGCTGTGTGTGCGAACATGTTTTTGATTACAAAGAAATTCAAGTTGACCATGAAGATCCTGTTATTGGAATTGCTGGATGGAAAGACTGGAACACGTATGTTGAAAGAATGTTTGTAGGTGTAGATTTTTTTGACGAGGAGAATTTATCAAAAGAAACAAAAAATTTAATTTTGTCAAAGTTAACTGTTAAATGTATCGATTGTCACAATGCTAAAAGTGTTGTTGAAAATAAAGAACGAAAACGTTTTAAAAAACGAACTACGAAAAGCGTGTCGGAGGATAAAAAATGACCGTTATGTATGACCGTTCCTATTCAATTCCAGTAATTGTAGATCTTTCAGATCTAAAAGAAGAAGAGGCTCAAGTAGTAATCGAAGGTATGCAACAATATGCACCGCAAGAATTGAGATATGTTTCCGACCATGCGCCTCTTTGTGCAGCGGAAATGGCTAAAAAAGGCTATCAAACTTTAAATAAAGAACTACCGATTGAAATTTCTTCAACAGAAATCAATGTTTTATTTGCAAACTGTCTTAAAGAATTTTGCGGCTCTACCGCTCTTCGTCGTACACCAGACACTAGCCGAGTAGTAAAACGTGTAGAAACTGTCAAAGATTTTGTAAGAATTGTAGATGATTTGACACTACAGCAAGATAATATCAGTATTTCACAAATTTTTAGGACTGCAGAGCTTCAATCTAGTGTATTTTATACCTACCGTCGTTCGCCAATTAATAACCGTTTATCTCGAACTGTTTTACCAGTGCCAAAAGGAGGAGGAAAGAAGGCTCAAGAAGAAAAAGTTGCTACTCTTCTCAAACTAATTGAAGAAGGTATTGAGTTATCAAAAATAACAGCTTCGGCTAATAATTCTATTAATCCGTCAGTAACTAAATTTCAATACCGTTAAAAGGAGTCGTTTATGGAAAATTTTGATTATACAATGTTGGAAAATGAAGACTTTTCTGTTGGAAAACAAAAAGAACAGCGCGAGAAAGTAAATTATGTTGGTGGTGCAAAAAATACTACATGGCCTCTTACGCTAAGAGTTGTTGTTAATCAACATGTAGCAAAACCTCGCCCGTATGTAGAGAATCATTTTCATGAATATACTCTGAACGGCGAATACATGCGCATCCCGTGCGCTCGCTCTGTAGGAAAGTCTTGTGCAATTTGCGATGCTCACTGGAAACATCGAGACGAAGCAGCTAAACTAGAGCAAACTGGTGCCAAGGCTTCTGGCCATAAAATGCATGAAAAATATCTAAACCACGCCACGCTAGCTAAAGCTTTTGAGCAAAAACGCAGATTTGCAGCTCTTGTTGTATTGCGTGGTGATGATAAAGTTTCTGTTCTTGATGCAAAAACTTCTCTAATCAAAGCTATTTTTGGCGATGCTAGCAAGAAAATTCCTGGCGCAGTGCATAAGTTTAAAGACTATAACGCGCAAGTCTATAACCCAGCAGAACCAACTGGCTGGCTTGTTCTCAACAAAACTGGCGAAAAACTTGACACAAGATATTTTGCCGATTTGTGTGTAGAATCTAAAATGGTTGGTCGCCAAAAAACAGAAATGCTTTATGAACAACCGCTTTCTAACTCCGTTAAAGAACGCCTAAAAGATCCAGAAAAGATGATCGATCTAACCCAAATGATTGCTTCTCGGCTTTGGAGTGAAGATGAAGTCGCTGCATTTGTTGCTTCAGAAGGCACAGAACTTCCTTCAAGATTGCTTAAAAAGCAAGGTGCGGGTGGCGAACAGGCTGTAGAAACACCAAGCCAACATCAAGCAGATTTTTCTGGCTCTGATGAAGAGAATTGGAATCCGTTCTAACAGTACTCATTAATTTTAATTTGACCGACCATATTTTGTGGTCGGTTTATTTTTTTAGTGGCAAAAATTCCCAAAATTTGGATTTTTATGGGGGTAAAAATGAGTACAGATATAGTTTCCAAACGTGATCAAATGAATATGATTGCCAGCCAACTTGCCCCCTTTATCGCTAAAAGCAAACAGTCTGTTCATGTGACAGAACACGACGCTCCTGTGTTTTTGCAATCTATGCGAGATGGACTGCTAACAATTTCTGAATTAATGACTAAGGCGCAATATTCTTTATCAAAATCAAAAATAGAAAAAGAACGCGTCGAATCAGTTTTAAGAATTGAAAAATTTCCTGAATGGGCATCAGAAAAAAACATGCAAAAACCAACAGAAAAAGATAAGCAAGCATTTATTTCTTTACAGCCAGAATATCAAATCGTAGCCGAAGATGAAGCTTATTGGGAAAGTGTATATTCTTATTTATCTTCAGTAAGATCAGTGCTATCAATTTCTATCGATGATGTTAAGAAAAATATTTATGGCCGTACAAATTTTAACAATTTAAATATCCGTGCATGAGGTGAACAATGTCTAAGCTTCCAAGTTATTTGTCGTCAATGTTGAAAATGGAACGAGTTGCCGTAGCAAAAGAATTTAAAAATAAAGAAAAACATATTCGTACAACAGGCTCTGTATCTTTTGATTGGGCAGTTGGCGGCGGTATTCCAGTTGGAGAACTAGTTATGCTTTGGGGTTCGCCTGGTTCTGGTAAAAGCCTAATGGCTCTAAAACTACTTGCTCAAGAACAAAAAGCTAATCCAAATAAGTACGGTATTTTTATCGACACAGAGTATGCATTTAATCCTGAACGTGCGGGCAGTTTGGGTGTTGATCTAGATCGTCTTGTTGTTATTCAATCCAATACATTTGAAGGCGCAATTAAACCACTAGCCAAAATGGAAGAAGAAATTAAAAAGAACAAAGATTGTTGTGCAATTATTCTTGATTCGGTTAAGGCATTAACTGCATTAGGCGAGCAAGGTGCAATGGAAGAGGGCGATGTTAGTGGTGCTGCAAATGGTTATGGCGGTATTTCTAAGAGCATTAATCCTGCTCTAAACGTGCTAAATCGTATTGCTAATGAATGTGAAGTATTAGTTATTTTAACTAACCATGCAATGGCAAACCTTGATACGCGAATGGCTAAATATTATCCATGGGTACTTACGGGTGGACAAAGACTTAAACATCTCTGTTCTACAATTATTTTCCTTGAAAAAGCTACCGGCATGAAGGACAAGCTTGTATCTGAATCAAAAGATAGCCAAGGTAAGAATATTGCTGTTGGTTCTAAAGTACGTTGCAAAGTTAATAAAACACGATTGACTGTTGAAGGCAAAGCTGCAGAGTTTTGGCTCAATATGGAATCTGGCGAATTAGCTAATCAAGATGAAGAACTGGTAGAACTTGCGCTTAATCTTGGCGTTCTTCATAAAAAAGAAACTGGCAATACTATTTACTTTGGTCCAGAAGAACTTGGTATTAAGGCCGGAAACATGTCAAAATTTGTTGATTTAGTAAAAATGGATGAAAATCTTTACGCAAAGATTAAACAAGAAGTTTTTATTTCTAAAAACATGGGAATTGCAATGAACGCCGATATTTACGAGGGATGATATGGACAAGAAAGAAAAAATTAAATTACTTGGCGATGTGCAATCAGCATTAGAAAACACAGAATTAAAACAAATGGTAGCTGGTCTGCCTAGTGGACAGTTTTTATGGGAGCATATTCATAAAAATCTAAATAATGTTTTAGAACAACTATTAGAAAATAACACGCCAGAAACTGTTCGATCTGTTTCTGATGCCGAAGCAAAAGCAACAAAGGTCGTTGAGCTTTTAGAAAAAATTTCCTCTAATCCAGTTATTGATGTTCTACAACGAATTAATCAAAATTTATCTAATCCACAGCCGTCTAAACCAGCGCAAACACCCGTGGGAAACGGAACCCTGACAGCAACGAGCAACCGTCAAGACTCAACGATAATAGCGGCGACACAGGAGGAGCTAAAGCAAGAGTGGGAGGAACAACAACGCCGCAACTCTGCACAAACACGCAGGCGTGGAAGTGGAGCTTTTGGCCCATACTAAAGGCAGGTATAGTTAAATGCTTAAAGTACATATTAAAGGCTTTGGATTAATTGGCAGCCTGCTTGCATGGGAACTAACAGAAAGAAAAATTGATTTTACATGGCATGACGAAGATCATCCATCAGCTTGGAAGGCAAGCACTGGTTGCATTTATCCATCTGGAGATTCATTTGATAATTTAAATTATAATCTTTGGATAAAAAAATTTGCCCCCGATGAAACTATGCCAATACAATTATTTGCAGAATCTGTACCATATGGATTTACACAAAAAAGTATCCCGCATGGAAATAATTCAAAAGATCTAAAAGTTGAAGAATGTATTGGCAATATTAAAATTCTTAATAAACATTCTATGCATGTAAATGTACAAAAATTTGTTAATTTTTCTAGAAATTTTTTCTTTTCATTATTTGGACCTGGTTATTGCCAATCAGATGCTTTAATTGTCCATGCTCATGGATTCCATAAACATCGTCCCACTGATTATAGATGGGGATGGTCTGTTCCATGCAAAGTTTCTGGAGAAGTGTTTGATAAATACCCGCGCATGTGTCTGAATGCTAAAGAAGGTCGTTTTATTAATGCATATTTGTATCCTCGACCAATGACTGATGATTATTACCTTGGAACACATTTTATTTATCAAAAAAATCAAAAAGATTTAGAAATCGGCAGTAAAGTGGAAAATATTATTTCTCATATTAAAAAAGTTACAGACGGACAAGTAGATATTCAACCAGAGGGATCTCCTACAGTTGGTTGGCGTCCCGCATATGTTTCCGAATTTCCATATGCCTTTATACAAGAAAGTAATCAAATGTACATCACGCCTAAATCTGCAAACGGATTACGACACGCACCTTCCTATATAAAAGAAATTGCAGACGCAATTCAGGCGCAAGTCTATGCATCAGCTATTTAATTATGGTGATTTTGAAAAAGCCAGTCTTGCATTGATTCAAACCAAAGATGTTGACCCTGTTTATCCGTTTTTACAAAAAATTATTCAACATGAAAAGTTTGATCCAGAGACTGCCGTTTTCATGTATGTCTACTACTATTCTATAGAAAGCATGATTCATTTCATGCGGATGGTTTCTGATAGTACAGAAACTGTCTGTTTTAATAAAATTACTAAATTTGGTATGGAACGAGGGCGAACACCGCAAGTACGACGTTTAGAAAACTTTCAAAAAGCCTATCAGAGATGGTTGGAAATTAAACCGCTGCTAGTTACAAAAGAACATAATTTTGATAGCGGAAGAGAGCTTTTTAAAACGATTCCGTACTTTGGTGATTGGGCTTGTTATAAAATCTGCGAAGTTTTAGATCAAACACTCGGATACAATAATTTGCGTATTCATGGATTAGGAATTGAAAATTCAGACCCAAATAAAAACACCGGTCCAATTTTTGGACTCAGATATTTATATGGAATTGACCAAAAGTATGACCGAAAAATATTAACAAAATGGGAGGAGTTTGGATGGGAGTTATCTAAAAAATGGTCTGCGCCAATTGGTCAAGTAGAAAGTTGCCTGTGTAAAGTTCCAAAAATTTTGCACAAGGGTTCTTATGTTATTGGCCATGATATCAATGAATTTTTAGCCCTAAAAAAACCAGAAATTTTTTCAGACAAAGATTTTTGGAATTTAATTGACAGTTGTCAATTTGATCATAAATTTTTGCAACATCATTTTACTCAAAAAGAAAAAACCGCGTATATAAAAAATAAACAATTATTGTTTGTGGAGGCTTAATATGAAGAAAAGCAAGTCAAATAAATACAGCCATCTTTCTGATATTGAAAAAACATTTGTAAAAAACTATTCTTACGATGAATTGCAAATGGTTAAAACATATTCTCCTGACAAATTGAAGCAAATTGTTGCAGAGCAAAACGCTCATGTGTTGAAGGCTAAGAAAGAAATGGAATCTAATTCAGAATACAAAGCAGCACAAGAAGTTTTGCAGACATTCCGTAGTGCATTTAATGAAACAAAAAACTTCGCAGATTCTAAAAGAGTGCTAGCACTTTCGTTATTGCAAAAAGAAGGTGTTGTAGACATGGGTGCAGATTTAGAATAAGAGCGTGTGATGATTATTAATGAAACTAAAATAACATTAAAATTATTTTGCAAAGCCTTTAATTTAGAAGTTCCAGTAACGGATGATGTAGAATCATTTGTTAAAAATTATGTTGCCCAAAATAATTTAGACTGGAATTTTGTTATACAAAAGATTAAAAACAATAAAGAGAAAAATTCGGTACGAAGGAAGCAACGACATAAAGAATTAACAGAAGAACTTAAAAGAGCTGATGAAAAATTCTTTAAAGAGCATAATGCGTGCCCTCCAAAATATCGAAATTGTTTACGTTGTAATACTCAATTTTATTCGCATAATGGTAATCGTGTTTGTATTAAATGCCACAAGATTAATCAAGATTTTATAGAGGGCTTCCATGACTAAAGTTGCTATTTTTTTAATGGGTGCCGGAGCTACTGGCAAGACAACAACTAGAAATACTTTTTGCCAAGGTGACGGGCAAGAAATTTCTCAATTAGGACGTTTTGTTAAAAAGCGCATGCCTAATAGAGGCGCAGTTATTGAGAAAAAATATAGTATTGTCAAATATGATAATTGTGTGTTGATTGGCAATAAAAATTCTGGCACAGACTCAATCACAACGCCATCTCTTGTCAGAACCGCTTTTTTCGACGCCCTGGCGCTTTCGGATACAGTTATTGTCGATGGTGTAATGTCCACTGCTCGTTGGGTAGAAATGGTCAATGAGTATCGCCATAAAGAAGAAATTCGTGTAGTAGTAGTGCATTATGACTTTACCGTAGAAAAAATCAGAGAACGATTGTCTATCAGACGTAAAAATGCTGGTATTGTAGAAGAGCGTCTTCCTGATTTAACATTTAACAATGTTCAAGTGTTTACAGATAGAGCAAAAATGTGCGTAGGGTATTTTATAGATTTATGCCGTGCGCCCGTCACATTAGTAAAAGTGGACTTCGAGGATACACCCGAACAAGTAGTTGAAAAACTACAACAAGGAATTAAAGAATGTTTGTCTACGGAAGCTATCCAGTAGTTAATACCGAAGTCCTCTTTGAAGCCCTTAAAAAACGCAGTGACGATCCTCTTGTACAAGTTGTTGCAATAGCAATAGACAATTCAACTAATTCAGTCATTGCCTTTGGTGTAAATAAATTGATTAATTTTTTTGCATCAAATAATTTTGCAAAAAACGAAATATCAATTGATAAAAATCCTAGTAAAAAGTTTTTGATTCGACATGCAGAAATTGATTTAATTGATAAAATGAATGAATTTCCTCATCGACATCAATACGAATTTCTAGTCAGTGTACAGCCCTGTATGGCCTGTTTGTCAAGAATGCTCGATAAAAATATTATTAATATTTCATATTTAAAAGAAAACCGCCATCAAGACGAACAAGAATTGCTAAAACCGTTTTTGAAACAAATCAATTATGGTAAAATACAACATAAAATGGTTTGTGTCCCGCCATGGATTGCGACAGAAGGTGAACTTGAAGAAGCTGTTAGAAATCTTAGAACTATGCAAGAAATTAAGTAAGTCTTCTGCAACGGAAAAGACTCAAGATCATCTTTATAAATTAAAAGATGGCACAGTATCTTCAATGTCTAAACAATCAAAAATACCTAAATTAAAAATAGAAATGCCAAAAATTCCAACGCCACCTGGAATGAGTATTCCAACTGGCGCCCGACAAAAGAATAAAATTTCTGGGTCAGAAGTTTAAAACTTCTTTTGCACGTTTTACACATAATTCAATTAATTTAGTAACTTGCAAAACATCTGAATGATTTTTGATAAATGCAGGATCTTCGATTCTATTTAATTCAAAGCCATTGCTTTTATCAAATGTATACAAACCATGATATTTAATGGCAAATTCTGGGTAGTTTTCTGTTAAATATTTTATGTGAGTTGGCGCCATATAAAACACAAGATCGGCCCATTCTAGTAATTCTTTAGAAACGTGTTGCGATTTAATTGATGGCTCTTCATAGCCTATTTCAATCAAACAACGACGCATTTTTTTAGCGATCAGATGATTATTGGCAGAATTAGCTGAAGTTCCAGCTGATTTTACCTCTAGATTCGGCGATAATGTTTTTAAAATATGTTCTGCAGATGGGCTTCTAAATTTATTGCCTGTGCAAATAAACAATATTTTTTTTGCTCTAGACCAAGAATTAGTAGAGTGATTGCTCATCAATAAGTCCTTCTTCAATCAAAGTTTTATAATTTTCTCTAACAACAGATCGTTTATTGTGATAAACATTTGTTTTTTTGAAAATTTTATCTAAATTGTGATCATAATCATGAAATTTTTGAAATTCTAATTCTGGATTTTTCTTTAGTATTTGTTTTGGCGCATCTCCAGTAATAAAAATAGCTTCCATTAATAATTTTGGCCATTTATAGGCCGAAAGCATTTTATTCATATCTGGAGACATAGTGAAATGTCTAAATTCAATAGTCTCGGTGTCTTCAAACACCTGCTTTAAATTTACACCGGCCCTGACAACTACATGCCACATGGGCTGTCCAAACCTATTTTTAGGCGCATGGGCTTCGTAAAATTCTTGAGGAGTTTTAGCATTCATCATTAATTTATATACTTTTTCTGAAACGCGGTAGCGATGCGATTTATTTCTTCTTCGCCACCTAGAGACTGCTCCGTTGTAAAAGTCTGGATTAGAAAATTTTAATTGTCGTTCTGGAAATGGATTTGGGTCTATAAGTTCATAAATTTCTTCATCATATTTGCGTAAATATTCTGTAATTTTCTTCAATGCATCTAAGTCTTCTTTTAGACCAGGAACCCTAATATGAACATGTAAATTAGTGGTATAATTGAAATGTTTTTTAGAAAACAAAGAATAGATATCTTTGGTTGCATGCAAAAGTTCTTCTGGCGAATTTTCTGGTTTCATTTGAATTTCGCCACCATATCGATTGAAGATTTTTTTTGGATCATTTGCGGTTCCGTTGGAATTACAAATAGATCCATCTTTATCGCACCATTTATTTCCTGGCGGTAAAATAATTTTTGTATCAACATCGCCAAGTTCTAGTTCAGCGCCAAATGTCATTCTATTTAAATCAATTGCCATAGATGACTCCAGGTGTATAATTTATATTAACGTTTTAGTATTTAAAGACAATATATTAAAATATACAAAAAGTCAAGGACAAAATCATGGTTTTAAATCATTTGAAAAAGATGCGTTTTTTGATTACATCTGATAAAAAATCAGATCTATTACAAAAAGACAATTGGCAAGACGCACTAGATGACAGCAACCTTCCATCTGACAAACCCTCGTCAAAACCTAAAACAATTAAAACTTCTTCTAAACAAAAAACCACAAAACCAACAGCTGCTCCTGTGGAAGCTAAAAAAGAATCAAAACAAACTGTATCATCTAAAGAATTACCGCCTCTTGCTGAAAATGATGCGGCTAATTTTGATGAATTATATGGCGCTGATACGCAACAAAACGTGGAAGCTAAAAAAGAATCAAAACCGACAGCTGCTCCTGTGGAAGCTAAAAAAGAATCAAAACCAACAGCTGCTCCTGTGGAAGCTAAAAAAGAATCAAAACCGACAGCTGCTCCTGTGGAAGCTAAAAAAGAATCAAAACCAACAGCTGCTCCTGTGGAAGCTAAAAAAGAATCAAAGACGAAAAAACAAAAAAATCCTAAAAGTTCAAAGCAAGCTGCACCAACACTACCGCCGACAGGGACGATTCCCTTGTCTACGATGTCGGCTGTAACAGAACCAGAACATTCAGCAAAAATACATACTGGTGGATTTAAAGAAGATATTCCATTATCCGCACAATCGACGCCTAAAATTCAATATGCACCGCCGTCTGAAAAATGGAAAAAAGAACGAGAAGAAGCTCGGAAAAAACAGAAAAATAACATTGCTCTTCCATCTACGATTCCATCTAGTGTTTTATATCCCCCACCGCCCAAAGATCAGAATTATTCTCCTTCTGGTCCTGTGTCATTTTTAAATAATAAAAAAGAAGATCAACCAATTTTTTTACCTACAAATATGCACGAGCATTTAGATTCAGAGGCGCTGGAACAATGGAAAAAAGGGTTTGCAAATAAAATACAAAATCATGCTAAGTTATCTGCGAATGATAAAAAAACAATTTTAAATCGATTTCATCAATTGTATGGTAAACCCATACAGGAAAATGAGTCAAAACAAAAAGATAGTTTCAAACAAAAATTTAAAAATTTTATTTCTAATTGGAAAACAAAACAATCAAAACCTAAACCAGCAGCGTCTAAGCCAGAAGTAGATATGGCTAAAAGAAAATTTTTAGGACTTGGTTCTAAACCTTTAATAAATAAATCTTTAACAAAGGCCGCAGTCGATTGGGATAATTTGGGGATAGATCTAGATGACAAGGATCTTCCGTCCGATAAGCCAGCAACACAATCAGTAGCACAAACAATAACAAATCCGACAACGCCGGCATCAGTTCAATCAAAAGCAAAAAAACCGGTTGTTAGGCAATATGTAGAACGCAATCTTAATGAACCAGATCCACAAATAAGCGCAACGCCATCTTCTGTTCAGCTAGAAGGGCGAGAATTTCGTTTAAATTACAAAGATCAACATCCTAAAAATATGCTTCAGCATTTGGAAAATCGTATGAAGACAAAAGGGAATGATGCCCCTTCTGTAAGGCAAAGGGTGTTAACAGGCGTAGGCGGCGATATTATCAAATTTGTATCAGAATTTCCAGAACATACACAAGATGTTCTTGGAACTGTTAATACATTTCTTAATTCGTCACCAGGCTCTTCAACAAAACAATCGGGTGATGCCGCAAATCATCCGACAGTTACAAAATTACAAGAAATGCTGAACGCTGCAAATCAAGATAAAATTGAACAGACTCCATTATCTAATTTTAAATCGCATATTTATGATCGTATAAAAAAAGAACGTGAAGCGATGAAAGCCGCGCCCGGAATACAAATGCAATCTAGAAGCCATATTCATGGCCCCGGAAATTCTGGCACTTCAACTATAGAATTTGATGATGCACAAGACTCCGATCCTGAATCTAGAACAAAAGCTTTATGGGGTGCAATGGTTGGAGAAGATAAATCGGGTTTATCTAGAGTAGTTGCAGATATTTTTCGAGAAAGTTTTGGTCTTAAAACAGATCAACAAACACAAGATAGTACTGCCTCGGAAAAAAATTTAATGGGATTAAAAACTGGACAACCAAGAAGTCATTTGCATAATCCACATTCATCGGTTGCTACTCAATTCACACCACCAGAATCACCTGATTTGTTTACGTCAGCAGAAACCATCACAACTCCTAGCGAAGAACCAATACCAGTGGGATCTACTAGAAGTTTTAAAGATATTGTTAATATTAGTCCCCAGTATTATAGAGAGTATATCAAAGAGGCGGGTGCTAGGTCTGACAATCGTGAAGATTACATTCGTTTTAAACGAAGGCACGCCGGACTAAAAGAAAAATTAAAAGAATTTACGGAAACAAATGAAGATCCGCAAAATGAAGGTGGAAAATAATGAAACAACCATCTATTAATTTATCAAGACTAGAAAAAGCAAGAGTCGCATCTTCAAAAAATAAAGCTGCGGGTTTATCAGAACAACAAATTGCCGATTTATACTCTGGTAAAATAAAGGGAGGAATAAGCCTGACTCGCGGCGAAAATCACATATTTGACCCAGCACTTTCAGCTTCAGAAAACCATGCAAACTTAGGTTCACACGTAAAACGCCTGATGGATGAATCAAAATACCAAGAAGCCGCTGCCTTGGCTTCTGCCGTTGAATCTATGTTTAGAAATTATGCAAAACTGGGACAAAATTCAGGTAATCAAGCGGTCGCAGATGCATATGGGACAAGAGCAGATAAATGGGCAAATGCAAAAAATTCAATACAACAAAAAATTGCTAGTGCAAAACAAGAGCTGAAACAAGAACCTGTAAAATCTACACATGAATCTCAATTGCACGAAATAGCAGATGCACACAGAGAATCAATAAAAGATTGGCGAGATGCACACGATGCCGCAGAACATTTTGTAAAACAAACAGGAAATGCGTTACTTCCAGAATCTGCAAGAAAAACGGCGCAACAATATGCCGAAGAATTTTTGAATACTGCGGAATCATTAGCGCCGCAGGGTAATGGAGAAGAAGAGCTTTGGGCACAAAATCCTCAAAATCCTGACCATCCTCGTCACCAAGAATTTTTAAATTGGCAAAACTTACCTGAAGCAGAAAAGAAAAAAACACCCGCACCAACACATCCTCGTCGCCATGCATTAGATCATCCGTCCGGCCTTGATATTGCAAGACCAGATACTTCAGAAACAGTTATAACTCCACGAAAAGTAGATCCTTCTGTTATAAAGCTGTACAGCCAACTTTTGACTGGAAACGAAAAGATAAAATTAACTACAAAAGAAATACAAGAAAGAATAAATGATTTAAAAATCAATAATCCTAAATTAACAATTGAATTAGAAAGAAATAAAATAAATAGTTTGTTTGATGATGATAATTTTGAGGAAAATCATTTTAATGAAACAAATCAAAAAAGAGCGGCCACAGGGCTACCGCCTTTAAAAAGGCACGAACATCTTTCGGATTTTAGAGCATTAAAATGGATTGCAGCTAATCCTATAGCAGATACAGAAAAACAAGGAAAAGATACAACGGAACAATCTGGAATAAAAGGCTTAAGATTAAGACACCCAGTTGCTAGAGATATACCAAATAGAGCCTTTACTGATAAAATTAGCGAAAAGCATTTAGAGCTAGCAGAAATTATTGCGGAACATTTACACGCTAAGAAAACTAAACAAGTTAAAGCAGAAAATGAAAAACGAGTAAAAAGAGGTCTTGCTCCATTACCTGCTCCAAAACCAATTAATATTATGCAGGCTGCTGCAGATATAATAATGCCAAATAGTCGAGCGGGCGCTCCTCCTTCAGTCAGAGCTGAACCACAGAAAATTGATACAAGAGAAACAGTTTTTAGTGGAGTTAATGCGTGGGAACCAAGGCCGGATACTCCTGAAGTTCGTTCTGAATTACAACAACAATCAAAACAATTTTTTGATCCGAGCAATAACTCAAGAGTAGCTTCTGAATTAGCGGCAAAAGATTTGAGCAGAAGAGCTGTCAACACAAAAAGAACTGGTGATGCTTATACAATTACTGGAGATAGAGTTGCTAGTACTGCGCGTCAACCTGAAATTCCATCACATGAACATATTCCGTCTGCAGGCAAAACTTCAAAAAAGAAGATTGAAGAAGTACCACAATCTGTGGTAGATTCTGTCCCAGGAGAATATGATTTTCTGTCTAATCGTATACCAATACAAGCACAGGAAGATATTGATTCTAGTCGCGTTGCAGATGAAATCAAAAAAAGAGCAAAAAAAACTAAAAAACAAGAATCAACAAAAAATCCTACGGAGAAATCTATGGAAAAATCAGCACAAGCGGCAAAAAATCCGTCGTTTTTAGAAAAACGACGGGAAGGGGCAACCGCTCAACCGCCAAAAGAAGAAGATACTATTGGTAATTATTCTGAGCATATGAAAGAACAAAAAACAATAAATGATAAACCTTATAAACAACAGGGCTTTGGTAGTGTAACTAAGTTGAAAAACATGGTTTCAAAACTAAAGAAAAAATAATGTTATTAAAGCCATTCAATGGTTGTCGCAGAACTGCGATAGCTTTTTATACAATCACTTTATTGGCTATTTTAGGCTTTGTGAATGATGTAGAAGTTGTTAATTCTATTGCTTCTGTTGCTATTGCTTTAGCGGCAGTAAATGGTGTAGAAAAAGCTTACAAAGAACCTCGCATGATTAAAGAGGATATTACAAATGGAAATGGACAAAAGAACAAAAAAACTTCTTGAAGATTTGATGCCAGCCGCAAAAAAAGTTGTCGAAAAAATGCTAGAAATAGCACATAAAAATAATCTTAATATGCAATGCCATTCTTGTTATCGTTCATCGGAAGACCAAGATAAATTATATGCTCTTGGCAGAACTGAGCCAGGGAAAATTGTAACAAATGCCAAAGGTGGTCAGTCTACGCATAATTATAGAATTGCGGCAGATTTTCATTTTGTAGATAAAACTGGAAATATTGTTTGGGACGAAAAGCTTTATAAAAAAGTATGGGGGTTAGTTAAGACCGAACTAGAACCACAAGGTTTAAGGTGGGCTGGTAATTGGAAAAAATTCAAAGAAACCGCCCACTTTGAATATAATCCTCAAAATTTATCATGGCGCGATTTACAAAAGAATAATCCTTATGTTTGATAAAAAATATCTAATCATTGGCGTTGTCGCTTTAATTGGTGGTTATGCAATTGGATATGGCAATAAACCAAAACCAGATGTTCAAATCAAAGAAGTCGTAACTATTGATAAAGAAAAAACAGAAAAGATTATCGCCGAAGAAAAAGAAAAACTAAAAAGAGAATATGAATCTAAAAAATGGCAAAAGAAAACCACAACTCGTGTAACAAAACCCAACGGCGAAGTCGAAGAAACAACTAGCGAAGAATCAAAAACTTCTGAAAAAGAAAAAGAAAAGAAACAAAAAGAGAAAAAAGAATCAAAAGAAACTAAAGAAAAAGAAAACCTTAAAAAAGAAACTGAAATTACTGAAAAATATAATCAGTCAAAATATTCTGTGGGATTTTCTGTACAAAAACCAATAGATAAAGTTTTAAGCACTCTTCCAAGTGAAGATTTAGACTATTTAGTTAATGCTGGGATTAGAATCTACGGACCACTTTGGTTGGAGTCTGGATTTCAAGTAAAAGAAAAAGCTGTCAGCCTTGGTATTAAGTTAGAGTTTTGAAGTAAATAAATTAATTATTTCTTCTGGAAAGTTTTTTTCTGCTAAATACTCTAATAAATCTATCTTTGAAGAACACTCAAATATTGTTAATTTTTCAATTTCTTCTATAGGAATTGGCTGCCCTTTAGAATCTGTCAACATCACCCAAAAAAATCTAGGCAACCCAGTTTTATTTCTATAATTTGTTTTCTTATTGATTCGAGTTGGCATCTTGTATTTAATAATACTTTTCCAATTAGGAAAGTTAGATCGCCACCACAAAAAATAAGTTTTTGTTTTTTTATTCTTGCCCGACCGTGAGCAAATTATCATTCGATTCTTTATTACCAGATATTTTTGCACGTTTAACAGTCTCGGGTTTTTTCGTTAACCCCATTCCCTCTAGACTATTATGCATTATCCGTTTAACAGCTTTAGCTGCCTCTTCCCCAACACCCTTTAGAACACAGAGCGGAACGCGGATTTTATCCCCTTCAATAACAAATTCAGTAGTGTCCGAATGCAATACCGAAGGCTGTAATAATTTATCAGAAATAAGCTGTGAGTATTCTCTTAGTTTATCTTCATCGCCATATTCTACACTCAATTCAGCAGTCCAAAACTCAATTGGATAATGGTGTTTAAGCCATGCAGTCGCATAAGAAACAATTCCATAAGAAGTGCTATGAGCACAATTAAAGCCATAACGAGCAGATGCTATAACCATTTCCCGTAATTCTTGGATTTGTTTTTCACTCCAAGATGGATCATTTTGAATAATTCGACTTTCCAAGTCATCCAAAATTTCATTGATGAGTTTTTTATCTTTTTTACCAATACCACGCCGAAGGTTTTCTGCCTCTTCGAATGAATAACCGCCAACCTCTCGCGCAAGTTTCAAGACTTGTTCTTGAAACAAAGGAACTCCAAATGTAGAACTAAAAATTGGCTCTAAGCTTGGATGGATGTAGTAAGGTTTTTGACGGCCGGCAGAGCATTGGACATAAAACTCCATAGCGTTACCGTTAAACCCACTTGGACGTTCTTCAGATGGCTGCAAGTGCATCTGCCAGTCGATTGTAGAAGGTCGATACAAAGCAATAAGGTTGGAAATGTCTACAATATTTTTTGGCTTGGTTCTTACGCACAAAGAACGAATACCCGCGGTGTTTGTTTGAAACGTCGCATCGGTTTGACCTGTGTGATAAATGTTTTCAAAAACTTCATCACTATGAGTAAATTCTCCCCAAGTTAAATCAACATCATGGCGTTTTTTAATTAATTCAAATGCTTTTTTGATAGTTTGCATTTTCTTAACACCAAGTACATCAAATTTTACTGCGCGATACCATTCCAAGTCTTTTGGGCACCATGCAGTTACAAGCGCACCATTCTTACCACCAACGCGACAAACTGGAAGCCAGTATTTACTCTCAGTTGGCGTAATAATTAATCCGCATGGATGTGAAGATTTTTGACGCATAACTCCACACATTTGCTCAACCATCATCCAGATTTCTGGGTTTTTTTGCGCATACGCTTGCAAATCTGCAGAAGTTTCAAAATAACCCTGCACATGCTCGCTAGTTTCCAAATCTTCATAACCAAACAACCACTCCGTTTCGTCTTTTCCCTGCGGAACAATGGGCATTGACTTGGTTAAAATTTCTGTTTCTTGTCTTACTGCTCCAAGAATAAATCGTTCAGCATCTTTAATTGCAGATCTAGGTTTAAGATTTTGGTTCACTGAAATTGGTAGGACGCGATTAGGATATATTTGATAGATCATCGACAAAGCTTCGTCTTTAACATCAAAGTCTAAATCGCAGTCGGGCAATGAACCAGATTTGATACGACCTAATGTAATATGTCGCTCAAATTGTAAATCGTATTTAAGAGGATCTGTTACAGATGCACCTACGGCAAAATACGATAAACTTCCGCCAGCAGACCCGCGAGTATTAACTAGAATATTTCGTTTCCCAGCTTCGTCACAAATTTCACTAACAGTTCTTAGATATGCTAAACCATCAAATACACCATTATTACCAAGGACTTTGATTTCATAATTAAGTCGGTCGGCGTAATTTTTTTCTTGTAAATTAATTCTTTCTTCGGATTTAATTTTTTCTACAATCCATTTAAGATTAGAATCTTGGTAATTTGGCATAATCCATTCTTTTGACGGGCCAAATTCATAATTATCAAATTGAGCAGCGTAATCGCCAGTGTTATCTAGCAATTCTTCAATGAATTTGTCATCTAGTTCTGCAAATTTTTTTGCCTCATACGCATATTCTTCGGCACCACGCATATGTTGGAAGTTAGACATGATCCAATCAGATCCATAGTTCTTAGAATCTTGAATCACTTTATCTTTTCGATGCGCATAATGCGAATCAAGTGAGGCCACGGGCTTAATATTAAGTGGGCCAGTTACATACTCCCTACGGACATTATTAACACTCTTACCGATATTTGGACTATTTTGGCCATATTGTAATAAATGCGGCGAGCATTCATTTAGCTCCAAACTTGCTTCTTTAATGATTGTGCCGTTTTCAATCTTTGCCGGTGTATAATAATTACTTAGATCATCTACAATCCATTCGTCATATATATTTTCTTTGCCAATTAAAGAAATAACCCATTCTAAGCGAGCGCGTGCTTCTTGAGGGTTGCCAGTTTTATAAATTGGATAATTAAAAAATGAACCAATGCATCCAGTGCCAACAACAATTCCAAATGCCGCTAATTCTTCTAAATGTTCTAAAGTCATAACAGGTTTTACATCACCCCATTTGACTTCCATGTGGTTTTCGTCGTATAAGGTATGTGTTAATTCGCAGTACTTTTGAAAAGCTTGTTTAGTTTTAAAACCAATTGTTATGTGTGTAGATTTTTCATCTTTAGGATGACGAATATATCCTTCAACGGAATGAAACAGTTTGATCTTTTGAGTTTTCTTATTAAACTTTTCTGCCTCTCGATACAAAGAAACTGCACTGTTTACATTACCGTGTTCCGAAAGAGTGAAATGAGTATATTCAAGTTCAATCGCACGATCAATCATTGATTGAACGGTTGAGCCACCGTCTAATGAAAAATGTGAATGGCAATGAGGATTGGCACAAATTTTTTTATTATTCCAAGTATTTTTCCACGGGCGTTTTTCTTCTGGATGTTGGTCGGTAAAATCAAACAGTTTAAAATGCGACATTTTAAATCTTTCGTTAAATAATTACGGATATTTCTTGTAATAGTGCTTTTTTATAATTTTGATTTAAAATTTCATTATTTATTAAATAATCTGGCAATTGCTTTAAGTCATTAAATTCAAAAATTACTTTCCACTCTTGTTTCATATCGTATTCTTGCGGCTCAGTCATGAATTTAATAAAATCGTTTCTAAACGGAGAAGCCCACGGTTGTTCTATCCAAAGAAGATCTCCCGCTTCGCCAGCTGTAGAAACTGCCCATAAAAAATATGGGTGTCCATAATCTTCGATACAAAGACTACGGACAAAACTCTGTGTCATCTCCGTCAGATAGTATTTCATTCTCTTCCTCCAGATATTCTTCTTCAAACATAGAAGAATCAAAAGGTGGTAATTTGCGAGTTACCACAATTTTATATTGTTGATTATTAAATAAGAAATCTGAGTCCATAAATTTTGTTCTACTAAGGTTAACAAGTCGTAAGCTACGATAATTGCTTCCCCGCAGCTGATAAACTATTTCGTTTAAGTCTTCTTCCGCAGTTGCAGCATGGAGGAACTTCATCAGTTGCCCGTTGATATCTTTCATATATCCTCCGTATTCTTCACTGTATCCTAGTTTGTTTGCGTTGACTTGTTATTTATTTTACTTCTTGTTTTAAACAGTTGGCTTTATATAAATATGGGATATATAAAAGGAAGGGTTGGAGAAAACGGTCGGGTGGAATGATATAAAATAAGAACAAGAGGAAGAAAAATGGCAACGCAGTACACCGACAGATTTTCATTACAGATAGATTTGCAATTGTATCTTCTTGTTCGAACCGGCGGCTCTCCAGCTTTAGGACTATTTCCAAAGCTGGCTTCTGATCGTTGGCCATGGTTTGTAAAAAATAAGAACAAAATAACAGAGTTATTTACAAATTATGCAAACGGGGATGAGTTTCTTGTTAAACAAATTTTACAATTTCATGATTTTATTGAAAGTTACGAAAATGGTGCAGCGGTCAATCCATTCAGAGATTTAAACATTTTTGCAGAAATGACTGAATTATTGAATTTAATCAATATCAATTCAATGGAATTGACTGATCCAGAAGAATCATTTATTGAACAAGAAAAACAAAGAGTTCAAAATTTTTCTGTTGAAAATTTTAAAGAAATGCTGAAATTTTTAAAATCCCAAAGAGATATTGCGTTTGATTTCATTGGTTTAGGAGATTCCTATTACGATTCTGTTAGAAATAGAAAAAGTTCTCCAAAACAAAGAGATTATTTTATTTCTGATTTGCAAATTCTCAATAATACTATTGAGCTAGAAAACTATATAGAAGGTATTATCATTGAGTTTAAATATCAAAAAAATATCGCCCCTAATCTTTTGGCATTTGCAAATTCTAAATTAATTGAAAGTAATTCTGATGTTAGGGTAGAAAATATATACCGCAGTTATATCGTTGTTCCATTTGAAAAAAGTTTGCAACAAATGGCTCAAGATTACTTAGGCAGCGCAGATAGATGGTATGAGCTAGTAACGGTGAATAATTTAAAACCGCCATATATAGATTTATACGGTGAAAAAATTCTTTTGTTAGAAAGCGGAAGTGCGGCTACTTTGAGGGTTCCTATTTCTCAACAAGAAAAATTCCGAATCAATTCAGCTATCAAGATAGGAAGCCGTATTGTTCCAGAAGAAGTTAGAAAAATTCAACAGGTTAACGATAACCGTGACGGTTCTGCTACTATTTATCTTAGTGGAAATCAAGATTTATCTAAACTATCAATTTCACACGTTCCTTTCATTCGGGTGTTTCAGCCAGAAACTATCACAGATTTTTCTTTAGTTAAAATTCCGGTAACGGTTTCTGCGCCGTATACAAATATTCCAGAACCAACTGAAGGCGAGTTAAAACAATTAGATAAAGCTCTTTTATCATTTGGAGTAGATATAGCTCGAGACGATATTACTGGCGATCTTTTGCTTGATACTAGCGGAGATTTAAAATATCAATTTGGAATAAATAACGTAAGGCAAACTGCGCGATTAATGATTGAAACTGAAAAAGGGCAATTGCCATTACACCCTAATTATGGATTATCAAATAATATTGGTTTTGCCTTGCAAGGTGCTACAACTTCAACGAAAATAGCATCAGTGATTGAACAAACATTGAAACAAGATCTACGTTTTACATCTGTTACACTTAGAGATATAAATATTTCTGCAGATAATAAAATTGGAATGACGGTATTTGTTACAATTGCTGGATCTAACCAACTAATACCATTAGCTTTTGTGATTTGATGGAGAATTAAAAATGGCGATAACAGTTAAAAGCGTTCAATCGATTTTAGCTGATATGATTCGTAAGCTCACTGCTAATACGGATATTACCGATGTTAGTGAAGGGAGTGTGACTTCTACAATTTTAGAAGCAGCAGCCCTGCAAGATTATCAAAACCAATTAGGTGTATTGAAAATCTTAGAGAGCTCAAATCTCCAAACATTAGTTGGAAGTGAGTTAGATGAAAAAGCAATTGAAGCTCAAATTCCTAACGGAGTTGGTGGTTTTGGCCGTTTTCCGTCTAAACGCTCTAGTGGACAAGTAAAAATATCTTCAGCGTTCTCTAAAAAAGCCACCTCAGTTTATATTGGCAAACCTGCGCCATACGCAGGATCATTAAAAGTTTATTTACAAGATTGTACTGGTTGGCCATCATCTGGATCTTTTTATCTAGGAAGAAACACTCCAAATGAAGAAGGTCCAATTCAATATACAGACATTCAAAACAATACTACTTATTGGTCATTGACATTAAATAATGCAACTCCATTAGTGAATAATCATACATTTGGTGAATCCGCTGTCCTTTCGCAAGGGGGCAATCGGCAAATTACAGCAGGAACTTTGATTCTTGCGCCAGGATCTAATGGTAATGTTCCAGTTCAATATACTATTGATCGCACAACAAGTCTTTTTGATGGTGAAGATACTGTTTATACAACAGCAACATGCACTTCTTTTGGCGAATTAGGAAACGTATCATCCGGCGCTGTAAAAGAATTCGTCTCCCCTCCTTTTTCTGGGGCGTCTGTCACAAATATTTCTAATTTTACAAACGGAACAAGTGCCGAAGGCGACGAGTCTTTAAGGCAAAGAATTGCAAGTTATATTGCTTCATTAAGCAGAGGTACAAAGCTTTCAATTTCTAGTTCTTTGCAAGGATTACGAGATCCCGAAAGCGGCAAAACAATCACATCATTAAATATTGTTGAATCAACTAATCAAAATGAAGCAACAAAAATTTACATTGATGATGGATCAGGTCTTGAACCGTCTTTCAAAGGATTAGATTATGAAGATCTACTAGTAAAATCTAGTGGACAAGAAATTTTTCTTAAAACATCCAATTATCCAATTACTGGGTGCGTAGCTGAAGGCGTAGAGCCTGGACCGTATACTCTTCAAGATAGAATGTATTTAGATATTGTGTTAGATGGAGTTTCTTCTAGATTTTATATTAGCATTTCTCAATATGCTAACCTACTAGCAGTTCAGCCTTCTGAAATTGTTCGAGCGTTTAACGCAGTTATTTTAAACAGCGCATCAAGTTTAGGATTCCGCACGGCAAAAAATGGTTCTGTTTTATCAATATTTGATATTTCAGGTACAGCAGAAACTTTGCAAATTCTTCCAAGCCCACTTCAAGTTATATTAGGACTTCCTACTCACGTAGTTAGGCCAATTTATCTTTATAAAAATAATGCATTAATGTCTTTTAAAGGCAGTTCAGCAACAGTATATACAGCTAATTTCCCATGGTTATCGTTGACTGAATTAGATTTAACAAATGTCCAAATGACAGTCGATGGTGTTCCGCAAGTTTTTTCTATTACTAATCAAGATTTTTTAGCAATAGGCAGAACCATTTCAACAGCGCAAATAACAGACTGGATTAAAATTTTCAAAAAGAAAGTTGCTGGAGTTAAGGTATATCAAGTTGGCTCAAAATTAGCTTTCTCTTCATGGCAGACGCTTAGTGCATCTGGATCAGTGAAAATTGAAACTGTTACATCCACTGGTCTACCTGCAACATGGATTGGTGTAAATAAATTATTTAATGCATCAGATAAATTAGAAAGTTATGGAGCAGAACCAGATTTTGAAATTAATCGTGTTCGTGGCGAAATTAAATTAATTAAAGAACCGCAATTAAATGATAACGTAACTGTTTCTTCAAAATATACTCGCGCAGAAATTAGATCAAAAGAAGCAGTGAGCGGAGTTTTTTCAGCAGGAAAAACAAATTTTGGTGCGCCAAGAATTGTAGTAGGGGTTGATGGAGAATTTACAATTAGACAACTTGCCGTAAGCGGTTCTAGTTCTTTAACTCCACAAATTTTGTCTCCAGATTTAAATATTATTAGATTATTGAATACAGATAATACAGTTTATTCTGGAATTGAATTAGGCGATTTTATTTTTCTAGCCAGTGATTCTTCTGTGGCAAATAAAATGCCAGGTAGAACAAACAGCTTAATGAAAGTTTTACAAAAAGGATTGTGTACTCGCGGCGAAGACCAATTGTTTAATCTATGCCCTATGACTCATACAACAACAGATTCAGAAGGATATGTAACTTTTTCTGTTTCTACATCTCAAAATCATAATTTTATTGTCGGCCAAACATTTGAGTTAACTGCAACAAATCTAGCGCCTAGCTCACAATTAAATGACACAGACTTACTTGGATTTCACCAAGTAACTGAAGTAGTTTCAGTATCTAATTTTAAATTTAAAAAATTAATTTCTGGTATTACAGATACGTTTGTTCCAAACACAATTAATTTTTTTGTACAAAAAGATACATTCATTGATATTGAAACATCAAAAATTGAACGAGAAGCTTTTTTTGGTATTTTTTCTGACACATTGATTGAAGCGACTGTTGGCGATCCAATGATTAAAGTGATTTTACCAAATCATGGATTTCAGCCATTAGAAACATTTAGAATCACAGATGCAAGCCCTCTCGTTCAGTCAATGTTTCCTGGATTAACTTTTCCATATACCGCAGTTATTAAAAACTCTCCGGCACCAACAATCAATGAATTTTATATTGATCTGCCCGTTTCAGCAATTGCGTCTGCAACATTAGGCAAAACAACAATTGATGGATATATACCATCTGTTCCGTCAACATTTGATTTAACTGTTGGCATGTTACATGCGTTCAAATGTGAAAATTCTATTCCTCAAATCATTAATATTCCAATTTCTGATTACCAAACGGTAGATGTTTTAACCACAGAAATTAACAAAATATTAATTGGTGGATATGCATACAAAATTTCCCCTAGACAATTAGCTATTCGTAGCAATAATTTTTCTGAAAATGATTCAAAAATTTCAGTTCTAGCTTCTGTATCGTCAGCACAAAACGTTTTTGTGCCTGCCGTAGCAGCTAGTATTCAGCCACATATTGCTTCAAAAAATAGTGGATTCATTGGTGGTGGTGCTCCATATATTTTACAAATTAATGGGCCTACTTATCCAAAAGATTTTTATAATACTCGCGGATATTTAAGTTTTGGCACAACAGAAACAGAAATTTTAAACGATGAAAGAAATCCTGCTTCTCGCGCCTCACAAAATATTTTAGATTATCCAAAAGGATTGCAAGAAGCTTTTATTTCTGGCAGAAACTCTAGTGTAATTTCTCGTGTTTATAATAATGATTCTTCCGCACCATTTGCGGGTTTTACACGGGGGATTGATGTTCTTCAACCAAAACCGCAGACTATTTACGGTACAAATGAAAATAAAACTAATTTATCAGTTAGATTGAATGATTTACCGTTCACGCCAGTTGATAAATTAGTTGTTGAGATGGATCTAGATTCAACAAATAAAACGACAAGTATTCCTCTGTATAAAAAAGTTTTGACAGAAACTGTCAGCCCTTTTGGCTCTGGTCCAGGCAATCAGCTATTTTTTACAATTAAAGATCCAGATGATGAAAATAGACCGTTTTTTGAACCAAATAGTCCATATAGATCATTTGATTTTACAGATTTTAATATTTTATTTAAACCAACAGTGATCCATACGGTTTACCCATCTTTACCATTTGCAGGCAATCCTTCGGACACATTTGTGATTAAATCAACACAATATGGTCCTGTTCATGATTTTAGATTTAATTTTTCGTTCCCAACTGATCCTAATGAATCACAACTAAAAATTTCTCACACTTCTTTTCAAGAAGTAGATAAATCTGTTTTAGTTATTACATGTACATTATGTTCTGGACCAGCAGTTTTAGGAACGCAATATACTGGATCATATACTATTACGCCATCAGATTATACAAGCCCAACTGGCGCAAACATTGTTAAATTCACTATTAGCGCAATTTCTATTAACTTATCTGGTGCATTTGTTATTGGCGATATTTTAAATATTGGTGGTACAGAACTATATTCAGGTTCTTATTTAGTTATCGAAACACCAGATCCAGATACTGTTGTAGTTTCTGCGCCTGGTATTAGAATGAATTCTTATACGCCAGTTAGCTATATTTCTGATTATGCACCAATTCAGACATATACGTTGGAACCAAAAACTATCCAAGACATTCTTGATAAATGTCAAGAATACTACGTTGACAATCCTGTTTTTACCATTGATGTCACTGAAACTACAGATAAAACAAAAATTGTTAAATATCCAACGTACCATACTCATGGTAATACTACGGCACGAAATGATTTAACTTCTATTTTAAATAGTAATTATTATCATTCAGCCAGAGCGCCTTTTGGATGCATTGCACACATACATACCTACTCGCCCATAGATAATAAAATTACAGCGTTGGTACAATATGATGATGCTCCATTACCATCTCAGCAGAAAATATTAAATACAGGATTTAGTTCTGTATATGCAGACCAAGAGTGCATTTTGATTCCAGGAATGGCAAAAGCGCTTGAACGGTGGCTTAGATTTACTGCAATTAGTCCTTTAGATATTCAGGCAGAAATTTCACGTATTCAAGATGAATATTATATTCAATTCAATTCTTATAATCTAGGTTCTTCTGGCGCAGTCAAAATTACAGGTGTTACTGCAAATTCAGTGATTGCAAGCGCCAAAACCTCTGCATCAAGACAAGATAGCTCTGTTAAAATTAGAACAGATTTTTCTTTAGCACAATCAATGCCGCGTGGTTCATTTGTTGAAGTTTATAATCTTATTCCAGCGCCGATTTATAAAGCATACAGAACTCAGCCAAGCGCATCTACGTTAGACTCAAAAATCACACCCAATAACTCTCCGGATATTGAAACTTGGTTTAAAATTTCCACGGGAGTAGCATACTCTCGCCCTAGTCCGAATAATGGTCGTTTTGTTTTTAGAAAATCCCAAAGCGGTATTATTGGTGGTGAAACTGTCGAAATTACAAAAGTGAATTCTGCAATTGCAAAATTACAAGTTACAAGCGGTTCTGGCGTATTCAACGCAAAAGTTGGAGATATGCTTATTCTTCGCGGATCGCAATCAACAACTTCTCCGTTTTTATGCAACTATACATCTATATTTAATACAAATAATCAATGTATTTCTCCTATTGAAGATGAAACAGGAAAGTATATTGGTTATCCGGTAGTGCATATTGAAGATGAAAAAATCATTTATGTAATTGCTCCAAATATTACAACAGAAACTGTTGTAGCAAGAAACACTATTGATTCTGGGACAATGTCTGCAATCTACCAATCTTCTGGAATATATACAGGTTTTATCAAAATAGGCCCACTCAACAATCAATCAGATTTTTCTGTCGGTGATGTTGTTTCTATTTCTGGTTTTATAAAATCTTCCAATAACGGAAGATTTAGAATTGTTGCAAAAAATTTAAATGATATTTACGTTCAGACTTCTAGAACAAATATTATGGACGATGAAATCAATGTATCTGGTATTGGTCTGAATAGAGAAACTACAGAGTTTATGTTTGTGCCAATGCTTAAAAACGAAAAAAATATAAAAACAAATTATAAATCTGGAGTGCCTAAAATTTCTTCAGATTGGAAAATTTCTAATGATGAATCTGTTTATTACAGAATTAAACCATTAGGAAATGGATTTGTTTACGTAGATTTTTCTTTTTCTTCTCACGAAGATATGCAACTTCGTGATCTTTCTGTTAGCACAGACGATTGGATTTATTTTTCAGAAGCATTTGCAATTCAAAATCGAGGAAAATTTAGAATTGTCGCTCATAATGGCAAAAATATTTTCATCATTAAAAATGATAATGCAGTAGCAGAAATTTTGGCTCTTGGAAATACTGAAATTAATGCCGATGGTGCGGTTGGTAATTTAAAATGGCAATCTGGTCCAATTAACGATACGCATTCTCAGAATACCGCAGATAAACGCCACATTCGCATTTGGGATTCTGATTCTGTTTTTGAGAATGATATTTTAATAATTAAAAACGCTAGTCCAGGAACTCCAACATGGTTTGATACATCGTTGATCGGTTCTTGGACAATAACAAAAATTGGCCTGAATAATGAATTTGATTTATTTGTTGAAGCAATTATTCCAAATGCAACAAGCGTTTCTAAAACTTTATTTTTAGCAAATTCAAAAAATGCAATTCTTTTTCAAGAATCTGTCCCATTTAAATCATATAGATGGGTTTCTGGATACGCTCACCATAACGCAATTCAAAATGATGCTGAATTATATTTGATGCCGCAAACATCTGCATATAAACTCAGTCCGGCATTCAATACAAAAATAAAATGTTTGCATAAACTAGATTTTGATGAATCAACGACTGTTGGTGTAGATGGTTACAAATATTACACGGAATTAATTGCAGAAGCCCATCGCGTTCTTGATGGCCTTCCGTCTAACATAATTGCCTACCCAGGAGTTCGAGCCGCTGGAACATCAATTGAAGTTTCAGCGCCACTAATTAAGAGTATTCAGATAGCATTAACTGTTGATTCAAAAGATGGTATTTCTTTGAATTCAATCAAAAATCCAGTTAAATCTGCAATTACTTCTTATATAAATGCTTTGGGAGTTGGCAAAGAAGTTGTAGTTAGTGAAATCATAAAACATGTACAAGAAGTTCCTGGTGTTAAAAATGTACAAATTGATTTTACTTTACCGATAGCTAACGAAGGTGTTATTAAAGTAGGAAGTTTTGAAGTTCCTCGTATTTCAAAACCAGAGGATGTTCTATTGTGAGTTCTGTTTTTGATTTTCTGCCAGACTCATTCTTAAAAGAAGAGCAGACTACATTAAGAGGTCTGCTGCAAGCAATTGCGACTGGTGATACTTTTGTTATTGAGCAGCTTTCTCAAGCCAGAAAACAATTATTTCTAACTACTGCAGAAAGTGGGTTTTTAACAAGTCTTGCCAATAGATATAATTTTTCTATTTCACAAAACTCTGGATTAGACCAAAACTCTTTTCGGCAATTGGCTCTCCCTTCAATTTTTGCTCCAAAACAATCTGTTCCTACATTAAATAAAATTATTGAAGTTTTTTATGGTTCCGCAGTCCTTCATCCAACTGTTTCTAGTACTATTTCTGAACCATTTAATTTATCAGATAAAGACACATTATTAGTACAAACAGAGTCTGGCGTTTTTAGTATTTTATTTTCTGCAGATAAATTTAATGATATTTCAAATATTTCTGCAGCACAAATTGCCAGCACAATAAATGCTCAGGTTCCAGAACTGTATGCAGATATTGTTACAAATAAAACAACAAGGAAAAGTGGAGTTCGTATTGTAAGTAGAGATTTTGGCATTTCTGCTAAAATCAAAGTAATTGGCGGATCAGTACAAAATAAATTAAAATTTGAAGGATATAAAGATTCATGCAGTTCTGTAGGAACAGAGTGGCGCGTAAATCATTATTCTGACGCAATTTATTCTGACGTAGTTCGATTCACATGGATTGGTGGACCAAATCCAAATTTACCAATACTTGATATTGGGGATCATATTTCTATTTCTAATTTAGTTGATTCAACATTTGTTGAATTTTCAAAATTAAATGGAACTTATGAAATAATTAATTGCGGTTATGATTATTTTGAAATAAAAACATTTAATTTTTTATATACAAATGTAAATTTTACTCAATCTGAATCTTCAAATTTTGCGATCACAACAAAAGATTTTCGCACTATTTTCACAAACGATCTTTTTGCATACGTTTCTGAAGCTCGATCAGGAATTGTAGATGTTAATATTCCAGTAATTCCCCCTATTGTAAGAAAAAAACAAGAAGGAGCATCTAGGTTTAGAAACCAAACTGCTCAATTATTAGATATTAACCCATCTAAATTAATTATTCCGTTTCCAAACTCTTTTCCAGATTCTGGAGTTGTAGCTCTTCGCTCGGCTAGATTTTCTAATGGATTTATACAAAAATATTTTTATTATAATAACAAAAACGTTCCGTCTGGAAATACTCAAGAATTAGTTATTGACGAAGCTATTCAAAATAGCACACCATATTTATCAGCCACTGAATGTGGGGTGGCATTTGAATCTGTTCAAATGAAAGATCCTATTAATGGTTATCTTGATAATTCAGAATTAATAATTGACACACCACGTTTAAACCATAATTTAGAAAATATTGAAGAAGTCAAATTTGAAGATGTAAATCTTGACCAGCCTATTTTTAAACATAAAACAATAAAAAATATTAGAATTCCGCCAGATGCGGATGAAGTTTCATTTGAAAATGGAATGGATACACAATTACTTTATATTCAATTTATCGATGAATTAACTCAAGAAAAATATTATTTTAATTATCTTCCAGATCCAGAAGATCCAGATAATAGTACATTGCTGCGTTGTATTCCAACGCCAGATGAAAGATTCGTAAGAGCTGTAATGTGTTCAATGAATCCAGATGTTGTAGCCGGCGAAGTCACCAGATCTATTGGACCCAATACATATCCTAGCTCAGATACAACAACTACATACACTCATAATTTTAATACTATATATACATCTTTCATGATGGCAGATGCAGATACTAATTCTAATTTGCACGGTATTAGAATTGTTGATGATGTGAATACTGTAAAATTTACCTCAGCGCCGCATCAATCATTAGCAAATGTTAATACTTACGTTCTTGACTATCAACATGTCTTTGCTAATTTTACTAGAATTGTTTCTATTAATTTGCCATTACCAGCTTCTCCAAATAGCGAAAACACAATTACAATTATTCATAATTTATTTTCTAATAATCTAATTACAGAAATTAGAATTAGGCCGCCAGCTAATTCTATGAATTTGCAGCCGCATTCTATTTTTGAAGGCCCAAGAATCTTTTTTAAAGATAATGTTGGAATTCAAAGCGACACTCAATTTCAATTAAGTTATATGAATACTACAGAAACGTTGTATGTAGATATTTTTATGATGGCGAGTTATTTTAATCCCGTTGAATCTGTCAACGGAAAATTATTACGTGATGATATCAATAAATTGCATAAAGTAAGACGTACTCTAGATAAAGAAAAATTCTCATTTGAAATTTTAGGAACTGGCCCTGCGCCATATGGTTCAGGCACTATTACATCGGTTGGAAAAAACGTTTACGGTGTTGGTACAAAATTTTTATCTGAAGTCAAACCAAATGATTTAATTATCTTGTCTACAACTCAAAACAGAGAAGTTGCCTCAATTATTTCTGATACTCGCCTGAGATTAAGAAGTGGATTTAACCCAAGTTTAGCAACACCTACAGTATTTAAAGTAGCAACACCGACTGCAAATGATGGTCCGCTTGGAGCGCCTATTAAATATAATGGTGCATGGATTTTTGGATTTAACGTAATATTTAAACCAGACGCCTCTCGAAAAACCGATATTGCCTTTGAGTTTCCAGATCGTATTTCTAGAGGTTATGCAAAATTTACAAACGGTTCAATAGTTAAATTATTAGATTTTGGATTTATTCCAATTTCTAGATTTGGTATTGCAACCTACTTGAAAACTATTTATCTACAAGTTCATAGCCAAGAAGACAAATTTGTTTATTTTAAATCAAATATTGGCGTTCCATTAGATTATAATCCAATAGACCCCAGTACTTGGGTTATTATTCGTGATGGTAAATGTCGTCGGTCTGGTGTTTTTGGTGGCGAAGAATTTAGATATTATATGCCAAAACCATTAAGTCAATGGAATAGAAATAACTTTTTTAAGAATGCAACATTATTTTTAGCCTCTGCCTCTATTCCAGAAAACCAAAATATTGTTGGGTCGTATTTATACGATGTTACTGGGAAAATTTCTCCGTATACAATATCTGCAAATTTTTCTAGACTAGAACGACCAATTGTTTCATTTGAATCTCCTGGTATTTTATATATTGATTCTACAGAAAATTTGCCATCGTCTGGATTTTGCATTATTAATTTTGGTAATTCTTTACAAGAAGGGCCTATAAAATATGATTTGGCAATTCCAGGTAATCCAGCTCAATTAAAAATTGATCCGGCTTATGTGTTTAAAAATTCGCATTCAGCAAATTCATATATTCGAGTTATCAGCAAACCATCTGCTCCAGAGATTGGCATAGGCGGAAAACAATATCCGGTGTATATTACAGGTGCAACACAAGTGCGAGTTACACTTCAACAAACTCTGCAAACTTTAGTAAGTGTTGGAGTAAAATTAAATATAAAAGTGCAATTACCTGACTTAAAATATGAAGATCCTGGTATTGCTCCTTTTCAAGAATAGGTGAAAATTAATGGCAATTTTGAGCAGGGTTAATTATCTTTCACAACAAAGATTAGATCTGCAACATATGGTTGCCACAGATTCTTTTAACGCATTTGATTTACGCGCTTTTGCCTATGTTTTTAATGGATTAGAAAAAAATTATGTTGTCAAAGGACTAGAAGTTACCGCTCTTAACGGGTTTACGGTAACTGTTAAAATTTCTAACGCTGTAGTTTTATTGCCTCTTGATAATGAAGCTTCATTTTTTTATGGCTTACCAGATGCAGAAGACGAAATTATTAATGTTCCTCCCAGCACAGAAAAAGTGTTTATTGAAGCTTTTGTAGAAAGGGTAACAACTACACCAATTTCTGCCGCATTTTTTGATCCTAGTAATACTAATGATCAAAATCCAGCAGGTCAAGAATTCAACGCTTCTGTTGATTTTCAATCTATCATCAAACTCCAACTACGATATAATACTGAAGGATTTTCAGTAGATGCAATACCAATCGCTATTTTAAAAACAGATAGCACAAATGTTATTAATATTTCAGATGCCCGAGATTTATTTTTCAGATTAGGTAGTGGTGGAGCTCTACCAAGCCCTTATAAAAAATTTAATTGGTCTTCCAATCGAGCAGAAAATGCTTTACCCGCGTCTTCCATCTATTTAAATCAATTTACAACAGAAAATCCATATTATTACCAAGATGCAAATGGTGCAATCAATGATAAAGCATTAACTAATTTAAAAGAATGGATGGACGCAGTCATGACTTTGATAGCAGAAATGAAAGGTTCTGCTAGCTGGTATACGCCGATTGCCGGAAAAACTATTCCAAGTCTTTTGTTTTTGAATCCAAATGCAACGGCCTTTGTGCCATCAACTGATGGCCGTACATTAACTTGGACTGGTACCGCATTAAAAAGTCGATCATTGTCTTCTTCCTCCGCTCCTTTATCTTTGACCATGAATTATGGACCAATTAAGTGGGAACTAGGCGGAACATTCATCAATCCATTTACAAATCGTGTATATTCAGATACTGATTTTACTGCAGTTATTCCAGACAACGCTGCTTTTTTTGTTAAATTAGATCGAGAAAAAATTCCTACCGAATCAAGTGGTAACAGTGTAAAATGGGGCGTAGAAACATTATTAATTGCTTCTCCACCGGCACAAAATGTAACAGTATCTGGCCAAGAAGGCGATTTTACTGGTGTAGCAATTGGTGATTATATCAGAAAACTTGGTGATGATTATTATCAATACAATCGAGTGACTGGAATTGTAGAAGGCGGCATTGTTTACACTACTAGTGGGCGCGTAGCTACTAGCATTACCACTGGCTTGATTATTGAATACCCCATCGATGTGCCATCAACAGAACCATTTAGATGGTTTAGGCAAAGATATCAATTATCAGATTTATTTGTCACTTCTGATTCTCAGGGCTTAAAAGTTCAAAGTGTTGATGCTTCTCCTTTGATTCTCCCTGTTGATGATATCAACATGTATTTTTTAGGCCGAAGAAAAGGTAATTTGTTTCAATTAAGAAATTATGGAGTCATGCAGCCTGGGGAAGAAGTTCCTTTGATGGAAGATGCGGATTCTTCCCCGGTAAGAAGCATTCCAAATTTATTTTTAAAATTAAATCATGGCATTGAAATAAATAACTCCGGTGTTTTTTCTTCATTAAATAGTAATTTAATCACTATACAAAAACGCAAAACTAATAATTTAGTTAGCGTTGGATTAAATAATGCCGACGCGTGGCATACATTTACTATTGATTCTGCATCATTGAATTTTGCTAATGATGGTGATGGACTTTGGGTTAGGTTAAATGATGATTCAACATCTACACCAGTTAGTCTAACTTCTGGAGTTGTAGATATTTACGACGCAGGTTATGCTGAAGATACTTATCAAATTTTACCAGCTTCAAAAAATCCAGTGAGAGATTTACGAAACAAAAATGTTCTTCTTCTTGCAAGAAGAGCTACAGTTAATGGTATAACCAGTCTTCAATTTTTTGACGGTTCTGTTATACAAGTAGAAGGTCTTGCCTTGCAAAGAGATTTGACTAAAATTATTACAGGAGTAACAACTAGTATATCTACAACAACGTCTGTTAATCATGGATTTTTAAGAAATACAACAGACTTTATCTGGAATACTAGAATTACTTCTTCGGGCCAAAATGTGTGGATTGGTGGAACTCAAACTAACACTGGAGTAACTCTTGATTCTACACCAGATGGTTCCCAATCATTGACAGTAATGTTTACAAGGCATTTAAGGTGAGAAAATGAGAATTATAAGCAGGGTAGGAATTGGTAAAAATCCGACTAGTCATCATCTAGATGTCACTGGTTCTGCAAATTTTGATTCTCAAGTATTTTTTCAAAATAACGCATTCTTTAATGCAAATGTAGATTTAGGAAATTCATCAGCCGATCTTATTTCATTTAATGGTCGTAGTTTGACATCGATAGAACCTAATTCTACTTTATCAGTTAATTTAGGATCTTCTTTATTATTTTGGAATAATACATATTCCAAAAATCTTATAATCCAAAATGCCGGCTCAGTCGAATCAGACGGCAATATTCTTAATTTAGGGACTATTTCAGCTTCAACAATAAATATTGGTAAAGTTGGGACAACTGTTAATTTATATGGCACTGTTAATAAAATTCAATCAACCGATACAGAAATTTTTGATAAATTAATCACATTAAATAAAAATGGTTTGATTGCCTCTGCATCTGGTTCTGGTTTTGAAATTGAAGAAAATTCTGCAATTACTGCATATATAAAAATTTCTTCAGATAGAAACGAATGGTTATTTAAATCTCCAAATAAATTAGGTGTTATCTCATTAGAAGCAAGTAGTTCAGCGTTTACGCATAAAATTGTGTCGCAAGCCAGTTCTAATAGAATTTGGACTCTGCCCGATAATACAGATACATTTGTTGGTACAACAAATTCGCAAATAATTAATAATAAAACATTAAACGATACCACTACTACAGGCACATTTGTTACAAATGGAACATTAACAACAAATGGAACGCTAACAACAAATGGCAGCGTTACTATTAATGGTTCAATCACTATTAACGGTACAGCTTCTGGAGTAGGATTTGTACCGCTAGGCGCAGTTATTGCAACCGTGCCTGCGCTAACTGGTGCGTATTCTTGTGTTGCAACTACTGCCGCCGATGTTTTTGGTTATGTGCGGTGCAATGGTCAAGTGATTGCCGATGCAACTAGTCCATTAAACGGAAGAACTATTCCTAATATTAATAATGATGTATTTTTGAAGGGCAATTTAACTTCTAATGCCACAGGTGGTAGCAACACGCACCAACACACGACCCCAAACCATACTCATACATCTCCTGGCCATTATCATTATTATGGTGCGCATTGGTCAAATGACGGTTCTCAATGGGGTCATTATCCATATGGTGATGGGTCGGGTAATACATACCAAGATTATTATGGCTATGGAGCCCGTACTAATGATGCCGGATGGCACTGGCACAATACCGAAAACGTAGCATCTACAGGTTTCCCAGATGGATCTGGTGACCGAACTAGCAATTACTATTACATTCGAGGCGAACGCGATCCACCGTCTTCAAGAGAGTTTGGAATTGATGGCGCTGGTTCGCACTGGCATCATGTAGATTGGCACCGTCACTGGATTCAGCCAAGAACCACTCATGGTGGCGGATTAGATGGGCGTAATGACATGACAACAGGCGGAGCGTCTCCAACGACAAATTCTGCGTCAACAGAACCTAAATATATTACTGCTCTATATATTATGAGGGTAAAATGAGATATATTTTCAAATATAGGAAAAAATGGTTCTGGAAAAAAATGAATGTAATTGGTCATGTATATGAATCAACTCAGGACAAAATGGTTTTATATTTTGAAAATGGCGGAATTCAAGAAATAAGTGAATGGAAAAAATGCGAAATAAAATTAGGGCCGGATTGGGTTTTAGCTAAAAAGAAAATGTTAGAATCTGAATCTGGTATTGATGTTAAACTGAACGTAGAAATGAAAAATTAAATCATTTTTGGAGAGATAAAATGGCAAAAATTAAACTGAAACCAATGGATCACATGTATGATCGTCGCGGTCGTCATTTAATGAATACCATTACTCAAATGCCTACTTTTGTTTCCGAAGATACAGAAGTAGAAATTGATGACGATGTCGCAGAAGCTGTTGTTAAATATATTGAGGAAAATAGAAAAAACGCTAGTTCGTACATCAGACCAATGGAAAGATTAGAAGAACGCAAAATTTCAGCGCCTTCTGATAATTCTGAAGAACAAGTATCTCGAATAAAACCAGCATTGATTTTAGAAGATCCAAAAAAACCAGAAAAATCTTCTTCTCTTGATATTGAACAGCAAAGTTCTTCTATAAAAAATTGAATTTTTAAGTAGGCATAATTATGCATATTGTTTCGCGAGTTGGAATAGGAAAAATACCGCCATCTAGTCCTCTTTATTTGGATGTTGGTGGTGCGGTTAATTTTGATTCTACGCTCAGAGTAATTGGACAAACTACTGTTAATTCATTAATTTCTTCTCAGCTTGCTACCGATTCCCTTGTTTATGAAAGTCGAATAGAAGGTGAAGCTAATGTTTTATTTTCTATTAACAGAGACGGAAAAATAGAATGGGGAAGCGGAGGATTATTTTCTACCGATGTAAATTTATATCGCTCTAATATCAATACATTACAGACAAATGGTTCTTTAATTATTGATCAATCTTTATTTGTCGGTAATCACACAAGTGATACAGCAGTTTTTACTGCTAGAATTGCAAGTAATTTTGACCCTTCTGTAAATGATTCTTTTAGTTTAGGGCAAGATTTATTAAGATGGCAAAATCTTTGGCTCAGTGCAAAATTAACTTCTGTAAATGGATTATTTACAGGTGATTTGCAAGTTGATAATAATACAATTTTAGGAAATTCTAATTCAGATTCTTTAACAGTAAATGCTTTTATTTCTTCAGAATTAACGCCATTTACAGATAATATTCATAATTTAGGATCTTTAAGTAATAGATGGAAATCATTATGGCTAGGTTCTGATTTACAAGTAGATGGAAATACAATCCTTGGTGATTCATCCAGCGATACTGTTGTTTTTAATGCTAGAGGTGCAAGTTCATTTGTTCCTTCAGTTTCTAATTTATTTGATTTAGGATCTTTAAGTAATAGATGGAAATCATTATGGCTAGGTTCTGATTTACAAGTAGATGGAAATACAATCCTTGGTGATTCATCTGGTGATTCTTTAACAGTAAATGCTTTTATTTCTTCAGAATTAACGCCATTTACAGATAATATTCATAATTTAGGATCTTTAAGTAATAGATGGAAATCATTATGGCTAGGTTCTGATTTACAAGTAGATGGAAATACAATCCTTGGTGATAATCCATCTGATACGGTGACGATCAACGCAGGTTTTACTTCTCCTCTTAATCCATCTATTGATAATTTCTATCATTTGGGAACGTTTGATTATAGATGGAAAACAATTAACTTAGGACCTTTCGGCGTTGTTGTTCGAAACGATACAATTGACGATCAAAAAGTTTCTTTATATTTTAATAGTAATATTGCAAATTTAAATAGTTCTGATTCTGTAAATTTAGTCATTTCTACTGGTTTAAATAATGGTGTATTAATTGATACACTAGGACGAATTGGAATTAATTATGCCAATACTTCAATATTATCAAGTAATTTTAATGTAAACGGCACATCAACTTTTGCAGATTTAGCGCAATTTGATCAACCTTCTGGTTATGGATTAAAAGTAAAATCAGTTGCTGGAATTGAAGGATCTGTTGAATCAGCAAATACTGAAAAACAATTAAATATTGGTATTAATGCCGAGACAGAATTTGTAAATCTTGGTACTGGTTCTTTAACAAAAACAATTAATATCGGGACAGGTTCTGGCAAAACTACGATTAATATTGGTGGTCCATCTGACATTATCAACATTAATGGTACTGTTTCAACAACTCAGTCGATTGAGTCTTTTGTTTCCGATAAAACTTTTACATTGAACGTTGGTGGTTTAAATAATACTGCGCAAAATAGCGGGTTAATTGTTGAAGAAGCTAACGCAATATTTTTAGCAATTTCTGATCCAACATGGCAATCTGGAAACACTGTTAGATATTTTGCGGCCGATACCGGAAATATTAAAATCGGTTCTACGGTTTTTATTGATGGATTTTTTTATAGCCAAATGAATGGCCAATTTATAGTTACTGCCCTTTCTGAAGATTTATATTTTGAGGTTCAAAACGAAAATGTAAATAATTCATCATTTGATGAAGTTGCGGCGGGTACATCTACAAATCCTTCTTCAGTAGCAAAAATACTCCTGTCTCCCGATAGAAACGGTTGGATGTTATATTCACCAACAAATTACGCAAATTATTTCAAATTAACAAATTTAGGTGCGGATGCAGAATTAAAAGCCAGTAGTGATGGGTTGGTAATTGTATCTGATGCAGTTTTGCCAGAAATTGCAAATACACCTTTGGGATCTATTTTAAAACCATGGAATGGTTTTTTAAATGAATTAACTGTCTATGAAGACGCAACTATTGGTGTAAATACAACAAATACATTAACAGTAAACTCTCTTTCAGAATTTAACGGACAAATTAATTCTGATTTTGTTCCAGCAATTACAGAAAATTATAACTTAGGATCAAATTTTTTATATTGGCAATCAACTTATACTAAAAATTTATTTGTTGAATCTAATGCACAATTAAATGGAATTATTGTTTTAGGACTTTCTGCCTCAGCTACTATCAATGCTCAAGGTAGATTTATTTCTAATTTGGTTCCTGCCTCTAGTACTTTTGATTTAGGCGAAATTAGCACACCATGGCAAAATGTTTATTCAAATAAAATTATTTTGCAAAATTTAACTCCTGGTTCAATTACTTTTATTAACTCCGCCTATGAAATTGCTCAAAATAATAATAATTTATTTTGGAATAATACCAACAGCCAATTATATATTGGCCAAAATTCTGGCGACTATATTTTAGATATCGCAAGCGCGGGTGCAGATTCAATTAGATTAAGAAATACATCTGATTCTCATTCAATTGCGGTTAGATCTGGAGCAAGTTCAAATAAAATTGAATTTACTTCTCAATTAGAATTTGGCGTAGAAACATATGCAAACGTAGGAAGCGGATCTTCTACACCAGTAATGCAATTAACATCTTCTCAAATTAAATTATTAGGCGCAGTTTCGGTAAATTCTGTTTCAATCGGTGTTTCTGCTTATACCATTCAACCAACAGATGTAATAATTAATGTTGATTCTATGTCTTCTGGTTGCGTTATTACTCTCCCTTCTGCAGTTACTAAACGTCTTTTAGTTATTAAAGATATTGGCAATAATGCCTCTGCGGCTAATCGCACTATTCAAATAACTCCCGCATTAAATGAATATGTTGAATTTAATTCAATTAACATGCCATTATTAATTGAACGCGATGGAGAATCCGTTACATTACAAAGTGATGGCAATAATCGTTGGTATATTATTTAATAAAGGAATTATAAAAATGGCATATTCAGGTACTGAGCGCGGCAAAAAGAAAGCATTTGCATCAATTCGTCTTGTACATCAAGGAGGCGGTTCGGCTCAATTATATAAAGATATTAATTCACCAACATCAGTAACAGTCAGCACTTCTTCTTGGTTAGAATTATTTAATTCTTCCGAAGCTAAAGTTACAATGGTCGAAGTTTTCAGCTCAAGCGGTGAAGTAGAATTATTAGGAACTGGCTCTTCGGGATCAGAGATTGTTTTATTTAGAATTATTCCTGGTGGTGGCGGTTATGGTGTTATCCAAATTGATGCCTCTACTAGGATTTGTTATCGCCCAGAGTCAATTGTTCCTGGCGCAAACAGTGAATTAATTATTAACTTCTTCAACTGATATTGTGATACAATTTAATTGCGGTCACTGGCATAAGCCACTTAATGATTCTGGCCAGCAGTTATATGCTCAAACGTAATTTCTTGCCAGAAATAACGAAAGTAATTACTCATGAGCAGCGCTATTATATTTAATGGCGATTATTTAAAAGCCCTTAAATCCAAGATAAAACTTGGCGAAGCTGCCTATATTGAAACTGGATCTGCAGATCCAACAACTCTTTCTTTAACATCACCAACCGGTTCATTATATTTAAGATCTAATGGAATTTTATATGTAAAATACGCAGCATCGGTTTCTAGCTGGGCTCCCGCGCTATTAACAGGTGTTGGCGGAAGTATAACTAATACCGCTTTAGTTGATGATTCTGTTTATTTTGTTGATAATTTAGATAATACTAAAAAATTATATTTTGAACTATCTGGAATTACAACAAATACTTCCAGAACATTAACAATACCAAATTTGAGCGGAACCCTAACGGTTGGTACTGGTACGGCAAACCATGTTGCCTATTGGAGTGGGATAAATACAATTGCTAGTGAAGCTCAGCTAGCTTCTTCAAGAGGTGGTACTGGAGTCAATAACGCAGGTACTTTTACTTACGGTAGTAATAACATTACGTTAACTACTACAGGCGTTACTAGCATTACATTACCAACTTCTGGTACTCTAGCTACATTAGCTGGTTCTGAAGCCTTAACTAATAAAACAATCGATTCTTCATCAATTGGTGCAACAACAGCAAGTTCTGGTGCATTTACTTTTTTAACAGTAAAAGGTACTGGAGTTGCAGGAACTTCTTATTTTGATTTATTACAAGAGTCTTCTGCACCATCTTCTCCATCAGTAAATTATACAAGATTGTATGCAACTACAAATATTTTAAATTTTAAAAATTCTGCAAACGAAGTATTTGCTATAGATTATACAGCGTTATCTACATCTAGAACCTTAACAGTTCCAGATCGTTCATCTACAATTGCAACATTAGATGGCAATCAAACATTTACTGGAATTTTATCACTCAGTACTTCTAATCTTGTCAGCCTTGCAATTTCCGGTGGTCTACGATTAGGAAACGTTACATCTACAGCTTCCGTAGCTGGCGCTGGAGCTATTAAATATTCAAGTGGCCTTTTATACTATTCTGATGGTACAAATTGGTCTACTCTCAGTACTTATGCTAATAGCATATACCAAAATGCTTCTTTTGCTGCTGCTAATAACACAAAATATTTTGTGGATACAACTGTTTCTGGAGTTACAGCGACTTTACCCGCTGGATTTGCAAACGCAACAATTCAATTTAATGACGTAAAAGAAAAATGGGGATTGAATAATTTTATAATCACCCCCGCCGCAGGCGAAAAGATTGACAATTTAGCTGTTAACGAATCATTAATTATGGACATTAACGGTTCATGGATTCAATTAGCATGGGATACAACTTCTACATCTTGGGTTGTCACAGGCTCTTTAGCTTACGGTACATCTCCTGTCGGAGTAATTGCTCATACTGGTAACGCGTTAAATACAAATTTAATTATTGGTACGAATGACAATTATAAATTTCAGTTTGAAACTAATAATATTATTAGAGCAACAATAGATGAATCTGGTAATTTAGGACTAAACACTACGTCACCGCAAGCATTATTAGATTTAAATGGTGGCTTTAAAGGCGTTTATAACGCATATTCTGCAAATACATTATTAACAAAATCAAATCACTTTGTAATTGCTACGGCTGTAATCACATTAACGCTTCCAACATTGACGGCAAATGATGCTGGATTTACTCTTTATATTAAACGAATCGCATCTGCGGGAATTGTAACGATAAACCCTGGAGCAGGTGTAACTATTGACGGCGCTTCAACTTGGCCGTTAACATCTAACTATGAGTCCATCAAACTTGTTTGGCGCGGCACTTCTGACTGGAGTATCTTCTGATGGCATATATTCCATTTCCAACGGGGACTATATTAACTTTTGGCGGCTCTGTTGCACCAGATGGTTGGTTATTATGTGATGGTTCAACAATTAGTCGATCAACATATGCTCGTTTATTTGCAGTTTTGTCAACAACCTATGGTACTGGTGACGGCTCTACAACTTTTACATTACCAGACTTTAGAGGTGTTTATCCTAGAGGTGCTGGCACCAATGGCACTGCTAACTATGGTGGAGTAACTGGACATACACCAGCAGGTGGTAGTTTAGGTGGTAAAGGCGGGCAAAAGACTGCTAAAAATGGATTGAGCGGCAGTTCTGCAGGCATGAGTGCAAATACAACACATGGACATGGAATTAGTGATCCCGGCCATGGCCATAATCATAGTTACGATAATACTAATGGCTGGGCTGGAGGAACTCCGATTTCAGCAACAGGTGGTGGCACTTCATTCATTCCTGGCACGTTTTCAGATCGTTTTGGTATTGCAGCAAGTGGACTTGTTAGAGGAAGCGGTACTGGCATTTCTGTACATACTTCTGGTTCTATAGACCACTCCCATGGAGTAACAATCGGTGCAGGCGATACCGAAACAACACCAGCATTTCTAACAGTGAATTATATTATCAAACTATGAAAAAACTACTATCTTTAATTAACAATTTAATAGCGAGACTAGTATGATCTTTACTAAAGATACATCGGTTCATTTTCCATTTTATACGATTAAACAAAATATAATAAATGCGGCACTCTAATTATTGATCAGTAAGGGTTTACACAATGGCTTTATGGTCTATTAAAACAGTTCAAGTTCCTGGGTTTGCATCTTTATATGCATCATCTGGGCCAATTACTGTAGAAAATAGACGGCATTATATTCTCGACACCACTGCTGATGGAATTACAGTTAATCTTCCTACAGGAATAGATGGGTTTTCTATACGAATTACAGACGCCAAAGGTACATTTGGAACTAATAACGTAACAGTAATTCCTGCTATTGGCCAAAAAATTAATAATCTTGCAACGAATGAAAGTCTTTTATTAGATGCAAATGAAATGTGGATTGAATTCACATGGAATGCAATTGCAGGTTTTTGGGTTATAAATGCTCCTGGAATTTTAGGGCTACTAAGTAGCTCTTACACTGATTATCCGCACATTATTTCTCCCTCCGCTCCAAGCTCTAGCACTTTGCGTCTATATGCAAAATCCGATAATAAACTTTACACAAAAGATCCAGCCGGTAATGAAAAAAAAGTTGGAGGCGGTTTAGATCATCCAACAACAGGGTCAACTTTTGAAGTTGATTCTTATAGTCTTTTGATGACTGGCACATCAAATACAGGCGTTGGCGTCCAAGCTGGATCATTAATAACTTCTGGCAATGAAAATACTGTACTTGGTTATGCTGCTGGATTAAATATCACCTCTGGTACTTCAAATACTTTGATCGGTTCTGGCTCTGGTAGATTAATTTCTACGACTGGATCAAACGTCGCAATAGGACGAAATACATTTTATTCATACGCGGCAGTTGCCGCTTCTATTGCTATTGGTAGCGGTGCTGGTTTTTATGCTCAAGGCGCAAATCATATTTTAATTGGCGAACTTGCAGATTCTTATACAGACGCGGCATCATATAATAATATTGCAATTGGTAAAAATGCTGGTATTAAAGTAAGTTCTACAGGTGTAAGTGGGACTGTGTGTATTGGTACAGACAGTTCTAGTAATGCCGCTACTGCTACAATTAGCAATCAATTTGTTCTTGGTACTATAAATCATCTTTATAGATTTCCTGGCATTGTTCAAACTTCTTTAGTTCTTGGACCAATAGGAACGTCTGCAGGACAAACTGGCATCCTTCAATTAAGAGAATTAGCAGCAAACGGCACTAATTCAATTGCTTTAAAAGCACCAGATGCAGTTACTTCTGATGTTATTTTTACTCTTCCTGATTCAGCCGGAACAAATGGTCAATTACTGACGACAAATGGGAGTGGAGTTTTAAGCTGGATCACTGTTTCTGCAAACAGCACAATCAATTTAATCACACAGGCTTCTCATGGTTTTACATCTGTAGATGTCGGTAGACCATTATATCTTAATGGCTCTACATATGCATTTGCTAGGTCTGATCTTGAAGCAACAGCCGAAGTAGCTGGTTTAATTGCAAGCATTGTAGATACAAATTCTTTTTATATTCTTTTATCTGGCGAAGTCTCTTCAGTTGGTGCAAATTTAATTGAAGGTGGTGGTTCGTTAACACCTGGCGAAGTTTATTTTTTATCAGCAATAACGGCTGGTAAATTAACTCTTAATCCTCCTACAATTGTCGGACAGATTTCTAAACCAGTTGGTATAGCCAGAACAGCCTCTGCATTTAATTTTTATAATATGCGCGGTTCTGCTGTTGGTGGTTCTAATGTTTACTCTCAAATAAATTTAACTAATAACTCAATCACTACAGTTCAAGATGTTTCTGCGTATACTGCAGGTTCGTTATCTGGCTGGGTTTATATTGATGGTGCAACAGATTATCGGTTTTATATTTCTGTACAATTTTCTAAATTAGGTTCTGGAACAAGTTGGGATAAATCTTACGACACTGTTGGCGATACACCGCCAAGCGGTTTTTCTCTAGATATTACCTCGGCAGGTTTAATTCAAATAACATTTCCCAGTATTTCTGGTTTTGTGTCATCAAACATTACGTTTGGCTTGAATGTTCCATTAGTTGGAGCCACTCTTCCGTTAACTGTTAACAGCAGTAATGTAGTAGCAAATTATAGAGCAATTACTAGCGCATATACAATTACAAGTAATGATTATTATGTGTCTGCAACCGGAGCTTCTGGTTATACAGTAACGTTGCCACCAGCCGCTTCCGTGTCTGGTAAAATGTATGTTATTAAAAGCAGATTAAATGCTGGGCAAATATTGACTATTGATGGCGATGCATCAGAAACAATTGATGGTCAATTAATTGCTACGCTTTATCAAAATGCTTCATTGCATATTTTAAGCAATGGAACATCTTGGGAGATTTTCTAATGAGTTATGTAGGTTTTTGTCCATCAGGAGTTGTGCTGCCATTTGCTGGATCAACTGCGCCAGAAGGCTGGTTATTATGCAATGGTTCTGCAATAAGTCGCACTACATATTCAGCATTATTTACAGCTATAAGCACGACCTATGGTACTGGTGACGGCTCTACAACTTTTACATTACCAGACTTTAGAGGTGTTTATCCTAGAGGTGCTGACACCAATGGCACTGCTAACTATGGTGGTGTAACTGGACATACACCAGCAGGTGGTAGTTTAGGTAGCAAAGGTGGTCAAAAGACTGCTAAAAATGGATTAACAGCAAGTGCGGCTAGC